CTCGTATGTCACGGTCTTTGTGTAGCTCCCACCCGATCGACCTTCGTGTTTGAACACTCTGGTAGTTCCGTCCTTCATCTTCACCGTGATATTGCTCATGCTAGGGTCTCCAAAGCATTAAGCGGATACCAGTGGTTGATCTTGATCTGCTCGTACACCATGTCCGCGACTTCCGAGTGCGAGAAATACTGGTTCTCCAACGGCTTACCCGCCACGACGTAAATCGGGGACTTCATTTTCGTCACCAACCCGGCCTCCAGCTTTTGCTTACGCTGGGCCGTCAACGCCGTGGGCATGATGTTTCGATAAACCTCGAACGCAAAGACCTTGGCCTCGGCCATACTCAGCTTCTGAATGTCCACCACACGATCCACACGCCCTGGCCGATACAACTCCGATGGAATCTGCTCCATGTTGTTGGTGGTCATGACCGTCAGCACCCGCGATCGATGATCGGACAACCACCATAGCAACTGCCCGAGAATCCGCAGCGTCACCCCCGAATCATCCTCATGATGTTGGGTGAAGATCTTCTCCACCTCGTCCACCAACATCACACACGGGCTCTCGCGTTCGATCATCGACAGACTACGGCTGATCCGGCTTTCGCTCTCCCCGATGTACTTGTTCAACGCCGCACCCACGTCCAGTCGAAAAAGCGGGATCTTGTAGTGCTGGGCGATCGCACGGGCGGCCAAGCTCTTGCCCACGCCCGGACTACCGGAGAACAACAGCCCTCGGGGCACGAGCTTCAACGGCGTCTTGGGGTTCAAGAAATACGCGTCATTCAGTCCAAACCACTGGGTTAACTGCGGGGGCGGAATGTAGAAGTCCAAGTCAGTGTCCAGCGGCTGAAGTCCCTGAATCGCACCGCTGACCAACGTGCGTGTACGTCGGACCTCCGCCGGCAACACGGAGTTTGTACGCACCATCGTCAACTGCACGACCTCCTGCGCGGTTTTCAGCGACAGGCCCTTCAGCGCCAGCAACAACGGCGGCAGATCCTGTTCTTTGACAAACGGCTTCAGGTACTCGCGCACCGACAGTTCGGGCGTGGGGAACACCCCGGCGTCGAAGATCAGGCTCGATCGCTTCTCGGGGTTCAACACCACCAACTGCTGTTGATTAACAACCAACAGCTTGTAGTTCTCAACCGTCGCCGATTCGGATTTGTCCGTCCAATAAAGCGCGGTGCCCAACACCGGCTTGAGCTTCCCGGTGTCCGGCCATGGTCTAACGCTCCTGCCGGTCAACACCGCCAGACAATCCGGGAAATTCACTGGATCATCGGTGAACACCCCCACGATCGGGATCTTAGCTAGGAGAGCTTCGTTGAACATCTTCTAGGCTCTTTTTCAAATCCGGCCAGAACATTATCAAATACAGGGCGTGCAAGGGCGTCCACAGGACCAAGAATATGATCGCGGCTAATTTAATAACCTCTCGCGCATTACCAATCATGCCCCAGCCCATGAACACGCACACCCAGGGCAAAAGGCACCAAAGCACTGCCGCGACTTTCACAGATTGTCCAGTCCCATTTCATCCTCACTTCGGTTCGTACTTCTCCAACTCCAGTCGGTCGATCTGTTCAATCAGCCGAAAGTACTTGCGGTTGAACACCGGATCCCGGTCCATACCCAGGCCGTTGATCGAGCACAGGTGCCGCGTGCACATCGGCCGTAGGTGCGGCGGCGCCGTACAGCCTGCCGGACCCATCAACGGCAGCTTCGGATGATCCGTACGCGCCAATTCGATGCCCTCTTCCTGGGCAAACTCGATGGCTATTTCACAGTACTCAGGCGAGCAACAGGACTGTGGAAGCCGGCACTCGGTCCTGCACTTCGGACCCGTGATCTCGTACAGCCGCTGGTACAACGACGGTAGATCATCCATCTGCTTGCCCCGCCAGCTTCTCAGCCAGTCGTACAAACGCGGGTTTACGCAGATAGATTTTTTGGAAACTATCTGTACCGGTCTGCTTCAGATCGTCCTTATGAAGAGCCCACCAACGCAACACCCAGAGTACCAAATCCTGCTCGTTCATCCGACAACTCCTTTGTCGAAACCGCCACCATAACCCAATCCAAGCGGATTGTCAAGCCCTTAGTGTGGGACAGCCGGTGCATTGGGCATATTGGCCTTCAGCGCATCCCATTCGGCCTTGCTTTTCACGTACCACTTCTGCCACAGGTCTATGACTGTCCCACGCTCGGTACACTCGGTGTAGTTGGTGGCGACAATTTGGGCAACGGCAGACGCTGCAACTCCGGCCGGGGCGTCAACATCTCGGGCAGGGCCGGCGGGAACTCCGGCAGAGACCCCGGGACTTTGGAGGGGCAGGTTGAGCAGGCTGACAAATCCAGCAGTAAGAACGCACTGAGCATCAGCCTTGGCCGTAACATATTTCGGTACCTCCTTGATGATCGTCTGCACCTGTTGTTTACGTGCTTTTTCTGTCTCCAATGCCGTTTGTAGTTCTGCCAGCGCCAGTTTATGATCCGCCTGCATTTGCGAGATCTTCTGATCTCTATCCTGTTCGGCCGCCGCGAGCCGCTGTTCGTAGTCCTTGATCTTAATCTGCCAGATCTTGTGCTCTTGATGCCCGCCGTACCAATAGCAGCCGAACAAACACCCGATCGCCAGTACATACAGCCAGATCACACTCAGGATCTTCTCGATGGCCGTTGCCAATGGACTACCCAGCCCAAGCTTCAACAGCAACGCCAGCAACATCAGCCCCTCCGAAACAACGCCTGTTCCTCCCGACGTTTCTTCAACATCGTAGAACTTGGTCTACCACAAACCAAACACCACTTACTGAATTCCGCTGCCGCGATTTGAAAGTTCCGATGATTTAAATGATAAACCAACCGGCTATCCACAAGCCCGGTCTCCGGGCCTTGCACACGATGGTGCAGCACGTCCTCCGCCCAACTGATTACCGCCTGCTCTTGACTCGGCGACAGCCGAACCTGAAGAACAGCCACCAGTTCAATCGGCAGTTCAGAAACTGCAATCAATTGCCAGCCGGTTTCTCCGCTGCCTTAGCCGCAGCGGCTTTGCGCGCACTGGGACCAATGGTTATCACCTGTTCTTTACCCTGTACTTCAGCCGCCGTAAGATCCGGCGAGCCACCGTTGCCAGCGGCTGAAACCATGGGCTCTACCACCGGGGTCTCAGGCACCAACATCACCACAAAATACTTCAACCGCTGCATGGTGTTCGCCGTATCCCCATCGACGGTCACCGTCAACCGCGTATGCGGTTGTAGTCCTTCGCCGGTCATCACCTGTTCACCGGAGACGAACTCAACCCGCGCACTACGAACTCCGGTTTTTACATCAAAGTGGTTTGTGCACCCGGCCCAATGTAATTGGGTCTGCATCGTCTTTACTCCTTGAAAAACGGTTGGTATTTCGTGGGTCTGACAAGGAGGATATTATGCACGTACCGGCGGTTGATGTCGAAAAAACTTTGTCCGTACCCACTAACCACAGTATGGGCTTTAAGGCTCGTACGCTCGACCTGCCCGAACCACCGCCCTGGATCACAGTCAGGTGTGGCCGCACAGACCCTCCTGTCCGATAATACTCCGCCCAAGCCGCCATTATACGCAGCGAACACAAAGGCCAAATGGTCAACATCAGTAGCTGCCCCTTGAATCAGATTGTACAACTGTCGGTCCTTCAACACCAGCCCCCGCAGTTGCATGCGCGGATCGTACCGATCATCCCATTGCCAGTTCTTGAGCGATTGATCAAGTTTTTGCTCTTCATTAAACGTATTAAATCTGTCAGTAACTGTAACCTGCCCAAGACCAAACCCGTACTCCCTACTGGTCTTCAACTCTGTGTGGGGATTCCAACAGCCCTTGGAGGTCAGCGAAATACAGGTTTCTTGCTCAACTTGAGCCGCAAGCGTAGGCGTTGGATGATCTGGCCACCGCTGATGCTGTTCGTCCACCAACAACGGCAGGTACTCTTTGGCGTTAACCGGCACCTGCCCATGGGCCTTATGGTAGGCCGTGGCCAATAGCAGCCCCAGCACCACAAAACACCAAACAATGAACCAAATCAATTCCCTCAACGTTAGATCCTCAACATATTGCCCATGACCATAACGAACGCCGAGAGCACAACGCACATACCGAGCACCACCAATCCCGCGCCAGCGGGGCTCTTCATCGCCTCCTGGGCAAACACATGCATCGACAGCGGGTGAAAGAACAGCCGGCGAATGATGTGACTCAACGCCGCAATGAAGAACACGCCGCCGGTAAACAGGCCCCAGGGTGCGAACGCCGGTTCGCCTACGATCTTTGCCAACGGCGTGCTTATCACCACCAGCAGTCCGCCGATCATCATCAACGCCAAGACCAACCAAAAGTCTCTCAAGATCATTTTCCAAAAATTTCCGTGCATGATCGTCACCCATAGGAATCTACTACCGGTTGAACTACCGCGCACAACTTAACCCGGCACACTACCGCAAACACACGGTGTTTGATCGTCCGAACTCAGGAAATAAATACCCGTAAAACTCCGTCTGAGTATGCGCTGAATACCGTACCGAAGCTAACCGTTGGGTACCCAAAAACAAGTGTCGGGCTATACCCTGTGAGCGTCAGATCCTTGAACTGAGGTCCTTCTATAAACCCCAACACAATTGTTGGGCTTTCTCCAAATACTTGAATACCCCCAACTAAGCTCGGGATCAACAGATCAAGTACGGGCGACGCACCTACACAGATGATCCGTTCTTCAAGAACTGGAATCACCGTCCCAAAGCCAACGGTCGGCGCCCAACCAACGACCGACAGCACATCCACTGCCACGGGCTCAAGCACACCCCGCACTACCGTGGGTGATTGCCCGGTTAACGTAATACCACCAACAACCGGCGTAAGCTCAAACCCCACACTAGCCGTTGGTGCATAACCAGTAAAATCAAGTGCTCCTGGACGTGTTGGGGCCTCAATCACAAACGTCGGTGCATGGCCTGCAAATGCCAATACCGCTGAAGCCACTGACAGCCCGAGATCCAGCATCGGTGCTTGCCCAACAACCGACAGCACGTCCGTTGGTAGTTGCTCACCAAGGTCAACACGCGGCGCCCACCCCTGCAATTGCAAAGCCACAGGTTGAATCAAATACTGCGTGGACAATAACGGACCATAACCAACGACCTTGAGTTGATAAACCGTCGTTGGTAATCCAAGATCCAACGTCAACGGATAGCCGGTGATCGTCAGTACATCAACCCCCGGCTGTTCGGTCACGGCCACTACCGGTGCATAGCCAACGGCGCTCAACACCGCTGAATCCGGCGTTAACACCGCCTCAGCCGATGTCAAGGGGGCATAGCCGATCAAACTCAGGTCAACAGCAGCTACTGCTACACCCAGATCTATCGTCGGTGCCCACCCAGAGATCGACAGCACGTCCGTCGGCGGCTGTTCGGACAACCCAACTTCCGGTGCATAGCCCGTAAACTGCACAACCGCTGACAGCGGTTGCTGCTGGAAATCGATTGCCGGGAACGGCGCGTAGTTCGTGAACACCACGCTACCCGTACCAGATGCATAGACGGTCAACAACGTCGGTATTTGGCCAGCAAACGACAGTGCATCCGCTGCCGGAACTTCCACCGCACCCAATGACGTAGACGGTGTTTGGCCCGTCAACAGCACACTACCGACCGTCGGAACCACGACCGTCCCAAGGCGCAGGGTCGGGCTACGACCAACGATCGACACGCCCCCTACGGCAGGCGCTAGGTCATACCCGATCGACGTTCCTGGGGACCATCCTGCAAGCGCCAACGGCACTGTAGACGGGTAGGCACCCAGATCAAACGCCGGTCCATAACCGCTCGTGCTGATTGCCCTTGTAGCCGGTGTTCGTACGGTGCCAATGCTTGTCGTCGGTGCGTAGCCCGTCAGCCCTAATGTCGCTTGAGCCGTAGCACGCACAGACCCAACGACCACCACTGGAACGTACGTGCTGAACGTCGCTGTGCCAACCCCAGGTACAGCCACCATGCCGTACACGATCGTCGGAGTACGGCCCACCAACTGCAACTGCGCTTGCGCTGGTTGTACGTACTGTGCGTACAACGCACTCAGAGCATAACCACTGAAATTCAGTGCGGCCGTTCCTGGGGTCTCACCAAAACTTCCACCCACAAACTGACCAACGATAAACAAACTGGCGGTCGCCGGATTGACTATGTAGTTCGTCAACAACGACGGTGCGTAACCAGTCAATCCCAATGATCCAACCGCCGGCAACACCGACTGCCCAAAGGCCATACTCGGGCCATAGCCCGTTAATGCCATAGCGCCAGCAGCCGGCGTCAGCACGTACCCAATCGACATCGCTGGGGAGAGACCTACGATGGCAATCGCGTCCGTCGTTGGGCCGTACACAAAACCCATGGACGAACTAGGCGCGTACGTGCTGAAACCCAGCGCCTTGGTGGACGGTCCAACTACATAACCTATTGATGCCGACGGTCCATAGCCTGCAAAAGCCGCTACACCAACGCCTTCCGGCACCCGTAGATCAAACGTCGGGCCAAGCCCGGTGATCAACAAACTCGCTTGACCAGGATAAAAGTCCAGTCCTTGAACGGCAATTGATTGCCAGCCGATGATCGCCAGACTTCCGGCTGCCGGTGTGAAATTCAATCCATACGATGCAAAAGCAGCGTATTCACTAAAATTCAACGCCCCTGCACCTGGATTGAGCACATAGCCGATGCTGATCGACAGCCCTTGCCCAGCCAGCGACAGCCCACCAACTTGTGGGCTAACAACTACACCAAGACTGGCAAACGATGCATAACCAACTAAATTCAACGTACCAGTGCTGGTGGGGATCGTCTGACCAAACGTCGGACCGTAACCAACGCCAACGATCGTGCCCGTCGATGGGAACACCACAGTCCCAAGAACAACCGTTGGCGCCTGTCCAATGACCGACAGTGCTCCAACAGCAGGCGCAATGACATATCCAATAGACGTGCTTGGTGCGTACCCAACAAGCGCCAGGGCACCCGCACCTTCAAATTCAATGTAACCAACAACTTCATTCGGCGCATACCCACTAAAATTCAGTGCTCCTGCACCTGGATACGCATTTACACCTAAACTAGCAAACGGTGCATAACCTGCAAAACCTAGTACACCCGTATTAGTGGAAATCGCCAGTCCAAACGTCGGAACTTGCCCAGTGCTAGTGATCACCCCCGCCAATGGACGTACAACAATCCCGAGCACCAACGTCGGAGCATATCCAACAAGCGCCAACCCCCCAACACCAGATATAACCACATCCCCAATCGTCAAACTGGGAACGTAGCCAGTCAGTGTCAAAACCCCTGCACCCTCGAACTCAATGTACCCCAGTACTTCATTCGGACTGTAACCGGTGAAACTCAAAGTTCCTACACCTGGATTAACAACCGTGCCCAAGACAACCGTGGGTGTGTAGGTGCTGAAAGCCAACGTACCAGCGCCTTCAACCTCAACGTATCCCGTCACCTCATTCGGTGCGTAGCCAACGACCGACAACGCACCAACACCAGGATTTACCACCGTGCCAATACTGATCGTCGGTGCATAGGTCGTGATCGCCAATGCACCCGTACTGGCCGTGATCGGGAACCCAGTGCTCGCCGTGGGTGCCCACCCGGCCATCAGGATCGACCCAGGCTGCATCGCGTAGGTCACCCCTATGGTGGGTGCCCACCCGGTAACGATCGTTGATCCTGGGCCGGTCTGAGCCGTCTGGCTGACCGATAATGAGGGGCTGTACCCGGTGAACACCAGCGCCCCAGCGGCCTCGATCTCCACGTAACCCAACACCTCATTCGGTGCGTAGCCCGTGAAGTTCAGTACCCCAACACCAAGGCGCGTAATGTACCCAATACTGGCCGTCGGTATATAACCGATGAACGCCAGTGCCCCGACCAACGGATATGCGGCCGTACCCTGGACTACCGTCGGGACATAGCCAGCTAAGACCGCACTATCCGTGGCCGGAGCAAACGCTTGATCAAATTTTGGTGCGTAGGTCGTGAGCACCAACGCTGCGGAAGGAAAACCAAAGGCAACCCCTATCTGCCCGGACTCAAATTGTGAAGTGGGATCAGTCCACGTGGCACTAACGGTACCAGCCGTAGGTTGATTCTTGGACTCAACCGCACTAACGGACGGTATATCTGAACCAAGACGAACGAATCCAGTTCCAGCAAGTGGCGGAGCGGCATTCCACCCTGTAACAAACCCAAGAACTACATCGCCGTTAAAAACAGTGGTCCATGCACCACTGCTGAGTGCATCGGTCGTAGTAGCCGTGCTTATTTGGATCTGTGCTGAACCGTTGTCAAAAACAGCGGGTACAACTTCCAAGCCCCAAACAACCGCCCCTTGACTATGACCAGTCTGCGAGAACGTTAACGTCAGCGTGTGCGCCCCTGCCGCTGCATTCAACAAGTAAAAAGATTGAACCCATCCAATGGTTGCATCGTGAGCCGAGGGGCCAGCGGTAAACGACGAAGCAGAAACCGAGTCCGAAACCGACGCTATATTCCCTTGATCAGCCGGTGTATTAAGGTCGTAATAAGAAAGAAAAACAACAATTTCATCACCAGCATTAGAAACAGTAAAGGATAAACCGAGGCTATCTACTGTCGAACTGGTGTTGGAATACAACAACGTTGTTTGTACAACGTGAGGAAAAGCCCCAATACCCGGCTGTACAACCGTACCTAAAACCGCTGTAGGAACATAGCCAGTCAACGCCAAGACATTGGCACCTGGACTACTGACATACCCAGTACTTTCCGTTGGTGCATAACCAACGAACGCCAATGCAGTTGTTCCAAGACCTACGCCAATGGAAACCGTTGGCGCATAGCCGGTGAACACCAGGGCATCGACACCAGCGGTAACAAAAACCTGACCTGTTCCGCTCGATACAGGTATTGTGGAAATCGATTGAGCGCTGACTGGGCCTTGTAGCCGGCTCTTAATGCCGTACCAAGTAACGGCGGCCGTAGGTGCATAGCCGGTGAACGTCAGTGCGTCAACACCAGGGCTACCAACGGCCGGAACATTCACCGTCGGCGCATAGCCGACGCTAACAACCGAACCTGAACCAACCGGGAATAGCTGCGCTATTGATGGCAGCGTTGATATAGGCTGCTCGGAAAAAGACTCAAACCCGAGCATTTTAAAGCTACCAAACTATGATCAAACCAAGCAAAGACATTGCTTTATGCAAAGGCGCGGGGGGCGGTGGTGGTGCCGGGAGCACGGGCGACGGGCAGGGCCGTGGAATCGGCGGAGGGCGAAATAGCGGCTTCATCAAGTTTACCAAGAAATGATGATTACAAGACCATCACCGCCGTCACCGCCACGGCCAGCGGTACCACCCGTGAACATCGCGCCCCCACCTCCGCCGCCACATCCATAACCACCTTTACCCCCACGACCCCCAGTACCAGCACCAGTTGGGCCTGAACCACCCGCACCTGAACCGCCGAAGAACATGAACAATTCGCGCAACACCTGACCGCCATCAGATCCAGCCGATCCAGCAGCGCTGCCGCTTGCGCCGGGACCACCCGGTATACCTACGATGTCCGTATTCGCAACCTGTGTAACCGATCCACCCGACCCACCTGTGCCGGCAGTGGCAATCGCCCCACCTCCACCACCGCCGGTCACTACGATGCCAGTATTAGTCAGCGCCACAGGCGTGCCAGAACTCGCGCTGGTTGCCGTACCGCCCGCGCCGCCTGCCTGACCCGCAAGAAACGTAGTCGCCGAAAAACTGTAGAAGCCACCGAAACCTGATGCGCCGGCTGTACCAGCAGCCGCCGCGCCGCTTGCCGCGCCCACCGCGCCACCTCCGCCACCATTGGCCAAGGCCACCATAAAACCGCTGGCCAAATTGGTAGGCACTACCGACACGAACGTTGTGATCGCGGTTGCACCACCTGCACCGCTTGCACCACCCAAGGCACCATAGCCCACGCTCACATAGAGCACACTGGGCAACAGCAAGCACGGGATCAACACTTGACTTTGACCACCAGATCCACCACCGCCACCACCACCAGCCGCAGACGCGGCGCCCACGAAACCACCACCGCCACCACCACCCGGACCCAGGCAGATTACATGGCACATCACTGTGCCACGGCGCCGCTTCCACGTGGAAAATCCGATCGCGGCGGCCGTCGAATTGGCCGTGAAAACCTGCACGTCGGCATGCGTGGACTCCGGCAAGTGCAAAAAATCTAGCATAACTCAATACTTTCCGGCCACTGGAGTAATCACCCAACCAGCGGCAACCGTTGTTCCAAGTCCAACGTAGATCGTGAATCCCGCGTTCAACGCTATGTTCAACGGGTAATCAATATCCGAGCCTGTTACCCCCGTAGCACTTGAGGTCGTAGCCGGCAGACCGATCTCACCATAAAACGTGTTATTCGCGGCTGTAGTGTGAGTCGATCCGTTGTTGATAAAAATACGCGCAACGGACGCCACGTTAGTACCGGCGGCCTTGAACCTCAATCGTTGAATGAACCCCCCATTGGTGGCGTCGGCGGTGAACACCAACGAATTATTTGCCCCAGCGCCAGTAAAATCATTAGCAGCGGACGTAATTGGCTGATTCATGCCGGTGCCGGCGTTGTTAGAAACATCCGCTACGCGTGAAAAGATCGGGTCGGTGTTACCCGGCATATACGCCCCCTATGGTAAAAAAAAGCTGCGGGCTGCTAGATACTGGAAGCCCACAAGCGAATTGGTAAGTGTGTCCGCAACGGCCGAACAAAAAACGATCTTCGTGCCCGCAGAAAAGTTGACCAACGCCCCGGCATTACTACTGGAATACACCTTGTCCCGCGTCAACGACGTTGTGCCATTGAACGTCCCAAAACCAACCTCCCAATTACTCACACCGTCGTCTATACAGTAGCTCACACGCAACGACGATGCACCAAAAGCCGTGGCAAAAGATTGAAAATCAGCTACTGCCCCCAATAACGTGATAGTGCCGGTACCAGTCGTGGTCGTTGTTTCCTTGATCCGATCATCCATGTACGGCATCGGTCAAGTCCTAACGCCGACGCTCAGCAGTGATCGTACCGTAGGCCGATAGCGTGCTAACTGTGAAATTAGCCAACGCCACTAAATAGATGGTCGTGGCCGTTGTAATGTTAACCCTCACTGGACCTCCGGCCATGGCGATCACATTGGCCCCTGGTACATTAGCCGCCTCCGCAACACTAACCGCTGGATCTGTACCAATCCCACCACCCCCGGCTTGCCCCAATAGAGTATTAGTGGTCGTACCCAAACCACAGGCCAAGGTCGTAATACTGGTAGTGGCTGCGGGTATAAAATCCCCCACCCAATTCACCCACCAATCACCGGCTGTAAGTGCAATCGAAGTTACGGTCTTGCCCGTAGCCGTTGTCAACGCCACCGCAGAGCCACTGGCCACCGTAGCGGTAATGACTTCACCAACCTGCCCCGCCGCTACACTGTCACCTGCGGTTGTACCGTAGAACTTACCCTGACCCGTGCCATCCGCCAGATTAATCGTGCCCGATGTGAGCGACGCCGCTGGCAGCGTCTGCACGTAGTACGGAATAGTTGAGGTCGCAAAGTGCGTCTCGCCCCCACTCGATGTCCCCAACCACACTTGATAACTGGCAGCCCCCAACACCGGATTCCACTGCCATGCAATGGTAGAAGTTGAACCAGTGGTCACAACCTGGGCCGATTCAGCACTAGCGACCGTCAAACCCCCCACAGAATCAACGGCCACGATCTTACAATAGTTGTTACCCGCCGCAACCGTTCCCCCGCCCGCCGCATTGGGCGTGCCCACAGGTGTACCTGTGCTTGAAATCGCCAACTTGCTGCTCAACACACTGCCGTTGACCGTCAAACTACCAAGAGTGGCCGCACCAGTCTGCAAGTTCATCGAGTACAACGGTGTGGTAGAAAAATTCGGCGCTGCATTAGCTCCTACAGCCGGCGCCGAATAAATGCTCCACAACGAATTACCATTGACCGTCGGCAGACCCTCGGTAAACACGATCAACGTGCAGGTACCACTGTCATCGGTGTTTGAAAAGTTACCGGTCAAAGCGTTGATCGCCGTATTGTGCGACCAGTACTTCATTACATAATCGCCAACCAGCGTATAAAGATTGCCGCTGCTCAACGCCCCATGCGAACCCTCGCGCAAGAGCGATATATCTTGGCTGACGACCACTTGATCGCCCGCGACCTTATTAAAGATGGTCATGTGTGTACCCAATCACCAAAAAGATAGAGCAGACCACCATTCATAGTGAACTGCCCCCAAATCACCTGCTGGTAATTCGCAGGGATCACCATGATCTCCCCGGTATCCAGACTCTCTTTTTCAAGCGGCCAAGTAAGAGCCATCGCCGAAACCGTGACAAACACCACGGAAGTCGCGCCCGCAAAGTTCACCAGCGCATTGGAATTACTACTATCCAGCACAAGATCACGTGATAACGTGGCCCCGGACAACGTGTACGTGCCCAGCCCGACTTCCCAAGCGTTGTTCGTGGAATCAACGATCGTGTACGGCACGTTCGGCGTACTAGCCGCCGTGTACACGGTCGAAAACGGAAGAAAATTAGCTACCGCACCTAGAAGCGTCGCCGGACCCGTACCGGCAACCGTCGTTGTTTCCTGAATCCGATCATTGAGCAACATGGCCGTTGGCAATCAATTGCAAAATCGGGAGGACTGGCGATCCTCCCGTGCCCGACACAGCCAAAGATCACGCCAGCGTGAACACACCAGAGGCGTTGAACTGCACGGTCAACGTATTGCCCGTGGCGATCGTGAACTGCGCGGTTGACAGCTTTGACCAACAAATGCACTTGCCGGCCGACACTCCGATCACCGCGAACTTCACGTTGTTCAACGGGCTGCCGTTGGCGGTGAAGATCAGATTGGCGAACGACCACTTCATCTGCTTGGCCGACGCCCCGGTGGTCCAGATCTGGGACGCCAGTGCTCGACCACCGGCAACATACCCACCCCGGGCACTGATCTCACCCGTGACCGACGCAAAAGTCGAGAGCGTGAACGTACTGGCGTTCGACGCGCTGGTTGTGAGCTTCATCTTGCACGCGGTCGTGCCCAACACCACCGTGCCATTACCGATGTACTTCTTCGCCTTGTTGTAGATACTGAATGCTGATGCGGCCATGTCGGGTCCTCAAGTAAGTTGAAACGAGTGCTCCATCGATGCTCCGGTGTTGATGATCTGCGCGATGAGCCCATCGCCGTAGACCGCCAATTCCATTTCACTCCCCAACAACGACACCAAGCCCATGAACTCCTGAGCCTGCGTCACCTGCCAGGGCGTGCACTCAAACGTCCGACCTCCACAGGAAACCGGTAACACCAGTTCACCGTCGTTCTCAGTCTGGGCATACGCATGATGAACTCCGGCGTTCATGCACGAATCAAATCCATACACATGGATCTTGCTGAAGCCCAACATCCGCAACAATGGTATCGCCCGGGTGACTACCGTGCAACCACCGGGAATTGGAAAGAACAGCCCGTTGTTCAACTCCCGTGCCAGCTTCTCACCGTCCTTGTTAATCCCCGAATGCCACAACCACGTACGATCCCGTGGCAAACAGGCCATGACCTTAGGCGACACCTGACTGGCCATCAAGTACTTGCAGTCTGGAAGCATGACCCGCACAAACCTGTCCATGAACTCCCGGCCATCGACCATGATCAACGCACTGGGCGTAATCTGATGTTCAATCGCCCAGTTGTACGTGCCGTTGACCGTGATCACACACGGTGCGCGCTTCCTATGCGCTCGAATGTCGTCCACAAAGTCGTTCAAACTCGGTCCACCGGCTAACAGCACGATCTCCAGTTCTTGAGCTTCATGTGGTTGAATCTGCGGCCAACCGGCCTTCAGGTTCTCAATCACATTGGCATTCAACTGCTGTTCACCGGCATTGGGCTCACCGGCCATCACCACCTGCTTGGTCGTTGCCCAGGCCGTGCCGTAGACCACACAATGGCCTTCAAAATTCTGACTGTAATGCACGTGCATACCGTGCTGTTGGAGCTTCGCCAACCACCATGCAAAAGGCTGGACCGTCAAATGCAAGGTCTCGCCAATCAACGCCCCAAGACGATCCGGCTCAGTTGAAATCTGAAACCACACGTGCTGACTGCTGGTCAAGATGTTATGCAGCACTAAATCCACTTGTTCCGGTGGAATGTGCTCCAGTACATCCGTGCAGAAACCGTAGACGGACGTGATATCCAACGGCTGCGTCAGATCATGCTGCTTGAACCCAATACGCGTAGGCTGGGTCTCGGTGTACGCAAACACCTCGGGGTCCAAGCAATTGCTTGCAAAGTCCACCATGGTCACACGGAGCTTGGCCATCAACGCCAGTGTGAACGCCGCTCGACCTGTGCCGGCCCCGTAGTCGATCAACGTAGCATCGGACATCGGGCGAGCTTGCGACAGAAAGTACATCACCGCCTGTTCGCCCGGACTGTTCTCCCGGTACTGCGGGTGCTCCCAGATCTTCTCGTACTTCTCACGCTCAGTCAGTTTTTCGGTCAACACCGGCACATCATGGACCTCCATGTCAAACGGCCAAAGGCGCTGAACAGTCATTTCTGACCAGCACAAAATGGACGAACTACGTCATAAATGTGCCGAACGTCGTTGCCATTAGCCGCCGCATACAGCCCGTTGTTGAACCGACTGATGTCCCAGCCCTTGATCGCCGCCCAGATGGCGTCAAACAACGGATCGCCCGCCAGCATTTCCGGCGTTGGGCCTGGATAATCCAACGGCTCGGCCGTACCAATGGCCACCGTCGGTGCATGTCCTTGCATCGTCCCTTGAACGGTCATCGCTACTCCTTAGTGAAACACCAAAACCAACGTCAGGCGCTTGATCACCACACACGCCGCAACGTTGAACCCAAACACATCACCCGCCGCAATTACAGTTTGCCAACCACTCAAGATGTTGGCACTAGCAATCTGCCCATCCAACAACGCGGGTCCCGATAAACCACTGATTAAATTCGCGGCGGTGGGTACCTGCGCATGGGCTTTCCACACATCGAGGGAAATACTACCCACTTCATCGGCCACCATGTACCAACCAATGAGCGTGCCACTGACGGACACCGGTTTGTACGCCTGAAGGGGTCCTGGAGGAATGACCTGCCCGCCACCGTCGATGGTGACCGTGATCTCAACCGTGCCCCCAAAAGGACCCACAGGCCCTTGTGGACCTACAGGTCCTAAACCACCCTCCAACACCACCTGCTCATCGGGCTTTGTGGTGATCACCACCTGGAGGTCTTGCCTACCCGGCGCAACCACCTGTTCATTGTCCAACACCACCACCGTAAATTCGTCGCTCATGTGGTGGTCACGTCCTTGATCACCTGCACAGACCCCGCCAACAACGGTGTCAGGACCCCAGTTGGGCTTACCATGTCAAGATCGTACACACCGTTCATCCACATAAGCGCGGCTGTATCAGCGGGTAAGATCGTCAACGTGATGGTCAACGCCGTCGGATCAATTACAATTCGGCCATTGGTCGTGTCCAACCGCAGTAATTCCAGACCATCAATCTGATCTTTGATCGACATCTTCGCCGTATACCCAGTCAACGGCACGGGCGTCAGGTACTGCAAATACCCGCCCGATTGATAGGGCGTAAATCCAGCGGCATTCACGTCGTTCAACGTCACAGTATTAGCATCAACAACCGTAACCTGATGATAGTCCTTGTTCTTCGGCGGAACGTTCTCGGCGTTGATCTCCACCATACCCAGCACCGACACCACAGCCGCCCGCCAGCCGTTCACCAACCCATGCCCAACGGCGGTGATACGTGCTGGGGCCGCTTGAGCAACGCCGGTAATCGCCGCATACACGTACGGCATGTTCTCCCACCGAAGGACCATGTTGAACGTCGCCCCTCGGTAGATCATCAAGTCCCGCTGACCGGGCATACTAGATGAACCTCGTCGGCCGATAGGTCACGATCACCCGTGCGCCAGCGGGGGTCACACCCGACACCACCGCTTGAAAGAACGGGTAGGCATCCACCTCCTGGGAAATACTCTGTGCATGAGCCGTGCCTGATAATGCAAATGCACTGAGCGTTGGGTGATTGAACATGTTCTGACCATCCAATGACACCTGAATCTGTACGTTCGCAGCAACAGTACCCGTGCCATCGACCGTCGCTTGATACTCAACTTTTGCATGCCCTTGGTCCGTCCACATGGCGCTCGTACCTACGGCCTGCGCGGCGTTGAACACCGTGATGAAATTCGCGGCCGTTGCCGCATCGCTCACCCCAACATTGAACTGCGCGCCTGTTGCGCCGCTGGCCACCGCCGTGTACACCACGCCGTTGACCGACAGCGTATCCGTGGCCACCACACCACTGAACGTAAAGTTCGGCCAGTAGGTGTTGATCACATCCAGATTCGCCCGCGTGGAATTCACTGCCGTAATATGGGCATTGCCTACCAACGTGGCAAACGGGACTGGCGTACCCTGCGCATTGTTCTGAATGTTGATCACGTTCGTACTAACGCCCAACACCGCTACAAGCAGTGGATTCGCGCTATCGAAGATCCGCATGGGCACTCCCTTTGGCAATCAATTGCACCGCTCAACCGATTGTACGTCCTGGTGGTCTTCCGATCTACGGCAAAAATGGTCCAGATGGCGTAAAGTTAACCCCCGGTGTATACCGAGCTATTGTACTGATCCTAAACTCATCAATATACCCCGGCCATTGACTAGTACTATCACCCCCTCTACCGATTTGCAAGTAACTACTGCTAGCCCCAACCGAACCAGAAAAAGTTTGAGTACCAACACTAACACCGTCCAAAAACAATCCCCATGAACCCCCCTTTCGTACTAACGCTACATGTTGCCAACTATTAGTAGCTACTGTGCCAGCTTGAATATCAATGTTCCATCCCCCACTATGTTCAGCCAAAATTTCAAGATTAGAACCATTTGTTAAAATCACGAATCCGTGGATTGGATCCGGACCCACTACGGTGCCGCAAACCGCCTGTGCGCCACTCAGACTCGTTGGATAAATCCAACACTCAACCGTGAAGTCGCTTGTGCCAAACGCAAACGGTGTACTTGATGTTTGGATCCACCCATCATTAGGAAACAGCGAAGATGAACCAAACTTGGCTTGTGCAGTTGATAATGAAGGAGAACCACTAGCAACTACCCAACTACTTCCGTACTCATCAGTAAAAGTTGTAGAACCATTAGTTCCCTCAAAATGCATTAACAACAAATTATTAAAAGCAGGCGTTTGCTCACTCATTGACAACGAACCTGCCGGGATACTCGCATCCGTATCACCCCCCGGTGCAAATGGTTGCCCTGGTGGCGTGAAGTTTGCGGTGTACGCGGCTGTGCCGTTCAGTATCCGGACTTCATCAATGTACCCATCAAGGTACGAACCGGGTCCACTGTTCCAAGCAGCACCAATGATTTGATCGCTTCCATCGTCGTGGACCGTAAACGAAGCTGTTGTTTGCCCAACATTCACACCATCCTGGTAAATAGTCCAGGTATTACCGTACCGAACAAACGCCAAATGCGTCCACGTATTAAGCGAAACCACACTACTACCGGTTAACGTAACCCCCCAGGATCCAGAACTACTGGCCACAATAAAGAACGGGTTGCCGTTTGTAAAAACGACACAGTTAGCCCCACTAAAGGACACATTACTTGCCTGTTTATCAAACAACCCTGCTTGACCAGAGGTATACGAGTTCAAATACACCCAGCACTCGTACGTAAAGTCATTTGCACCCGGAGTCAAAAGTGAACTTGAGGGGGAAGTTATAAAACCGCCGGCAGACAACCCAAGCGAAGAAGGACCAAACTTAGCTTGGGTCGTAGAGAGCGCCGCGCTGTTATGCACGGTCCACGAACTTCCGCCTTGATCAACGATCGATGTACTACCGTTTGCGCCGTCAAAATGCAGTAGTACTTGCGGTTGCACCAACGGTTGGCCAACGATCGACAACGATCCAGCCCCTGGTTGCACAACAACCCCACTAGAGGCAATCATCACCGTCGGTGCATAACCGGTGATGAACAGTGCATCCACACCCGGCCCAGCCGGTACAATTGGAGCGTAGGTTGTAACCGCCAAATTCCCTGACGGAATAACGTGACTAAACAACGTCAACGGCGCGTGCCCAGTCAACCCCAGAGACCCAACACCCGGAGTCGTCAACAACGTGTTCACCACCGTCGGTGCATAACCCGCCAGCACCATTGACCCAGTTCCCGGCTGTGGAACCGTCGGAACAAACGGAATCGGGGCATAACCAGTAAACTGTATCGATCCGGTTCCCGGTACATAGTACAAAGGGGTGATCGACAGCGGCGGCCAACCGGTCAACACCAAATTCGCGCTCAACAACAACGCGTAATTCGGTGCCAATGTCTGTACGACGTTAAACGTGTACGCGTATGGCTGCCAGCACAGGATCCCACCGCGCACGGACTCAAGCTCGACCCGCACTGGATAATTACCATTGGGTAACGGCACAAGCTGACTGGTGGTGGTCAACCCCGGGTAATTCGCTATCTGCGTGTTGCTGGCCGACAGGTACACCCGTAGGTTGTACGTAACCCCCGCCTCCGGCCCAATATTCCCCTGCGTGGTGTCAATCGGCGCAGCCAGTTGTTGCGTGCGATCACGGTGCGCCCAACTGACGGTCATGTTCAGACCCGTAGGCGTTTCGGTCGCCGGAAACCCCACACCGTCGATCCTGAAATTCCCCGGCGGATACGGCCGGATCTGCCGTTCATTGAACGTGATCGAGTGCTCAGTCGCGGCCGACAGATCGAGCGTACCCCTGGACGTGACCTCCAACAGCTTGACATGCAGATTCTGGCCAAGCGCATATTCAGTAGTGTCCAGCGTCTGCCAGCCATCAACGAACATGATCAAGGCATTGGCCAGATGCTGCTGCGGAATGGTGTCCAGACATCCACGACCAAGGCCCAACGTTCCGGATACCGGATCCAATGAATTGACGACCACCACCTCGTCGTCGATCGCCGCGTACGTGCCGATCACCACGTTCGTCAGGTCAATACCGTTGGTCAACGTCGCAACGGTATCCAGATAGCCCATAGACGCACTTATCAACGCCGACGGACAAACCGGAGTCGATCCATGCTGAGCGTACGTCCTCCCACCATCGACGCTGACCAACGCCCGGACGCTCAGTACATCACCAGCACTGACCGATCCTGCGGTTACCAACAGATCGTCCGCTGCCGCCAGCGTGTTGTACGCGGTCATGCTACCGCCGAAAATACTACGGACCACCGTGTAAAACGGCATAGCCTGCACGTACTGCGCCGGCAGATTGATCGGCGGGCTATACGGGCTCGTCCATTGGGTGGTCTGTGGTGCCTGATACGACACGGCCGGTAGTGCAAACACGTCCTCAATGCAATCTAGTACGATCTTGCCGTCTTCCAGCAGTCCAAAGTCGATGTTCACCGGCCGCATCACCAGATTCAATAGTCCAAGGTCCGGCCAATTCAGTACAAACGGCTGACTGACGGTCAACACCCAGGCCGTGCGGTTACACTCCAGCTTGCACTTGAACAACGCGCTGCCCAGTTCATGCAGATCCCGTTGAGCCACGCGCAATGCCAGTGTTTGATTGCTGATGCCCTGCCGATCCAGTGCTTTTTCATTCACCAGTCCATTAGCGGCCTCCAACGCCGCAATATTCTGAATCGTGATCGGCGTTGGCTGATGCGTGCCGCGATCCAAGTACGTGACCGTCACCTGATTCGTAAGCTCAACCGTCAACGGCCGAGTGGCGTTGGTCATGCTGATGATGTTCGTCGGATCCAACACCGGCAGCGTGCTGATCACATAGTCATTGCGAACCAGTTTGATCGTCCACAGGCTCGTCTGTTGATGGACAAACACACTACCATCCGCGTGCTCCATCACCTGATTGATGAAATCATCAATGGAATTCGATTGGTCCCACAACAACGACAGCCCAAGTCCTTCGTTGAACAACGTCTGTGCAGCGGCGGTGAAGCTCGCCATATCCAACTGCGTCTGGCTATAGCCCTTACCCCATGCACCGTTGGTCAAACACTCGTAGATGATATGCGCGGGGTTCATATCACCTGAACCCGGAGGCACCTCCGCCTGTGCGTCATTCCACTGGGCAGTACCGTCTTGCGCCTTGTGAATGCGCGTGCACTCAATGGCCAAGGTCTTGATGTACGGATTGAACGCCGCAAAGAAACAGCGCTTCATCACCACACCGCTAACCCCACGATACGCCGGTTGCAGAGCCTTTTGGATCACCCACGCCCCACCATTCCAGGTGTAGAACGTACTGGTGGGCACGACCTCAAACGTCACGCCCACCACCGCCGGAAGACCCGAGTACTCCCAAATACCATTAGTCTGGCCCGTAGGTACTCCAGGCCCACCGGTCGGCCCGCCAGCGGAATTCCAAGTGGCTATCTGATTGTCCCTGCCCAACCAACCCCCAGAAGCCGGGGGCAAAATCAAATACACCGCGCCATTGACCGCACTAGTGGGCGTCGCGTTGGTATTCCAATTACCATCCCAAGGCGGCGATTGAAGCGCGCCTGAACCCAGGTACGTACCAGCCGGACTACCGACCAAACCGATGATCTTTGACGTGAGATAGGCGTTCGGACCTTGTGCGGGCTCGCCCATCATTACGTCAAAGAACCCCATCACCCCACCCTCGCGCTGGACTCCCCCATAGGCACCAGGGGCGTTGATGAAGTTGTCAACGCTGCTTGCGCGAATCGGACCGGGTGTGTAGTACCCGTTGTTGTTGAAACTCAGTACTCCATGGGCGGGGTTCAAAACCGGAGTTTCTGGACTATCGGGCAAATAATTCGGCCAGATGATCGTATTGTTGTCCGGCTGACGAAAGTGGTTCACAGAGTCAACAGGACCGTGGCACAACACCAAGTGCGTGCCCAGGTAGTAGCGATAGCCGATGATCGGCGTGCTACTCTTGCCCATGCCGCTGTTTTACTTTGGCAATCAATTGCAGGGCCATCGCATCGTCAGACTGCACGAACACCTGTTCGTCCAACCCATTACGACAAAAATCACGGAAATCAAGATTCCGTTGAGCAAACCACTGCCGAACCCCGGGCACACAGTACCCAAACTCCGCCATGTGGTTGATCGTGATCTTCACTTGCCGCCGCTGCTGGCGTAGATCGGGGTGGTCCCCAGATCTCCATACCACACGCAATTCGGTTGCAGTAGCTCGCGCGTACCAAACAACACCGGAATACACGCGGTGTTGTCTATGGTTATCACTCCCGTGGGAGTCTGCGGTACGGCATTACGAACCTTTGGCGCAAGCATCTTGGCGAAAAAGTACATGATGATCATCACCGCGATGTAATAGTACATACAACCTCCTTAATACGGACTGCTGGTAAACGGATTCTGCGTCGGTTTATACGGAAATCCACCGTAGTTATCGATGTTCCCGAACTTGGTATTGCACGCCGACATGGTGCGATCACACCCTGGGCTGATGGTGAACGCCGCGTTCTGCGCCAGTCCTTGGATAGCCGACTCAATAACAATCGTGCTTCCTAAATGCCCCAAAACCACACGATAAGCGCTCTGCCCTCCGATCTGCGTGATGAACTTCCCGCCCACCCACCAACCAACGCCCGTGCCGTTGAAATTGTCGGGCTTGGATCCAAAGGTCGCGCTGGTCAACAACGTGCCACTGGCGCTCAACAACACACCCGCAAGCTGAAACGCCGGTTCAGAGGCATTACACCCGACCTTGTACAGTACGTGCGGGCATCCAGGTTGATACCGTCGGCGGGCACCCGGAAACTGAAGTTGACTGAACGCCAGTTCACAGTCGATCCTGCTGTTGCTGCTGTCGGTCATCATCACCTGAATAACCCGACCCTGCCAGTACGTAATGAACTCCGTATCCAGGTTGTGGTAGCGAAAAATCCTGATCGCCAATATCCCGTCCAACGAATACTGAAGGTACCGTGTGACCACCGGCAGATCGCGCGCACACTCAATCGACAGCCTGAGCTTCCCGGCGTCCGGTGACTGCACGATGTTCCCGCGCTTCAACGGATAAGGCGAAAACACGTTCCCCAAGTACGTAATGGGCGAAAAACCAGAGGTAAATCTCCAATACTGTGAACCAGCCTGAAACTCGTACAGTTCAATCGGCGCACCGGTCTCCTGCCCAAGCTCGCGTACACCGTAGGTCATCCGTTCGTCCCCGTAAACGGCAACGATGACCTGACAATGTTGTCGGTCTCCCAGTAAAGCTCAGCAGAATCCGCGCCCAACCGCAGTTTCTCCAGCCAACAGGCAATACGAATGCTCGCCACAGAAATCAACGTGCCAAAGCTCCCACCCAAGTTCATGGCCTCGACCTCGGGATTGGTCGTGGCCTGAATACTGGTGACCGTTTGAAAATGCCAGACACCATCAACCGTGAGAATGGCAATCGCTCCTCGACCGGCCAGTCCAGACTCCAGAACCGAAAACTCCTGAGACAGGACGCTGATGTTTGCACTGGCGCTCGTGATATCCTGCTGGACTTCAAACGACCGCTCGTACACCGGCATCCAAAAGCTGTTCAACTGTCCTTGCTTGGCATGCAACCACGCCCTAAACGCCCAGATCTCTGCACGACTACCCCACAAAAACTCGTGCGTGCGCGTAATGAACGGCCTAGCCGGTGCATCATCCACCTCCTGTATGCCAATGTCGTAATCAAGCATCACCGCTTTTCGTTCGTACGTCACCGGCAGGTCCGGCGACCGATCGGGCACGAACAAGCACACGGGGATACCTTGGAACATCGTGCTATCGTCCACGGCCACGACGTTCGATTGATCTTGAAGCTGAAACTGCAACGGGTACATCGCCAACTGCGCAGTGGGCTTCGTCCCCTGGGTCGATAACTGCAATCGCGCTTGATGAGCCGGCACGACAAACGCCCCCGGGCTCCAGGTGTTTTGCGTACCTTGGGTCAACGTCACACCATCGGATGCAATCGACTGCACTTGCGCGGCCTCTAAATGCCGTGCGTCAGTACCGATGATCACCGTGTTTCCGACTATAAAATCATAGTACTGAGTCTTGCATGGAACGACCGTTGATCCAGCAGCCAGCACGGCCGTAAGAAACTGTCGATCAGACCATACGGGTACACTGTAAATTCTTGATTGCCAACCGGCGACCAATGAATCAAATATTCCATACTCATTCTCATAGGCGTTGATCGTGAACTCAAACCATCGTCGCGGAATCTGCCGTAGGGCCATCCGCTGCTCAACCCCGGCCCGACTGAACAGCACATCGGTCTTCCACTCCAGCCGCTCTTTGAACCCCTGATCCCAATTCGGCCGTAAACCAAACAGCACACTACGTGTGCCGGTGATCAACGCACTACCAACCGCCAGATTACTAAAGCTGAATGTGTACGTGGCGTTGACCGACACCGGGCCAACCGGCTGCACGCCTACGCTGTACACCAAGGTCCCCAACGGCCCAACAACCTGCGGAGCAGCAGGACCTGTGAGGTTGATGCCAGCGGTGTTTCCACTACTGACAATCGAGTTTAAGGTGTTACTGACGAAAAACGCGTTCCAAACCTCGATCGTACGCGTTAGCTGATTGAGAATCGCCCCTAACGCCAGAATCTGCGGCGTTACATGGATATGGAAGTAATAGTCATAGAAATACGCACCAGCAACATTTCCGCTGGCTGATCTCGTGACCTCCGTCTGCGAGCGATAGCTACGGCCACCGACGTAGTACGTTGGGGTATACAGGCTGGCCGGAACCCACGGCGGGTTCGGCATGATCGCCGACGTGAGGCTTGACAGGGGCGTGGCAAGTACACTGCCAGCTACATTCCCGGTGCTCATGCTCTACGGATTGCCAGACCTTCATCCTGACTCGACCGAGTGGTCAACAACTTGCTGATCAACGGAAACACCTGCCAGTTGTCCGTTCCAATGGTAATGATGTCCTCTGAGTTGTAATTGTGAATATTCACCGACCGACAGTCCTTGACCTCGCCCACGGGCGTCCATAACCCAGTCGGTCGCAGTACGAACATCGGGAGATTAGCAAACACCGCTTCCTGATTGAACGCATTCGGACTTCTATCGGTGATCTTCCGCCCGTCTCCCCGCACAATCGAATACGCAGGCAGATAAATCGACCCCCCATGAAGGGGTGGACCCAAGCTCCACCATGTATGGCCATCCACCTGAGCACCCACAAACCCAGAGTACGTGCCCCAGTTACTGCCGCCGTAATCATACGGCGCAATGTAGTTACCGCTGTCTCGTTGCCCATAGTCGTACGTGTTGATACCGTTGTCCCAATAACTCCTGGTTCCCCATTGCCCTCCGGTGTACGTCCCGTACTTTGCCAGCGTCCCAAAATGCAAATGCGTGTACACGCCGGTCGCCACACGAATCACGATGTACAAGTCCGTGGCATTCGGTGCAAACAACCAATAGGCCAATACCGGACCATTGGCACTGAACGTCGCCTGCGTACCAACGCCTATGTCCGATTGATTAGGTTGAGCGTTTAGCGCCACGGTATTGGTGTACGACACACTGCCTGCAACGTACAACAACATCGCATCACACCAGATTTCAAAGTACCCGGCCGCACCATCGGTGACCGCTATACCGTGCTTGCCAACACCCCCAGGACCATCGGCGTACGTGTTTAGCACCGTCCAACCATTGGCCGACAAAAACGTGTTGATGGCGTCAACCAACCCGGAAATGTTTGCCGCACTATTGGTCGTATAGGGCATGACTCAAGCCAGCAGCATCGCCGCGTAATCGTAGACGTTCGAACGAAAAATGTTAGGGAACACCAAATACGTGCTTCCACCAACGGTTATCGTGTTCTCCGCGCTGTTGTTGAAGTTCGTCACGTGATAAATGCCATCGAACACGCCCATGACATTCCCACTGGGACTAACGCTGATCAACTGCGCGGGTGTTAGCGTGTACGTGCCGTCGATGTTCTCCCTGATCGACTGTGCCCACTTACTGATCCACGGGTATACGGATCTACCGCTATCGTTGTACCCAATGTCCGATTGATTCTGGGTAAGCACATTTCCAACGGTCAACCACGTACCATCCGGCCAATACACGTAGGAATTACTAAGGCCACCGCCATCCCAACCGGGGTTGAACATCGCTCGATGAAGCTGCCCGCTGTTCGAATACCGCGTCGCAAAATTCGGGTACGTCCCAGCGATCATGATCGGATACGGCGCTTGACCGGGCGTCCCGTACGGCAAATACGCACCAAGGTACATCGATTCATAGTTGGTCCCGATCTTGGCCACCAGCGCAAGACGACGACCATTGGCAACCATCCAATACGGAATCGTGCCGTTCCACGCCAACATCGCGGGCTCAGCCGATTTCCCCGGTTGATTACCCCAAGGCATGGCCGAATTCCAGCCCGTGGCACCTGCCAACGCCAGATTGTAAGAGTCTTCCGAGATGCTGCCGAAACCAGAGATGCCAAGGTAAAACGTGTCAGTGCCGGCCAATCCAGGAGCCTTGAACCACGCCTCAGCGGTACGACTAAAGCCATTACCATCCGGCCCGTACGGACTGACCGCCCCCGTTGAATCATAGCGATTGACCGTCCATGCTTGCCCAGCGGCCACCAACGCCGTGTCACCCGACACGAACGTCACGATCTTCGACAACAGGTCCAGGTAATTAGTGGCGGTCCCCGCTTGATACGAAATTCTCGTCTCCTCGCTCTAATCCACGTTGATACCTATTGGGCTTCGTCCACCAACCCCAAGACGTATACCGCCAGCCTCGCAACAGCAAGCACACGATCTCAATTGGGTTTATAGACGGCCTAACAAACGCCCTGGCACATCGACCACTGCGCATGTGCCACGGGCTCACGGCAATCAATTGCCGCTAGCTTGCTGGCGGTGGTGCTTCCGGTGTCGGCGGTTTTTTCGGATGCGTCTTGTCGTACTGCTTCTTACCAAAGTACGCTGCCGCAAGAGCAGCCACACCCAATGCCACTCTCAACGCGATCTTGGCCCACATGATGTACCTCCTTTACCCCGTTGCCAGCAATTGCTGGACCGACCCGGCATTACGCCGAATGAAATTCAACATCACCTGTTCACCATCGCTCGACTGCATGTAGTCCTTGGCCATTTTTGGATCAATGACGTTCACAATCCGATGAGTAACGTGAACCTGCGGAGCAGGCATTGCCGCATGCCCCCCGGCAACCGCACCACCTGCGGCCATTTTCCGCGCCCCACCAAACCCAATGTTCAACCGCCCGTCGTTCATCGCGTGCAACAGCGGTTCATACCTCTTAGTGGCGTCGGCGTTCATGATGAACTCACCGTGGCTGGCCATGATCGGCACGCTATCAGACGTACCAGTACCCGGGCCAACAATCGGCCCGCCTTCAGCCAGATGCCGAAGCAACCCAAACGGCGTGATCTTCCCCCCACGGGCTGCCAACACTGTAGCACCAGCTACCAGATCCCCTGCACCGGCTGATCCAGCCCCTGCTGCGCCAGCACCCGCTGCACCAGCGCCTGCACCTCCGCCAAACAACCCACTGAACAACCCCAACAACCCACTACCACCACCGGCAGCCCCACCACTGGTACTGCCGATCATCGAAGTAATGGCCGTTACCAAATCGTTGAACAACGTCGATAGCTTGTCGCCCAAACCAGAAAGTGCCTCGGACAACGACGACGTTTGTTTCTCGCTCGTGGACTCCAGCTTGTCCGCCAGCTTCGTAGTCGCATCCGCCGCACCCGCGACTTTGGGCACGCCCATAACCACCTCCAGCGGATCTCCCGGTGCACCCGTGGGCTTCTTACCCCCACCGCCCAACAGACCTCCAACGAACCCAAAGATCCCTCCACCTGCTGGTTCTCCGCCTTTAGTCCCCCCACCGGCTAAGGCATTGGTAATGCTCTCAGCAAACCCCGTAGTGGCTTTGTGCGTGATGGTAGCTACCAGCGCCCGTCCGAAGTCCTTCCACGCTTGCGTTGCGTGCTCCGTGCGCTCGATGATCTTGTCCAACGTGCCCGTCAAATTATCACTAAAGCTCTTGGCAATCTCTTCCCCTGCGGTCTTGATCTGCTGTTGCAGCCCAAGAATCGCCGCCCGGGTTTTCAGCATCTCCACCTCCGTGTCCTTGGCGGCCTTGACCCCGGCCGCGCCCTCTGCCACATAGTGCTGTCGCAGATTCTCCAATTCCTGAAGATGTTGTTGCTCAAGGACTATCCGTCGTTCTAGAATCGCGTTGTTCGCCTCTTGAGCACCCAAGCTGGTCAACTGGAAGGTCTTCTGCGCCAACGCCACTTCCGCAGTCTGAAGATCCAGCACCGCCGTTTGCACGTTCTTGTACTGCTCCCACCGGGCAGTCAGCGTCTCGATCCCCGCCTGTTGACGATCGTACGCCTCATTGAGAGCATTTGCGGCCTTCAAACGCTCGTTATCCCCCGCCTCTTCATTCAGCTTCTCGTACTTGGCACGGATTTGTTCGAGCCGTGCTCCAAGATCCGTCGTGTCCTTGAGCGCCAGTTTATTCCGCTCCTCACTGGCTTTACGCTCAAGATCACGGATCTTCGTTTGTCCGGTCTCCACGAGCTTAACCTCATCATCATTGGCCTTTGCCCGCGCCAGTTTGTCCTTGGCCAGCAACGCCTGCCGTTGAGTCTGAAACTCCGTAATCCGTGCATCGGCTGTTGCGCCGCCCTTGAACGCCGGAGACGCACGATATGCCGCCTCTTCAGCATCGATCTTATTCCGTTGAGCACGGTTAACCGCCAACTCTGCATCTAACCCGGCCTTTACCGCCGCCAGTCGATGCTGATAAAAATTCTCAACGGCGATCAACCCACGGGCCATCAGAAACTCATCATCCGCCTGAGCACGAGCGGCCATCCGCTTTTCTTCCGCCAATGCTGCTTCAGCGATTTTCAATCGATTATCGGCTATGGCCTTGGCATTTGCCGCGTCTCTAGCCGCTTCTTCTGCTAGTTCTTCATCGGTTTTCTCTCGTTTAGGCTGTTGTACAGTGGGAACAAACCGCCCATGAGCTTCGCCCCCATAGGGCTCAACCGGTCCTGCTGGGGTTTCGGCCGTTAATTTAGCCCCACGATACCGAGCACCGGTTTTTCGTTCTGCCTCTTCTTTTTTCTTCTGTAGTCGATCAAGCTCATCCCCCACTTCCTTTACAAACGCCTTGAGCGGGGCCGTACTACGGGTGGCCACGGCCTCCCATAATGACCGAAATCCATCGACCACCAGTTTAAGCCGTGTAACCACCGTATCCCACAGCCAATCACCGAACTCAACAAACGCCGTACCCAGGGCTTTGATCGCCGCTTGAACAACGGAACTTCGGTTATACAGTTCGATCAGCCCAGTGATCACCAACGCCGCAACGGTCACCCAACCACCCAGGGCCACGAACAACGTTCTGACCGTGAACGTCAAGCCCGCCAACGCGGCCCTAACCGGCCCACCGGCCAACAACCCCATTTGAACCACGTACTTCAAGGCCGTACCAAAGGTCGCTATGCCGGCTGCACCAGCACCAGCGGTTGCGACCTTCAAGAACCACCCGGCTAAATCAAAGGCTATCAAAATGCCTACGAACTCGGCCAGTACCTTAATCGCATCCTTGTGCGCGGTCACGAACTTAATGGCCCCGGCAATGGCCTCGCCCAGGCTCCTCATGGCCTCACCCAGGGTCTTGGACACCGAGGTACCTTTACCCAGGGACTCAACAAATTCCTTCATGGCCTCAACAATGGCCGTCAAACCCGCGATCACACCCCCAAATACCGTCTCCGTGCCTTCACCCAGACTTTCCTTGAACTCCTTCCACACCACGCCCAGGTGCTTCAACCGCCCCTCTGCGGTATCCGCACCTTCCTTGATCGCGGTTTCCGGCACACGCTCGTTGATCCGTCGAACAATCGCTCCCGCTGTGATCTCCGGTCGTTCACTCGCGGAAATGAAACTTGAGCCCGACGCCGCCAACCGACGCTGGGCCTCCACGTGCAACGCCTGTGTGGCATCGAACTTCCCAAGGATCTGGAATTGTCGGGTCAACAACCGCGTCTGACCCGTGGCCACAGCCCGGGCCAAGACCGTAAACACCTCGTCCACTGAGCGACCGGATTCCAGCGCCAGTTTACGTGCCGCCGCACCAATTTCTGAAATTTTCTCCGGCGACAGTTGATTGGCGATCAGCGTCCCAACGTTCTTGGCCGCCACGCCCTTGGTGATGTCGAACTCCTGGAGGTCCTTCACCAGCTTGGTCATCTGCTCCGAGGTATAACCAGCGGCTTCTCCAATGTTCTTCATGCCCACGACCATGACTTCGATCGCCGCTTGTTCTTCTGCAAACTCACGAAAGAGCCGTACGGCCTCCAACGCCAGAAAGCTCTTGACCAATAACAACGCGCCTTCTCGTAACTCGTTGAACTTACTCAACAGCGTGTCCGCATGCTCGCCCGTTTCCTCCAGATGCTGGCCTACCGCATGAGCGTGCTCCCCGACCTCACCCAAACCCTCGGCGGATTTACCGACCTTCCCAAGCTGACCACTCAATTCTGTAAACCGTGCAGCCAGTTCATCCAACGCCTCTTTGGCGTTGGACACGACCTTCAGGATGATCTGCAATTCCGCTTGTTCAGTCGCCATCCTCTTCCCCGTGCAAGAACTTGAGCCACTGATCCTTATCCGCGCCAAAGGCCACGCGCATTGCCACCGCCGTGTTTTGTACGTCCACGGTCTTTCGATCGTTCACCAACGACACCACGGTATCAAGTTTCCTGGGCGTCCAGGATAGGACCTCCGTTTCACGATGTCCAGACGAGATTACTAGCTCGTAGTCTGCGGCAAGTTTTGTGGCGAGTTGTTGGCCTGCACGTTCGTACCGTTGCTCAGGGGTGCTGGCGTGATTGTTGATTCGTCCACGTTCTTGCGCAGCAGCCCCATCACCTCGGACAACAACTCGCCGACCCTTTTTGGGTCCGGGCACGTCAGCTTGAACACCTCGGCCATGGCAATCAATTGCACGCCCATCGGCAGGGTCCCAAAGCTCTGACCGTCCTCAAGCTCGATGTTCGTACACGCCTTCTGCAATATCGCGGCCACAAATTCCGGGGCCGTGGCCAAGATCCCCCCAAATTGTTGAACCGGGGTTTTACCCGCTTGAATAGCCGACCACGCGGTGACAAACAGATCTCGGTTTTCCAACAACAGAGGAATCACCTCCTGTAGTTGTAGTCCCCGGACTTCCATCTTGGGTCTCGTCGGATCGTCGGACAACGCAACCTGCGCCGTCAAGTCGATCAAGTTCGCCAGCTTGTACTTGATGACCATCGTTCACTCCGTTGAAAAAAAGAGGGGCCTTTACAGCCCCTTGATTGTACCACCTGCCATCTCTACAACATCAATGCAGGGCCTTGATGGTAAAGAACTGGCTGCCCACGGGCTTCGTAGCGTCGGCCAGCGCAATACCCTCCAGCGCAAACTCACTGAAGGTGTCGCTGATCAAGTCCAGTTCCTTGAGTGGATCGGTTGAGAACCGGAATACATCGACCACCACCGGCTGATTGGACTCGGCGGTGTTCAGGCCCTCAAACCGCAACCACACCTCGGTAATCGGCTGCGTCAGGCTGTTGGTCAGGTACTGCGCGGTGTAGCTGTACGCGGCATTGAGCGTTGCCACCGCCGGCATACCTGCCCACGTAGCAAACGCCCCGGCCGACGGCACGGTGATGGTATCGCCGGTCGTCACGATCGCCACGGTGAAACTACCACTGCTACTAGCGGTCACTATCGCCGATATGCCGTTCAACGCACTGGCGTTCGTGCCGGTAAACCCACCAAACAGCACCTGTGTGCCAATCGGCGGTTGAGCACCGGCTGCGCATGTGAACACCGTGGTTGCGCCGATGGTCACGGCCGACACATTGCCCGGCAGATTCACCGCCGCAACACCCGTTGCCCCAGGGTTATTGAACGTCACCGACCCCGCGTCGTAGTTGACTTGATAATCGTACGCCGCAGTGGGTGTTGAGTACTCGGTCAACGTCGCCGGTACACCCGTGGTAACCACGATCGACGATGGCTGAATGTGCGCCAAACTGCTGACCAACCCAGGCCACGCCGGAACTTGCTCGGCCGTCACCGACCCTGCGGCGATCGGCACATAGTCACCACGCAGAGCCCGTGATAGGTTGTTGGCAATCCAGTTCTGAATGTTGGCCGTAACCGTGGGCTTGGTCTCGGTGTTCAGCCGTTTGTCGATCGCCCGCTGACCGCTGTACGACTCCTTGTGATCAAGCACGGTCACCGCCGGGCTGATCTTCAGCGACGAACAATTACCCACGGGCGTGAACCCCAGGGCATTGCCATTGGCGTCCCGCAGAGCAAACAACACCTGTCCTTGACCACTGAAATAGTGGTTGACAGGGTTCCAGTGAAAACTCGTGGTCATGTTTTAGCTCCTCAGGTTATCAGGCTTGACCGACCACGCGGGACTTCTTGTACCACCATAACAACAAGGTGTTGCCGGTGGTACTGCTGGTACTCTGAATACCGTGCGACGCAGCGGTCAACGTCCCACTGCCGCTCACGGCCTCGCGCGTGCCATTGCCGCTGGTCAACACAATGGCATTGGCCGCTGCACCCGTGAACGTCGCGGTGACCGTCACAACCGCCGTAGCGTTGCCCGCTTGAGTGTTCGTGATGTTAAACAGGATTTCACCGTTCGGGCCAACCGGCAATCCGTTGTTGGCCGACACCCGTGCTTCGTCATTCGCCTCGATCTGATGTGCAAGAACCGTCGCCGCAGCGGCGTCGTTACTGACCGCCAGAATAGCGTTGGCCGCACCTTGCAAATACCCGAGGTTCATCAGATCCTGCGCGGTCACCGTGCCGCCCACAAACTGGTTCTTAGTCAACGGACTGCCACTGGCAACGGCCGTGAACGTCTGACCATCGACCGTCACTGTGTCGTTGACCGCCGCACTGGCCAACGTGATCGTGCCGTAGGCATTGCCCGCCGCACCACCGGTCAACGTCGCGCCCGAACGCGTGGCATGGCTGTTCGACAAACTAACGTCCAGCGTAATGCTGTTACCGGCCGTACCCTCTGCCCGAGCAACAACCGTCACCACCGCACCAGCGGCGGTTGTGGCGTACAACGTACTGGAATCATTGCCGCTGATGGCCAACGCCAAACTGGCTGCGGCCATCGGTAGTTGACCAGCGGCCACCAACGCCGCTGCCTGGGCATAACCAAATCCCAGTGCCTGCATGGCCACAATCTGATCGGCCGTGCGCGACAGCGCGGCAATCGCCACACCGTCGATGAACGTCCCAACGCCGACCAACGGGTTGGTGTTACTCGGTACACCCGCCACCGCCGTATAGGACTTGCCGTTGACCTTCACTACATCGCCGGCCACCAATCCGGTGGTCAACGTGATCGTCCCCTGCGCCTGATCACTGACGATGGAAATCGTGCTCGTGATGTCCGACGGCACACCGGACGTGAACTCCAGGCACTTGAGGATCGTGTCTTGAATATCAATGCCTTCCGGCACAGAAATCGTTGTATTTGCACCTGCGCCAGTTAGCGGCCCGCTCACCGTCAATCCTTGCAGTTCTGCAAGGATCTTCGGAAGGCGCGTGTTCAGCCGTTCTCCGCCGTATCCCAGTGAGCCGACAATTTCAAGCATGGTCTGATCTCCAATGACCAAGACGGAAGCCCGTCTTTAGGCCCAGCCAGTGTAGTACCGCCACCGGCACCTAACAACCTAGTTGGAGGGCCTTGGAGGATTTGGCGCAAGTTGTACGGGCGTACTCCAACGCTGCACCCAGAACACCACGCCATCATGTTGGGCGGCTGCGGCCTCAACCACAAACCGCCAGAAGTGCCCCGTAGGACTACGGATGGTCATGATCGAATTCCGAACTTGATCCAACAACGCAATGGACGTGATCTTCGTTTGTTCATTCGCCACAATGGCAATCCCACGGTTGATCACCACCACGGTGAACACCATGTCCGCCGACAACCCGAATTTCGCGGTCTCACCCTGGGACTCTCGGGACTTCATGCCGTCGTAAATAATACCCGCCGCCGGAAGGGCGATGATGCCCTTCATCTGGGTCATCAAATCATCTTCATCGGTCACAAACAGCACCTTGTCCTTCAACAACGGCACGGTCTGCAAAATGACCTTCAGGGCCTCCACACACTCGGTTACCAACGTCTCGGGTTTCATTGAACTCTCAGCGCCTCCACCACCCGATGGATCAACAGATCCTGCACAACCTGGATATCGGGTTTACTAAAGCCCAGGAACTCCCGAACCGGCAACTTAATGGTCCCAAACTGATGGAACTTTCCATACGGTACGTCCGTTCCAATACCTCGACTATCCGCCCCTACTTGGAACACCTGAAGCGAGTGAAAGAGCTTACCACTGGCAAACAACGGCGTTGACTTATCGCCATACAGTTTCTCCTTGACCTGTTCTCGGGCAGGAGTGATCGGTGCAAACGCCTGACCTTGAGTATCAACCGCCCGGAGAAACCTGAACATGATGTTGTGCAACAACAGCGACGCACTTTGATCCAACAGCGTTTGAACATCCAACGCCGTGGTCAACGCCAGCAGCTTATGCTGAAGCTGTTGCTGGCCCTCAACCCGGGTCGCCAGCAACGTCATGTGTTGGTGTACAACGGCCGAAAAGTCAGGCCCTTACGACGGTTGTACGGCGCGATGATCGACATCGCATGATCACCCGCACGTTTGTACAACGCCGATGCCGTCTGTTGACGATTGGTCGTCTGCGAAACATCCAGGACAACCCCCACGTAGGAAATGATTGCCTCCTCCGTCCAATCCGGGAGCGGGTCCTTTGGCTTGTCCTCAAGATCATCAATATCCGTTTCTTTAAAGCCCGTGGTGCACTGTACATGGATATGACGCTCGCCGTACCCCCCGTATTGTGAAGACTGACTGTTGGCCCAGTCGAAACCAATGACCTTCGGCACACTGCTAACCTGCCCAGCGTCGATGTACAACAGCCCCCGCACGTAATCCAATCGGTAATCCGAGGAGGGCACCGGTTGTTCATTGGGCATGCGCCAATCGGTGTCCCACCCCACGGTCAACGGCTGGTCCCGGCGTACAAACCCCGAAGGAATTTCCAGCCGATATTGACCGTTCGGTCGTAGGCCAGAAAACGCCTCACTGTCCAAGTAGTACACGCAATCCCAGGTTTGAAGATCAAACCGACTGTCAAGGATCGACGCAATGTGCAACTGCGCACCGCTGATGGCCGATAACAGTACGTCGTCCACGCCCTTCAACTCAGGATTGACCTGGAGTCGAACCAACACCCGCTTGGGATGAACGTAGATCTTCTGATAGGCCATCAGCGTCTCAGACGGTCACACCCTCACCCGGTTCATCGGTGTTCACCTGTTGAAGGATGTCCGCGATCTCCGCATCGGATCCAATGTCTATCCGCTTTGGCGCCTCTGATAGCATCTCATCGTCGGCAATGCGCTCGACCTTGGCCGTCGTGCTGTCCGTGACCTTCTTGATCCCCAACTCCGGCACCGATGCTGCGGACTTGGGTTTATACCGCCGCCACACCGGACGACCACTTGAATTGTCAACCTCCTCCAACAAAATCGCTGCTTGAACCTCGGTAAATCGATACGCCTGCTCAGCCACGTACAACCTGCCGCCACGATGATAGCGCTTGTACGTCACCAACTCAAGATCAATGGTTTTCGCTGGTGATTCACCTTTGACCGCTGGTTTTGAGTCTGGTTTTACCTCAGTTTGTACGCCCATCAGCAGCACTCCTCAACCGGGTTAAACGTCGGAGTATATGCCGCTGGCAATCAATTGCAAGTCCCCGTCAAAAACAAGGCCCACCTTGAACGGGTGGGCCAAAGGGCAACCACTAGCAAAAACGAGGGGAGGAGTGGAGGACTAGCGGCTGCCTTGAAGGCCAGTGTACTTGGTGACGGCGTTGACTTCTTCGATATTGAACGCCACCCGACAGGTCAGCACCACGATGAACACCCGGGCACGAATGTCCTTCGTGTACTCGATCATGATGTTCCGCTGGATACCGAAGATGAAGTTCATTGGGTCCGAAAACAGCCCTTGATCACCCGGCATCAGCGCCACGGGCGTGCAGCGGCTGCCGAAGATGTACACCGGCAACACCCCCTGCACCTGCTGATCACCCAGGGCCGTCTGCCGACTGCCGTACTGATCACGGATCTCCGTCTCGTTGTCCACGGACACGAAATGCTGGAGCGCCGCGCGGTTCCGTAGATACCGCGTGGGCATGGTCTTCAGCGCGGCCTTGACCGCGTTCTTGTCGAACGCCCCACCGACGTTCACGACATTCGCCGTCGCCAGCTTCATGAAGCCATTGAGCAACGCCAGATACGTATCGGCCGACGTGGTGTCGCCACGAATGCCCAGTTCTTCCAGGTCCAGCGCCGCTCGTTCGGCAATCAGATCCACGATCGTCTGATGCAGACCTCCGGCCCCAGTTTGCAACGGTACGTTGATGTTCCCGCGCTCGATGTTGTCCTCGATCACTTGGTACGGAAGCTGGATCTCGGCCATCACCTCTTGGGTATCGAGCTTCACCTGCCCCAGGTCGGGCTTAACGCGATCGGCCGATGCCAACGCGGCGTTACTGCCGTCGGAGTTAAACACCGGGGGACGCATGATTCGACTGCCGAATCCCAGTTTGTTGATCTTCATCTCGAAACTGGTCATGGCCACAGTCCGGCACACCGCCAGCATCGTTGGTTGATCGATCAACGTGCGAATGAATTGATCGGTCTGTTCGGGGTTCAACCGGCCGGCCGTTGCAAGGTCCGATAGCGCCATGTCGGCTTTTTGAATCAATTCCTGGTTGTTCATCATGCGTCCTTGTTTAAAGTGAGGTCCCGGTCTCTACCTGCGTCCACGATTCGGCAAAAACGCCGTATCAAAAGCCCCTGAACGCGGATCGTCATCGGCTTTCCGAGCCGGGGTCTTACCCCCGCCATTGGCCGGACGATCATCAGCCGGTGGTGCAGCGGGAACCACGCTCTTGATTTTTGCCAGTGCATCATCGGACTTCCGAGCCGCGTCGTCAATCTTGGTGGTCATGGCCTTGACCTGTTCATCGAACTTCGTGGTCAAGCCCGTGACCTGTTGAGCCAGCGCCGCGACACTGGAGACCACGGCGGTCAACGCCGCATCGCGCTTCCTCCGGTGATCGCGTTTGCTGGCCTTCATCTTGTCCTCATCGGACAGCGCATCCCAGTCTTCCGGGGACATGTCCTCCGGTTTTTCAGGACCATCATCATCGTCATCACCGTTGTCGGCTTTGACGGCCGTCGTACCTCCTTGGGTTGGGTCGGTTACCGCGCCCTTATCCCCGGCCTTGACCGACGGCGCTTTGGCCGTTGGATTGCTTACGTCGATCTGCACTCCACCTTGAGTGCCGTTTTTGCCGTCTTGAGCACCCTGGTTGTTGGCGTTCACAAAGCTGGCTTTCCAAGCCTCGACCTTGTCACCCAGGGACATACTCACCCACTTGGTGCCGTCGCTGCCCAGAGGAGGTTGCTTCATCAACTCCTCGATTTCCAACATCGTATTGCTGTCGATTTTCTTCATATCAGCCTTCTGTGTGGTTCCAGGGGCAGGAGAATTTGTGCTGTCGGCCACCCATTTGAGCTTAGCCGTGTCATCCAGTGCATCCCAGTCGTTCTGACTGATGCCCTTCGGGCAGGTAGTCGGGATCTTCTTCAGATCGATAGGCGAATTCTTCGCCTCGGCGGCCTTCCGAGCAAGGTCTTGAAGCACGTGGTCCAACTTGAAGGCGTTGGACGGCAAGCTCGAAACCAAGGTCTGCACGTACCCACTGAACTTGCCCAGCGCGTCCTTTACATCCGGGCCAGCGTCCATCGGTGAATCCGCGTCTTCCAACGCCGCGCAGATCGTGCTGTACAGCGCTTGAATAGCGCCGGCCAATCCGGCGAAAAACCCATTGGCCGCCACCAGTTCATTGAAGTCCGCGTTCTCCCGCAGATCCTCGCTATATTGATCAAAACCCTTCATCACCACCAGCAGTTGATCGCTCAACCGCAGGAGCGTGCCTTCAACCGGTTGATCGTCCTGCGCGAACACCACCGTGCCATCATCGTGCTTGGTCACGTGTTCAATCGAAAACCCGTGATCCTTAACGGCCTTCTGCACGTTCTCCATGAACACCGGGTCTGGATTGTCCAACACGATGAACCCCGCAATCGCCGGAGGTTCGTGTTTCTGCACCGCGCGTTTAAGCGTTCGACCAATGCCCGACAGGTCAATCATTTGTGGGTCCTTATCGCGCTTCAAAATCCGAATGGGCATGCGCGAAGCCGCACGATCAACCAACGACACAATCGCCACATCGACGTTGCGTAGTTCCTTGAGCTTGGCGGTGATCCGTCCCATGAGCCCGTCGAGTCTAGCGCTCCACCGAGCACCGAACAACGTCACACGATTTTGAGCACGTCCACGGACGAGAACCGATGACTGTGCCCCGCCACTTCCTCAGTGTGTGTGCCGGCCAAGATCTTATGCTGATGACCGTTCACAAAATCCGTTATTCCACCTCGAAATGACCCGTCGTCCTTGTAGCTGACAAAGAACTTGTGCTCGTGGTCCTCGCTCTTGCTGGTCATACCCGTGACCACGGGCGGAAGGTCAATCTGTACATCCTGCGGGTGACGCGTGACCAACGCCTCCATGCTAAAACCGTTGATCTCACCCTTCTTGATCTGCGACCATAGATCTTCATCCGGCACGTGCATGCCGATGACCCATGAGCCCTCAATAAAATCTGGGTCGCCTTTACGCGCGATGAACGACTCAACGATGCACAAGCCATCTACAAGCTGATTGTTGTGCATCACGTCAATCTGCTGCATGCGGCCCTTGCGCACAAACTCATGCGCCATTTTCTGAATGTGATCGGCGCGCATGAACTCACCCTGGGCATCCGGGCGATCGGGCGCGTAGACCTCGCCGTACGCCAGATGCTGCTCAGGCTGGTCGGCCTTGAACACCAACTTGGACATCATTCGGCTCCTGGCAATTGATTGCACGGCCATCAATTCAATCGACTAAAGATTGAATGAACTGCATGTGCTATTCGTCGGGCGAAATACAACTGGCCTCGATAAGTCATATGCGAATTAACGGAAGAAACATGTGTATCGGAATTCCCGCTACCATTTGGTGATGCTGTTGATGAATTACCTGTAATCCACGAGTATGTGTTTGACCCAGCAGCCCCTGCACCTCCATCGGTCATAATACTGTAGCCAATGACCGTTGGATCACCAAAATTCGCCACCGCTGTGAGCATATCGGATTCTGCTTGTGCCGCTGCTGCTTGATGGCCAGACTGATAAACTCCCCACCACGTTCCAATTACCAGTACAAACGGAACATTTCCAGCTTTGGCTTTGGTCAAATACGAAGTTACCTCTGCTTTTGATCAAGAGCCGTTACATCAACCGCCGCTGAGACGGTCTTAACCCCAGCTCTAAAGCTAACTTGTTGATTGTTATTGCTTGAGCTTATAACCTGCTCTCGGGTAAGCGTCATCGGGGCCAAAAACGTCCCAACTCCTCGTTCCCAGGCCCCAACCCCATCATCAATACGGTACAACACACGGGCTCCACTTGCCAAAACCTTAGCAAATGCCCTGGAATTCAAAACCGCACCCAACAACGTAAGAGACCCTGTACCAACTACAGTCGTGGTTTCCTTCACGCTAACGGTAAGGGCCATATAATTCCCCCCTAATAGTCTGGCAATCAATTGCCGGGAGTTTACGGCCTGCTCAACTGCCGAACAACCTCAGTGCTTAACCGGCCGCTTTTTCAACAGGTATTGAAGGACCTGCTTGGTCTTTTTACGGCTGTTCAAGATCGTGATCGGCCTGATCTTCATGTGGCTTGTCCGTTCTGTACAAACCCGTGCCATGCACAACCAGCGGTCAACCGCACGCTGTTGCTGTGCTTGCCCGGAACAAACGACAAATCAACATAACCCGTTCCCTGGGGCTTCCATCTTCCCGGCCCAGGCCGTGCGTCATCCGGTACCCGGTCTTCAAACCAACAGATCACTCCGTGTACACCAATTCGACTGCCGCCATTGGCCGCAAAGCACTTCGGACAGACAAAAAAGATACCATCGGCCTCGGTCAATGACTCGACGTGCACCAAGTGCACACCGTTTTCACGTTTGTCATACCGTAGAAACTGGGGTTCCAACTCCAGCAACTGCATTTGCGCGCCTCCTGGCCATGATGATTTTCCCGGCCTCGCGCCATGTGATCTCCTTTGCCCCAAACTGCACGGCCAACGCACGCTTGGCCAAGCAGATGTCAAAGTGATCGCCCTGGTGCCAGCGCTGGGCCACCCCTATCTTATCGGCCATAGCCCGCAGTTCTTGATCGTCATCGGCGATCATGTGGCACATGATCATCCGCCCAAACTTGGCTTTCATATCGTCCACATAAACACTCATACTTCCCTCCAAATTCCCTTCTCAAGATACCCATGCCACGCCTGGAACCTCACCATGGTCTGCTGTTGTTCGTCCCATCGACTGCTGCTGACCAGGATCGACGGACTGGCGGTGATCGTTCCGTCCTCATGTTCCACGACCTCGTGGCCTCCAAGATTGCACAAGTGCCCATTGGGAGTACAACCGTGCCAATCAGAACGACCAACGTACGCCGCACGATGGGCCTCTGCAATGCGTCCGTAATCACCGGGCTCCAAATTCGGCAACCACCCATCGGCATTCGGTTGAACCCTACGACCCATCATTTCTTCTTCCCGGTCACCACTATTTTGGTGGTTCGCTCGCGCTCCCACTGTTGGAATCTGGCGATTTTGTCGGCAAGGACTCGATTTTCTTTCTCAAGATCTCCAACTCTTGCAATCGCCGTTTTTCGTAGTCCCTCTGCTTCTGCTCGTAATCCATCTCCTTCTTCAACAAGTCCGAAGAGGGTTCTAACGTTTTCGGCGATTCCATCAAGTCGGCTGGTACAGGCTGTTCCTCCGGCTCGGCTGGCGGCAAGTTCTTTTTCGAAGCCGTCGCGCATCCGAACAAACTTAGTATTAAAAGCATCCAAATGCCGATGCTGCTCCGTCTTATCCTGCTCATGCCGTTCCTCCTGGGCCTTGATCGTGGCCTCTAGTTTATCGATCTTGGATTGATAAGCCCCGCGCTCCACCTCAAGTTTGTCTTTCCATGTTCTGTCCGAAGACGATAGCTTACTTTCGTTGATGCTATTCGCCACAAAAAAGCTACCAAAGGCCCCAACGCCCAAGGCCAACACCACAGGACCCAGCATCTCCAGCCACCGGCTGCGCTTCAACTCCTGTTGTTCCATCAGTGCTTTCTCCCATCCGCAATCTGCTCCAGGTCCCGAACCCGACGCTCCAGGTCTGTAAGGCGTTGATCCCTGACCGCAAGGTCCTTTGTGGCATCCGATTGTTTATACACCAGCACATCCGCCTTATCTTGGTTCTTGGTCAAGGTCTTGACATCCGAGGACAATCCACTAAGCCAGAAAGCAAAAAACGCCGTTTGCAGCAACAACCCGCCCACCAACGTCAGTGGAACCGTCACGCCCTCGATCGACCACGTACGGCGCTTTCCAACGTCAATGTCCACGGGCCTCAACTGATCCATCCATCACTCAAAATAGCTCTTTGCCTGCTCAACCGCATCATCGTCCGTCAGATCCAACGTGAACTGCCCGGACACCGATTGCAATATCAATTCTCCCACGGACTGCCCTTGAAATTCAATCGGCAAGTTCGCCAGATCCTGCACCGCATGTTCGTCCGGGTTGTTCAAGGTATTCAACACCTGATTCTTTTGATCATCGTCCAGGCTGTCGAACACCTCTTGGAGATCCCCGCTTTGCAGGGCGTCCATGGCGTTACCCCGTATGTCCTCCCAATCACCAGGATCGGGTCTGAAACCCATCTTCGCGTACTCATACGCGGAATCCCCCACGTCAATGGCCAAGGCCGTTGCCCCAGCGGACATCCCGGTGTCGATCATGCCGTCGAACACCCGGCTGATGAACTCCGCCACCACCTGAGGATCGGTGGTCGTGAAATCCGCGTCGGTCAAATACAACGTGCCGGTAAACGGATCGAACACACTCTGAAGATCGTACGTACCGTCTCCGAGATCGCCTGCGGCCACAAAGCTGATACTCCCACCCTCGTCTACATCAATTGGATCCTGTCCTTCATCAAGCTTGGCGGTCAACGCCTCTACATCACCCGCGAACATCGTTTCCAACGCCTTTTGAGGATCTAACCCCACAGCGTCATTCCAATACGCAAGCTGATCGTCCGTGACCTCTACCCCCACGGCCGCAAAATCCTCGGCCGTTGACTGCTGTTTGTCCAACGGGCCGGTCACCGCCAACTCCTCGGGCTCACCCTCATCGGCGTCCACCATTTCGCACATCGTACGACAGTTACTTACTACAAATCCGTCACAGTTGTAAACACCAGAGGCAGTTGTAGCATCAAATGCTTTACCTTTATATTGTGTTCGCGTTACACTCACTACTCGATGGAGTCTAAACACACCCGCCAATCTGCTGCCCACGCTGCCCGGCGCGGACAAATAGATGGGCTCGATGTCAGGGTAGCCAGAGCCATCAGTAGATACATTAGCCAAAGAGGCATTGGGTTTAATGAAACCATACTCTCGGAAATGCTCAACGCCCAAGGAATCAAATTTAAACAACAAACGGTTTGCAGGAATTACAATCTGGATTTCACCCTCACAGAATACCCCGTCGCCATGGAAATCGTCAGTGGTAGCGGCAACCCGCGTCAATTTGCCCATCGGCAACAACGACTCAAAAGCATCCTCAACGAATGGAACGTTCTTGAAATTAGAATTGGATCGGCCACTGGAAATAAAATCAAACATTTCCACCCTAGTGTCGTAGACCAAGTAATCGCCTTCACACAAGCAATTAGCCAACCGCATTCCACACTGTGTAAGTATCGGGTGATTAGGGCCGATGGTAAACTCTGCACCCTCAGAGGTTTTAATCAAAATCGCGGGACCATGATAGTCAGCCCCGATCATTTCATCTAACGCCCCATAACTAACAAACGTAGTCCCAGCAAAAACTGCGTTTGGGTGAAATGGCGGAATGTTCAATCCCAGGGCTACAAGATCATCGTCGGACATACCTTCGTACTCAGCAATCGCGGCCTTCGATTGATCAGGCCATGGCTGCACCTGCTCAAGATCCGACGGGTCCTGAACCGCCAGTACCTCATTGACCTTGCGTCGTGCGTCGTCAACGTCAAACACCCGGCCGTCGATTATCCGACAGAACTCACTAGTACGCCCATCGAGGACGGCCGTCAACCGATAACGTCCAACCCCCAGTTGATCGGCCTCGGCCGTGAACCCCCAGGTGGCCATGCGACTGCTGTTCAAACTGCTGACCATCTGCACCAGTCCTTCACCTTCATCGGCGAACGACGTAAACGGCGTCACATACCGACCGGTCTCATCGGCCTTCTCAACTACCTTGTCCCCCCAATCTTCATCAAGTTCTTCAAACTGTTCTGGGCCGAGGTCAATCGGTCCTGTGTACGGCTCAACCGTTGATAACTCAAGTCCTTTCGGGGCTTCCCAAGTGATGGTAACGTGTGGCTGGTAACCCTCGTAATCCCAAGATGCTCCCGCGCCACACAGGTGTTTCCACCGATCGTGGAGTTTCTTGGACACGAACTTGAGCACCACCGCTCCATCGCTACCCAAGGGTTTGACCTCGCGGTCGTCCTGATCATCCACGTGCAGATTACGGGTGTCAGCATCACCCATGGCGTTCCAGTCCACCGGCTGCTTGCTGTAGGCGATTGTGACATGCATTTTCTCCAGTGGTAAACACGTTTCAAATCCCTGGGTCTTCGCCCAATCAACAATCGTCTGACCGTTGATCACCGGTCGATGGACGTACAGCGTCCTGGTCTCGCCCTTGCGTCGCCTGCGTCTTCTCAACGATCGTCGGCTCTGTACCGGAGCTTGGGCCTGCATGGGATTGAGTGCGCCCGCCGTTTGAAGATCAGCACTGCCCATGTCGTCTTTAATTGCGCTTTCCAGATCCTCTTCCTCAACATCAGGCAAAAGCCGCCAGTTTCCAGTTTGATCGTACTGATGGGTGTCCAGGAACTCGTCTATCAACGGTTGATCAACCTCCTGCTTGGTCACCGCGAACTTCCCGCCCCAACCACCCCAAACCGCCGGATCGATGTACGCGCTCTTCGCCACAGCGGGAGTGTTACCCAAGTGCTTGGCCACGACCTTGGCAACCTCCGACACAACACGTTTGAACTCCGTGGCGGTCTTCGGCACCGGTCGGTCCTTCAACTCCTGGAGTGCCGTGGACGTGCCGTGCCATGTCCGGAAGTCCTTGACCTTGAACTGATCGCCCGTGATGTCCTTGAGATACGTTCGTACAGCACTGTCGGTGGTGTTGAACAACCGATCGCCCATGGACTTGACCTTGCCCTTCAAATACTGTGCGAGCTTTGGGTCCGTCAACTCCTTGTGAATCTGCACGCCCTTCTTACCCACGAAATCCAACGACAGTTTATCGCCCAGCAACGTCACGTGCTGGCCCAACAACGTCGTTGCCCCATGGGCCTTGACCGCACCCCCGGTCTCCGCGTCCGATCCCACACGCAGTCCGGTCTTGCCAATCAGGTACACCACGGCCGCCGCATCTCGCTTCTCCGACGCCAGTTGTTTGTTCTGCATATCGGCCAACGCCTGCTTGATGGCCTTCGGTGCTACGGCATTGAAGTCCTTCAGCCGCTGAAACTTTTCGGCCGCCGCTTGTTCACTGTGGGCCGCACTATACAGGTACTGCGTACGGCCTTTAACATCAACTCCGAGTGCTTGAAGAGCAGCGTCAGCGTCTGGGTTAAGGCGGACGTTGGCCCATGCAGGGGGGACTCGTAGATCTCGTAATCTCTGATGCTGAACATCCGTTCCCCCTGTCCAAGCTTTGGCCGCTGGATCGTACTTGAACTGCCCGGCTGCTTGAGTCCATTGATTACCATGGAACTCATGCCCTGGCAGATCGCCCTTGATAGCCCTGGGCTTCCAGTCTGCCGGCACTGCCAAGCACGCAATTTCTTCTGGATCAATCTTCTTCACGGTCTTGGTCTTCGTCAGATCTTTCTCGAACTCCACAATCCCATATTCATTGTTCTTGCCCTTGGACGTGTAACCGTGTGCGGTGTAAAACCCCTCAGCATAATGCGTTGAGTGCAATACGACCGACTGTAGTCCACGATCGCGCGCATTCTGTTCGAACTCCACCAACAGCTTACTCCCAGCCCCCCGTTGAAACGACGCCAGACGATCAAGTTCCATTTGATCGCCCCGCACAAACCCATAGGCCAACCCAGACAGTCGGTCCCCGTCCCGGGCAATGAACATCGTTTCCGTTGGTTTATCGTGGAAACGCTTGAGCCCTTCTTGAGCAAGCACTACCGCCGTCCACTGGTCATTCAGTTTCTCTAGTTCTTGATCAAACCCCTCTGGGTTATCGTCTTGATAAGCAAAATCCTGTTGAATTTTAGACGACCTCTTCTCAAGCGTCGCTCCACGTTTACTCAACAACGCCATATCGGCCTTGTTGTCGTAGGTCTTACCGACCTTAGATATCTGGGCTTCAAACTGCCCACTGTGCCACAACGACGGACCCCCGGCTGTCCAGCGTCCATGGACATCCCGGGCTTCGTCCTCCTCGAACTTGTACGCCACCTGGGTCTTGGCCTCGCGTTCGGCCTCGGCAATTGATTGCAATGCCCGGGCTTGTACCAAGGCCGTTGCTCGATGTTCAAAGTACTGACAAATGATGTCCGTAATATGATCGAGTCGTTGATCATACGTACCGGCGTTCAAGAACAACGGTCCGCGCTTGTTCGCCATCTTCGCACCAAAAACCGCGAATGACAGCAGCATATGCCGGATCCACTCGCGGTTCTCATCCCCCACGTGCGTCATGTCCAGTTTGTACACCTGCTGGACGGCCGTGGGCCAATCACAATCGGTGATCGCCTGTTGGATCTTCAGGTAAACAGGAGTGCTCTCGCGCTTCCAGCTTGCGCGTAACCGCCGAACCAACGCGGCTTCAAGCTTTAGCAGTACTCGGGGATCCACCTAACGCTTCGTAGTTTCGTGCACAAGCAGATCACGTCGTACACAGTTCAACCAATACCCGGGTATCCGACGAGCCCGTAGCTTATCCAGCCACGTAGCCCGTCGTTCCAACATCCGAAGAACCGCGTAGAACTCTTGCGCACAGTGCTTACACGGGATCTCAGCGTCTGTGTGCATGGGCCACCACTCGAACCAGATCCGGATCATCCTGTCCGTAGGTGCTGATGGCCACCAGCGAATCAAACGCCCGGCGCTCGGCCTTGGTCAACCGCGAAACCTCGACCGTCACCTGCGCCTGTCTGACGGCCCCCAGGTCACGCTTCTTCGTCAGGCCCTTCATCGCCATATAGTCCTGTGCGAGGTCAATCAACTCCGTGGCCGATCGACCTTCCCGCGCGTACTTAGCGGTCCCGGTGTTCGACTGCAAAGCCCCTGCACTATCAGACGCCCCGCTGATGTTCCCGGCGGTCCCCACTGCCCCACCCTGTACGCTCGGTCCCTTGGGCATCATCCCGGGCTTGGGCGGCGGTTGATCCTGCGGGTCTCCCGGTGGCTGTTGTTGCTGCTGGGGCTCAAGCTCAAACCCCGTGATCTCCTCAATGGCCTCCACGAACGACTCGTTGGTGACCGTGCCCTTGGCCTGGGTCATGGCGTTGATCTGATCAGCGGCACTGGCCAACGTCACGGGATTGCTCTTGAACCTCAGGGTCTTGAACCCCATGGTGCGGATGATCATGCTGTTGATCTGTTCGTCAAACGCATTGCGCTCAGGCTGAAACACCTGTTCTTCGGCCACCATGTACGCCGTTTGAGCCGTTGCAAAATTGTAGTCAGCGGCCTTGCCCAAGAACAACGGCGGGATCCTGAAGCCCACACGAATGTGCTCTTCGGTCTGCGCGTCGTACTTCGTGAACATCGCGTCCATCGCACGCTCGGCGCCAAAGCGCTCGACCTTCACCTGCACGGTGCCGGCGCTCTCCAACGACCCGCTACTGGACTGCGCCTCAACCACCACCGCTCGATGCTTGTTCTTGTTCTTGCCCGACAGGTACATCTTCAGTTGATCGCTCGCGTCCTTTGCCAGTGTTCCGCCCTGCACGAAGATGATTGCCGGCGGCATGCCCCCGCTGTCCAGGAACTCAAGATTCAATTCCTCGGCCTTACGATTGCCAATGACGCTCGGCAACTCGTTGATCCACCGTGGAAGAAAGTACGGGGTCGTAACATCCGGATGAATGCCGAAGACAATCAACTCCGTTCCCCGGTTCTCGATCGCCACTTGATAACCGGAATCACTCCCAGTAGCCGGAATGTCCCACTTACCGTTGTTTCGATCGACGTGCCGGGCAGTCCCAAACTCCCGGTAGTACACAAGCTGCTTGAGCGCCACCCGTTGGGCAAATCGACGTTGACGTTCCCACATCTGGAGCTTCACGTCCTTGCCGTTTCGACTGATGGTCTTCTCCACCATGATCGGTGCATCGAGCTTGACCATCCGTGTTTGATGGGTCTCGATGTTCCGTAGACCCACGATCTCCCCCTCCAGGTTTCGTAGGATCTCCAAGTACGCGTAGCCCACGCTCTCAAGCTCTCGCCGCAACTTCCGCCGGATCTTACTGAACGACAGATTGGGATACGGCTCGTTGAAGAACGCCTTGGCCTTGATCAACTCCTCGGGGTCAATGCCGGTTCCAAACTCTGGGTCCGGTAATTTCGGTTCGTACGCCAACGGCGGTGGCCAATCCACGGGCACAGGCGTAGCGTCGTCGCCCATGGTCGCACCCGTCTGAAACTGATGATTCGCTTGATCCAGCTTTGAATGGTAATCCGCGACCTTCGTAGCTCGATCGGTCTGCTTCTTGATCTGCTGGGCTTTCCACTCCTCCTGCTTTTTTTCGATCTTCGCCGCTGCTTCCTCCGACGGCACAAACTCATGTCCCGTGGCATCGACGTTGACCTCCATGGCCTCGATGCACTGATTGAGCACGTTGTTCGTCTGCACGAAGTTCAACAACACCTGGGGATCAAACGGCGGCATCAAGAAAATGTTTGACTGATTTTGCGTTGTGTAATACAGGCTGGCGAACTCGTCCTCAAGCTCGACCTTTGACTGACTGAGCACCAAATACGTGTCACCCCCGATTACCATGGGCATAAACGTCGTCTTGGGCTCGGCCTTCTGAGTTTTTTCCGGCAGCTTGACCTGTTCTTTGACCTCGATCTTGATTGCCATACGCACCCCATTGTGTGAACGCCGGCAGTCTACGCCACCCAACCCCTCCGGGCAATCAATTGCCAATGTACGTCACCCACGTGACAAGCTACGTCACTCAAGGTGACGCAATTTGTCATCATCCACTTGGCTAGGAAATCAAAAGCCTTTGCAACTCAAGTACTTAGCTCCTGGCACGGTCATTGCTTACTATCTTCCTGCCGGCAATAAGCCGGAAACCTGAGGGACAGACTATGCAACGTAAACAAACGGGCTTCACGCTCATCGAGTTGATGATCGTGGTTGCCATCATCGGCATCCTGGCGGCCATCGCCCTGCCGCAGTATCAAAACTACCTGACGCGCTCAAAGGTCACCGAGGAAATCACGTTCCTGGATGCCGCGAAGATCGCGCTGACGGAAGCCTATCAATCGCAAGGGGCGTTCCCGGCGACTACCGCCAGCCCGGTCAGCACCACCCTGCCGTCCAACGTCAAGTACATGACCGCCATTTCCTACAACCAAGCCAGTGCCACGGTGGCTGGCGTAGTAACGACCGTCGGCGCTACGGGCTCGACCCTTGACGGCAAGTTCCTGGGGATCTTCGGCGTTGGCAATGCCGATGGTACGGTGACCTGGACCTGCGGTACGTCCACGGCTGCCAATGGTACGGCCGCTGGTGCTATCGTTGCGGCCTATCCGTTCCTACCCGCGACCTGCCAGCATTAATTTGGGCGGGCACGCACACCCTAAGCTGCGATGACATCGGCGAAAAACGAGAGCCGACGTTTGCCGGTATCGAATAACCGGCCCCCATCAACCTAAACGAAAGACCACCATGTTCTTATCCGACGGACCTACCTGGGCGCTGATCATCGGCTTCTGTCTCACGCCGTTCCTTGCCTGCGGACTGATCTGGCTGCTGGCGTTTCTGCCCGCACGCAAAACCAATCACTCTTCGACGTTCCCACAACTCACGTACGAATCGGCCGCGCAGTTCAATCGCAAAGTCAAGCCGTCTTGAGCACCAAAAACTGCTGAATCTCATGGACCCGTTGTTCCAAAAGCTCAATCCGTGTGGTGCAGGCAACCCACTTTGCAAAAAGTTCGGTTGCCAACTCCAATACCTTGGCGTTCGTGCCCGCAGTTTGTTCCTCCAGCATCTCCAGTCGTTCGCAGTACTTGCTAACAACATCTATTTCTTGTTTTTGTCCTAGCGCTAGCTCCTCAAGTCGAGCAAACAGTACTTGAGGCGCACTATTGTTCTCCAACTCCTGTAGACGCTCCATCACCTGCGTCTGCGTGTAGTCAATCAAATGTTGATACTGCGCTCTCTGTTTATCCACGAACTCCGCAATGATGATCTCCAAATGCGTGACCTTGGTCTTGAGATACGCAACTTCACCCTCGGGCGTGTTGTCGAACGTCTGAAACCCTTGTCCAAGGGACATCATCGCAGTATCCGCTAACTTTGCCAATGCCTTAGACAACTCGGCTTTAACTATCTTTTCTGCCGTCATTGGTTCATCAATCCCCACCACAGGCCCCAGAAAGATCTTCTTGACGGTCATTGTACCCACTCCTTGAGATCCGCCATGTTCAGCCCGACCTTCACGTCGGCCTTGAACGCCAACTGCGGCTTCCAGTTGAATTTCTCAAACGGCAGGTGCTCCATGATCTCCACCATCTGCGGTACGACCGTCGTCACCTGATCTTCCAGCACGTACGAGTACTTGGCATCATGAACAGCCGCAAAGCACGGTGCGTGCTTGAACAACCCCTGCTGGTGCTCCAACGCAATGGTCAGCAACAGCATGTCCGACAACGTGGCCTGCGTCGGGCTGTTGACCGCCTGACGCTCTGCATGCTGTCTGATCACGTTGTTCTTGCTGTTGATCAACGGCAGGTGCCGGATTCTACCAAGGGGACTACGCACGTGACCATGTCTGTGCGCAAACGCCTTGATTTCTTTATGGTACTTTACCAATCCCTCATACAACTCAAAAAAACCATTCCGAATCTCCTTTGCACGCTCAAGCGACATCTTTAGTTCATAATTTAACTCTGCAAACCGCTTAAACCCTTCCTCAAACTGCCCGTAGATCAATCCAAAGTTCGCGGGCTTTGCCTGATACCGTATGTGTTCGTACTTCACGGGCTCTGTGTGCTTGAGCGCCAGCACCTGTTCGTAGGTCATGCCGGCGATCGAGCTACCGGTCAGCACATGCATATCCTTGTTCTCCAGGAACGCCTGGATCATCTTCGGTTCATTCGCCAAGCAGGCAATGACCATCAACTCGCCCTGTACGAAATCCATCTCCACCACCACATACCCGGGTGGTGCTGGATAACACCTGCGGATTCTCTTCGCCCACTTCGTGAGCTTCGGCACTGTTTGAAACGCCGGATCCCTGCACGACAACCGACCGGTTACCGCCCCGCCCTCATCCTCGTCCTTGTTGCCGACGAAGAACCAATAGCTCGGGTGAAATCGTCCGTCCGATCGCAGGAACGTCATGAACCCCTTTGTGCCCTCGGTGTTCATCACGTACGTACTCAGGGTCTTGGTGGCGCTCCCATAGTCCTTCATCAACCGCACAAACTCCTGGGCCTCCGGTACGTCCTCGAACATCATCAGGTGTTCCATGGACGTGGCGGGTTTCTTCTCGCCCTTGCCCTCCGGTCCACCAGCGGTCATCAGCCTGGGCGTGAGGTTCAACCCCATAGGGCTGAACATGAAGTCGCACAACATACTGGGCTTTGTGAGGTTAAGCCCACCAAGCTTCTCCGGATCACCGTGTTTGGCGATCACTCGACCACCTAAAATCCCTTTGGCCTTGGCAATCAATTGCAGAATCTCGGTGTTCAAGTCCGATCTAAGCTCGGCCATGGCCTGTTGATCGACCAGGATGCCCGTGCGCTCGACCACTTCAAACGCCCTAGCCGCTGGATGCAGTAGATGAACGTAGAACCGTGTGAGCGCCGGATCCTGTAGTAGTTGCTCGCGCATGACCGCCGCCACCTGGAGCACAGCATCAGCGTCCGCCGCTGCATACGGTAGAAGCTTGGTCGGTGGTACGAGGTCCATGCGGTTCTTGTCGGTCGTGCGGTCGAACTCATCGCTGTAGCCCCCAAGGGCCGGTGCGTAGATCTTGGTGTGTACGTCCAGGCCGTTCGATCGGTTCTCGTCCAACAGGCTGCCCACCAACGTGGTGTCGAACACGTAGTTCGTGCACTCGATACCCGTGTGCTGGTAGATCCAGTTGAGATCGTACTTGCCGTTCGCGCCCTTGAGCTTGATCTTGTTCGTGGTCAACAACCACTGTAGGTCCTGTCGGTTCGTGCCCGTGGTCAGCCACTGAGTAAACTGCTGTAGGCTCTCAAAGTACACAACCTGTGCACGTCCAGGTAAATGCGCTACCTGAAGACTGATGATGTACCCCGGTGGACAATCGGGCTTGGCCTTGGCCAGCGGATCCAACCCTCGGGTCTCGGTGTCGAACCCCAGGTCCACCGGGTGCTGTAGGTGTTGATAATGGTTCTCCAGGTCTTGACGAACCTGCTGGAGATCCGGTACGTACTGATAGTCTCCTAATTGAGGTTCTATTGTCCCGGTCTTCGCCAACCTGATGGCCGCCCCCACATCGCACTGAAGGTCCACGAAGTGCCCGTAGTCGAATTCCGAGATCTCCGGACTGTAGGTGATCAACCCCCGGGCCTGAGTATTGGGCAGGACGATCGGTTGATTCCTGAGGCTGGTGATCGTACGGTTCTTCTGTACGATCTTCTGTCCACGCAGGACCTCCAGCGGCTCCCCGCCCATGGCCAACAGCACATGCAACCCCGGAGGATTGGGGATGGCCTGCATGTCGTTCTGTACCTGGACCTCCAGATCCTGGTGATAACGGATTACCTGCCCGACGGCCGTGAGCGCTCGACTAGATGGATGGACCGTCCACAACAACAGCACGATCTACCCTTGGCATTCCCTGCTGTTGATCCCCGGCAGCCCGCCCTTGGCCTGAAACTCATGTTGCAAACACACTTGATCAACCGCACAGTTCTCGGACTTGATACACGGTGGGCAGGTCTTACGCGTACGCCTAAGCATGAACTCCCGATCACGCTCTATACCGTTGGCCAACACCGGACTATCCGGATTCGACAACCCCGGATACCACTGATGAAGTTCTTCGACCGTCATGTCCCGGGTCTTCATGTTCTGTTCTCCCGGCGCTTAACCTGCTCCAGTTTATGCTGGAGTGCTTGAATGTCCTCCAGCATATCCAACGGCAGCGCCCATAGCTCCTCGTCCGGCAACTTGACCGGCCGTAGCTGTTGATCGTACTTCAAGACCATCAAACAGCCAAAGCACACGGTCAAGTCCTCTGGCTTTGGCGCATGCTGACCGGTAGCACACGTTGCGGCCGTGATTCCTCGCCCGCACACCGGACACACACTAGGGTCCATCCGCAGCGTTTGGCCAAGTTCAAGCATCAGTTGAAGCCCTCGATGAACCGCCGTGCCTTATCGGCCGTCGCAAGATCTCCGATCATCATCAACCCCAGGCCAATGCGTGAACCCGGATGTCCCTGGGTCTCCGGATGCTTCTCCAGGTCACTGAACATCGAGGTCAAGCCCTCTTGAGGTTGCCCGGCCTCCACGTACGCAAGTGCACGTTGCTTACACCACGCTAGATGCTCGGCTCTGGTGATCATAATCTACTCCTTCCAGATCGCACCCAGATCACCCTGGGTTCGTAAATGTACTCCGATGGTCGCTCGTACCTGTAGGGATCTCGCTCGCCGTCGAACACCACACCCCACGCAAGCCGGCCCTCCATGTTCATGTACTCAACGATCCTGATTACCGGTGGATTATCCGGCGCCGTACGATCCCCGCACTCAGGCAGCCACCCGTCGTTGGCCATCAGTCGATCGATCGTCCGCCGGTCATTAAACGTGGCCATCACCTGCTCCTGGTCCAAGAAGCTCGGGCATACCCAGGCCCTTGAGCTTGATCCACGGTCCGGGCGGATGATCCTTACCATCCCACTGTTTAATCGCCGCCACTGCATCAGCCGCATACTCATAACAATACCGCCACTGATACCCCATTTCATCCAGACGCACCACCAAACTGTAGGTGAACATCATGGGCTTGATCCCGCACAGACCAATCCCAGGAACTTCCCGAAGCAACATGTACTCCAGTTTCCAATCTTCAGTAGTCTCCATCGAACAGCGTCTCCACATTCGGAACATTGGTCTCAAATTCCTGAAGCTCATCCGCTTTTGCCGGACGTAAACCCAGGGCTTCCATCCGTTCGTTCACCAACGTCAGGGCCTGCTGATGATCGTGAGCCGCCACCACTGCATAGTACCCAAGGATCACCCCCGTGGACTTGCAGGTAAAGACCTTCATGTCTCCACCACCGTATCGGGGTCGTCGGCCTCATACGCAATGCACTCACACTCGGTGCACGCGGTTGAACCTGGATATTGTGGGTCACCCCCATGATGTTCTTCGATCGAATGCCCGCACATACAAGGCATAGTTTCAGCCATCGCTCCTCCCAAGGACCTTCTCCAACTCCTCTTTCAACAAGCTCGCGTGCCCGTTAATCGCAGACAAATGACCTGACGTGCCATGAAATAAACACGCTAAAAACGCGGGATCAAGTTTTTTATTCTTCAACTGCGTATACATATCATCAAGCTGTCGCTGCAAGTCCTTGCTACGATGTTCAATGATCTCCAGTCTTTTAAGCGCGGTCATAGCGTATCCCAGGTCTCGCCATTGAACTCGAACTTCTGCTTGATCCCCGGCCCGATCTTCTTCAACGTCCCGGGCACTGAACCCATACCATAGCCCCCCAAGGTTTTCACCCGCAGACCCACTGCCGGGCCATCAAAGGCCGTGACCACGATCTTACCCTCGGTCGCCACCACATACATCCACAGGCAGCCCAGCACATGCACCAGAAACGCCGCACACTGCTCTTCCAGTACGTCCGATCGCGCCACGAGGTCAAGCTGGAGCTTCCACAACCCAACCTGTACGTCGCGCATCGCCGTCGCCTGAAAGCCCTTGCCCAGCAGATGCAATTTCAATTGCAGTGTATCCGCCACTGCCCATAGCAGTGTATCCGGGGTTTTCACATGACCTCCGCTTTCAACTAGCCGTCCTTGACCTCCACCCACACGTCGGTCAACAACACCCCGCACCAACAAAGCGACAGCCTGTAGTTCTTGCCGGGCTCGGCCTCGGTCAACATCGCCTGCACCTTGGACGGCAACGCCGGTATCAGACTCGGTAGATCCAACTTGACCTCCGCGCCCACGGACGTGCTGTTCAACGCCGTCAGTAGTTTACGCGCCTGTGGACTTGTGGTCTTCATCTCTCAAAACCTCAAGTTCACTGTACTCAATCGTTATCGACGTATTCAATTCCGGTTCTTTTTCACCGAAGTCAAGATCTTCATAAACACCGACAACAAAATGTTTGTCCTCAGCGTCAATACGAATACGCCCAGGCTTACCCCGACGACGAATAACCACACTATCACCCTCAAGTGTAATAATCCATGGCTTTTGAACACTCACACCGGTACCTCTTCACCAGGGGCCAGCACACGATCAAAGTGGATACCCAGGCCATAGAGATACGCCCCCAGGACTTTCGACACCGGCATACCATTGCACCCCAGATGCAGCGACCCGTAACCCTGTTCATGCCACGTGACACCGCTGTTCTTGATGTTGATAATCTCCGGCACCAACGCGGCTTTGACCTCCACCCGGATCGACAGTTGATGGCCCTTGACCCTGGCCGCGACCTTCACTCGTTGATTGGCGGCGATCAACCTGTAGATCGAACCTTCGTTCGTACCGTAAACCCTCTGCCCTAGGGCCTCGGCGTCCGCCAACTTGACCACCCCGGGCTTGCACGCCGGTTGCTTGGACACCGACTCATGCTTCTCCGCTGATTTGGCCACCGCTGCTGCCTGTTCAAGATCCATACCTCCAGCCAAGGTTTTACCTATGTGAACAGCCGTGGATTTACCCGCTTGCTGACCTCCTGTCGCAACAGTTCCACCGTTTTCACCATCAACCGCTGCGGCAATACCCTTGGTGGGCTTTTCCCCAACATCCGCCATAGTCCACGGTTGCACGATCTTCAGCTTCGCATCGGGCATCAACTTAGTGGGGTCCATGAACTTCATGGATTTTCCCGCAACCGGAATATCCGACACCGGCACATTAACCGCCAACCCCGTGACCTTCTCGTAGTAACTGTCGATGAACCCCGCGACCATCTTCTGCGAGACCAGGACCTCCGTCGGCACCGACGGTAGACCCAGGCATTTCATCATGCTGTTGGTGCTGGATTTCAAATGCACGGCCGAACCCACGCCGTTGATCATGGCCTTGATCGAGTACAACTGAATGTCGAACTCCACGTGATGATCATTGACCAACAGCGGGATCCTAGCCAATGTAGTGGCGTGATCCTTGGCCAATACGTGGTTGAAGAACTGCTGTTGTTTGTCCGCCAACGCCACCACTCACTCCCTTGATCAGACGGCGTTCAATACTCGTAGCATAACACAGCCCCTAGGGTTTGTCAATCGGATTCCACAAGGATTTCTTGCTGGGTGTCGGATCAATCACCCTAGTGGCGTTAGAAAATGCAACTGATTGCAGTGGCTGGGCCTTACCTTGCCAGATCGCCGGCAGCTTGGTCTGACCATCCCACGCCCCCTCGCCTTTCCACCCCTTCCCATCCGCGCTCTTGGTCGCCTGGGCCTTGTCCATGCCATATTGCTCATGAAGAAACTCGATCTGTTCACTGGCCTCCACGGCCTTCTTGCAGTAGTGCTCACGCACGTACAGAATGGCCTGATGATTGCCCGAAAGCTCGAACACGATGGCCGCCAGCACCATGCCCGTCCGACCATGACCACCGATGCATCCCACGTGCACCTTCTTGCCCACAAGAATCTGTTGACAGATCCACTTAACCATCCGCTTGAACGACGACGGATCAGCCGGCACACTCATGTCCACGATCACATACTGCACCTCGATCACCGGATCGACCTTTGGTTCATCCCATGGGTACAACTGATGGGCAAAGGTCATGCTGCGATCAAGTCCGATGTAGATATCCGCGTCGTCCACCACCGGCCAGCTACAGCTACCACCGTACACCCAGTACGTATGACCAGTCGAGGCATCGGTCACCGATAACTTAGGATGCGTTTCGTAACACCGCACCATCGGCGCACTGGCGATCTCCGCCTCTGCCCAGGCCGGTAGCGCGTACGAACTCGAACTCAACTTCTTGCCCATGATCATCCTCGTTCGTACACTTCAACCGATTGCCCAGGAAACACCTGGAACTCCCCGACCTTCTTCGCGGGCTTGCCCATGAACATCTGAACCTGCGGCGCCGGGTGCTTCTGCTGCTGCTTGCTCAACTGGTGGTCGTACTCGCCCACGGGACTGGCGTTGATCACCTTCTGCCAATCCACGTACTGCCCAATGGCCTTAGGTACTTCGTGACGAACTTGCTCTACGATCTGCACGATACCCGGGGGTCGTACAAGGCCCGCCCAATTCTCCTGATCCAAAAACAACTCCGGTACTTGACCTCCACGCTGTACGTCCAACACCATCAACAACCGTTCTTTGATTTCATCTGAAGAAGAATAGAGCATGCCCTTGTTGAACATCGGCCCACCGTTGTGCGCCAACGTGTACGCGGTGTCGGTCAAGGTCTCCAACGACGTTACACCGGTCAAGACCTTCAACACCGTCCGCGCGATGTTCCCCCAGTTCTTCCCGCCGTAGCTACTGCTCCACTTACCGTGGTCAAACAAGTGGGCTATGGCCTGCACATACTGCTCGGCCGTTACCGCTGGCGGTTGTTCCATATACCAGCCCACCGCCTGCATTTCAGCAGTGGATTTGATCTGTTCCAGGAACTCCCGCATTTGCGGACTCTGGTGTTCGATCTCCGCCATAACCTTCCCCCCAAGGTCGGTCATGTGCCCTTGATTACGGGCCTCGCGCGTGATGATGCACATCATGTAGTGCAGTAGGCGTTCAGACTGCTTGATCGTGGTCTCAAGATACACCTGCATCACCGCCTGCGCCCAGGCCGGCAGAACCTCATTGACGGTAAACCGCGCACGTACGATCGACGCACAGTGATTCAACGCATAGAACCGGGCGGCTTCCTCCGTAGGTGGTACCTCCGTGGTATGACCCTGCCGGTAAATCTGCGTGGCCTTGGCCAATCGCGCTACCGGCACATGGGTCAACACCTGCGGTTTAAACTGCGGCGCCGCTTGGTAATACGCAAGAGTATTGGCCGGCAGGTACTTCACTCTTTTACTCCCACTCCTTGGGATTTCAATAAATAACTAACGGCCCTTTGAACTGATTCTAACGTATCACCAAGTAGACCAATACCACGATTACACTTATGGCATAACAATCCTCGCACTTTATTCAATTCATGATCATGGTCTACATGGAGTTTACCCGGTTCCACAAAAAGCGAAAAACAACAAGCGCACTTCCCTTCCTGTTCTTCATACAGACGATCAAATTCACAAGGTTCTAAACTGTACCTCTGCCTATGATGATGTTGTACGCCCGACAACGGAATAACGTTTTTACGCGGCGCACATGGACCAATAGATTTAACCAGCTTTCCTTTAATTGCTTGTCTGCGAGCATAAGAAGCTCTGTTATTAGCAGTAACATGAGCCCTATATGCAGGGTCTACTAAATACCGTTGTCTATCAATTCCGCCCACAACACCCCACTCCTTGGAGTACTTCAAACTATAGTACAAACACCGTCGTCTGTCAAGCGGCCTGGGCGAACACCCCGTTGTACACCGTCATGTTCCGCCCGAACGAAAACAACGACCGCCACTTGGCACGTCGCACGGCCTTCTGCACGTCCAACGGAATCTGGTAGTCGCGCACGAACTCCATTTGCTGCACGGTTTCCACCGCATGCTCGTAGTAGTTCGCCCGCACGTACTGCACGGGACTACGTACGCCAAAGGCTTTGGCCAACAGCGACAGAAACAACCCCGTACGACCTCGACCGCCCATGCACCCAGCGTACAGCGGTTCACCTCGTAGAATGAACGCCACAGCCACACGCATCACCGCGTCGGTGGCCGCTTGTTCGGGTGTACTGAAGTCCTTGATCGGAAGTTCCAGGTCAGCCGGCGCATTGATCTCCCGCGCGAGCTTGACCGACACCATGCCCTGCGGGCGTTCCAAGTACGGCCCACCCCAGACCATGTAATGGCTACCAAAGTACAACGGAAGTTTCAGATTTCCCAACATGTCACCTACTCCTTTAGGTTACCTACAGTTTAACAGCCTTTCATATCAAAAGCTTACCCCACCATCCACAGAGTTTACAACCTTTGCCCGCACATTCTTGGTGATCTACTCGGGCAGAACCACCCCCACGCATCACGAACGACCGCATGTCCTCAACCGCCGTTTCATCGGACATCGAGAACACCCAGTTGTGATATCGGCGATTGAACGCGCCCTTGGTGATCACCGCCGCGCGTTCCACCATGGTCTCCAACTCCAACAACGTAATCCCCTCCTCTACAGCAATGGCCTTCACCCGATCGCTGAGTTTAAGCACGCTCTCGCACCCGTTGGATTTGAATGTACCTCGGGGCATCAAACGCCAAACGACTACCGCTGATGTTCAGACCGTCCTTCACCCCTACCTGGACCTTCACCGCCGGCAGGATCTCAATCTGCTCTTCGTCGGTGACCACCACGGGCTTACGGCCGTTGACCTTCAGCGTCACCATCTTCGGCCGCGCCTCCAGGATCTGCACGACCTCGCGCCATGGATCTGGACAACCCGGCATTGTCCAAATGTTGATCTGACTCCCGGTAATTACCCCGATCGATAGCATATTTGCACTCCATTGCTTGGCTGTAAGGCCCCCAGTAAATCCATCGCCGCATCGGTCAACGTCCAGGTGCTTCCACCGGCCACCCCCCGACGGATAACCGGTGACTCCACTAAACCCTTGGACCGTAAGATCGTGAGGTACGACGCTACATCACTCATAGTGTAGTGCAACCCCAGGTCCCACAACCGTTCTGCGATCTCCGCTGTATTCGCTTCTTCCAAGTTCTCGACCGCAAACAACGTTCGACGTAAGTGCGTGCCGGTCTTCGGCAGACGAACATCCGCGCCCACCCCGTTGTGATGGATCTCCACGGTCTCCAACTGAGAGAACACCACGCGGAAGAACCCGCACAAACAATGCAGTACAATATCCGGCCCATTTAGTTGATAACAGGCACTGGAACTCCCGCACTTTGGACAGTCTGTGTGCATCCGGCGACGCGTGCATCGGCTCCTCCCGATTGTAGCTTCCGAATGTCATTCAGGCAACTACCCTAGCAACTGCATGACCTGCTCGGGGCTCAACACCGATCGGCCATCTGCACGATGATGATTCAAGTACAAAATCTGTAGTCCATCAGCCTTTTGCCACGACAAGACCTTGGACACCTGCGGATCCGCGAACCCAAGTTCATGCCCGGGCTCAATTGCTATCCAGCCATTGGCCATGATCAAGTCCGCCAAGCCCGTGGCACAACTCATTACCTGTATTTTCGTCGGCTTTTGATTGGTCAGCAACACCAGCTTACTAAGTTTCTCCGCCGGTACATGTTCGTCCAGGAACTGCACAAACTGCTGTTCGTACTTGCAATTGTGGTAAAACATGTCCATCATCGATCGCTCGGCCTCCGGCCTATCGGCCCACCGGCAGTCCACGTACACGGTATCCGCCGCATCCAGCGCGGCCATCACCATGCTCAATACCAGTCCTTGATCGTGCAACCGTCCTCCTAGATCAAGAAACACGGTGTTCACGCCCTCAATCGGTGTATCGGACACCGGAACAACATCCAACGCCCGAATCATCATCGACTGAAATGCCCGAACCAAGTCCGTGTTATCGGCCTCGACCATGGGCACGGCCTCCAACCACACCCGACCGGTCGCACCATCGATCGAAATACGATCCACGTTATTGAACACCTCCAGCGATTGCTTGAGCGCCACTACGCACGGTTTGTTCATGCCCCTGGCCACTATCGCCGGATGACAGGTTTCGCTACCGGTCATGGCCAGGATCCCCGCCGCAGCGACCATGCCCTCGATGTCATCCACATCGGTGTTCTTGCGCACCAGGATACACGGTTCCTGGCAATCGATTGCCGCTTGTGCGGTGAACACCGGTTTACCCACCACCGCGCCCGAACACGCGGGCATGCCAATGAACGTCGGGGCTTTAGTAAACGTCGGGGCCACTGCCCGTTGCTGTAGAAGATCCAACTGACGAGGGTTTGCGCGCTTGACCGCCTCTTGCACGGTGATCAACTGCTCGTGCACCATGTCGTACGCGATCTTCACCGCTGCCCGGACTTCGCGTTTGCCCGTGCGCGTTTGCAACAGCCACACCTCCCCATCCTGCACCGTGAACTCCACGTCCTGCATGTCCTTCAACGTGTGTTCAAGCTTGGTCGCAAGCGCCAACACACTCTTCGCGGCCTTCGGATGGCTTTTGCCCATGGCCTTCAAATTCGGCGCGAGCGCATTACCCACCACGTCCTCACCCTGGGCCATGGCCAAAAAATTCCCCGTGGCTTCGTTCTCTCCTGTAATCGGATTGCGGGTGAACATCACACCCGAACCACTGTTCTTGTTCAGGTTGCCAAAGACCATGGCCTGAATAACAACGGCCGTTCCACCATCATCGGAGATCTTGTACTTGCTGCGGTAGAACTTCGCCCGATCAGTGTTCCAGGACTTCAACACCGCCTCAACAGCGCCCACTAGCTGGTCTCTGAACCCCGGGAATTCACCCATGGCCTTCTGATAGTACGCCAGCGCCTCCTGCACACTGCGGTCCTTCAACTCCTGTCGGTCCAAGCCCTTGACGACATCGCCGTACATGGTGATCAACCGATGCCGACAATTGTCGTAGCAGCTATCGCCCAGGCGCTTGCGCCAGAACTCTTCGTTCGCGGGATCGAGTCCGACGTTCAGGATGGTGTCCATCATGCCCGGCATCGAATTCGCTGCGCCAGAACGAACGGCCAACAACGGCATGTACCCCCATTGCTTCTGAAAGTACGCGGCAATCTGAATGACCGTGGATCGAACCTCACGCATTACCGACTTGGGCTTCGTCCAGTACTCACGACAAACGGTCGTCGGCAAAACTACGGCCGGGGGAACTGGAAGTCCTTGCTGGGCCATCCACCACAGGAAATAGCCCTTGCTACCCAGGAACTCTTTGTTCGCGTTCTCCGGCAGCAGAGACTCGGTAATCGGATAGAACTCGATGGCCATCAGTAGAAACCCTCGCTAGCCGCACAACCCACAAGGCAGACCACGAGGAACACCGCGAGCACCACACCACAGACGATCGTCATTTGTCACTCCTTGACAAGAAAATCACACTACAGACGTAGTATGGCACAGCCCTAAAGGTTTGTCAAGGGCCTTCGGGCCACTCCGACCCCAAGAACTTTCGGGCCTCGCTCTCGGTCATTGGTCGGCCGTACATACAGACCCTGGAATTGCTTCCCCCAGGCGTCCACGCTCCGCCATACGCGTGCTCGGCAAAGAACCCGTCCGCTCGCGTACGGTAAACCACGCCCTCCAATTCCGCGTACTCGACCATGGTAACAACCCTGGGCCTACAGGCCCATCAGTCCCAGTATATCACGGTTTTTTCTTGTAGTACTGTCGTACATGAGCACTCCACGCATCCTGGTAAACGTGGGTCTGCACTGCCGCTGCATCTGCATGATCCTCCTGATCCTTTTCCGGCCACGTACGAGCGTCCGACTGCACGCCGTCCACCGTGTGCTTGGCCTCGATCGACCGCGTGATCTCGTAATACCGGTGGGCCTCGTTCTTGGCCTGAAGCATGTCCTTGACGTTGAACTGCACCTCCGCCAACAATCCATTAGGTAGCTTTACCACCAAATTCACATCTCGATAACAGTATTTAGAAGCGTTTTCCATGTTATTTTTCGGCCGCTGGGCCAACACCATGCCCTGCTTCTCCAGCGTTCGAATGGTGTCCTGCAACTGATTCACGTTGTCCGTCGCCAACGTACAGCGCACCACGTCCTTAAGCTGTGACCAGTCACCATGGTAGTCGGCGTTGACCTTCTCCTCCGCCCGCCCCATGCCCTTCAACGGCGCGATGAACAGCAGCTTGCTCGATTGCCGCCAGTCCTCGGCTGTCATGTCATCCGGGCTCTTCTTCACCAACGTGTAGCCCATCTTGCACGCCACGCCCGTTCCACGGTTCAACCAGTCCCGTAGCTGCTCCAGGCCCTCGGCCGCGCGCTTGTACAACTCGTCCTTGTTGGCCGTTGGTTGCACGGCCTTCGGCGGCAAGCTACTGTAATCTCCAGGCGTCAGTCCTTGTGCAAGTTCCTTAATGCGCTCTGCCCTGGTTGGTCCTAGATCTCCGCCACCACTGGTCCACCGCCCACGATCATCTCGTGGCTGATTCTCATCCCACTTCAAAATATCCGCATACTCAGGTTTCTGTTTGTCCGGAATAGGCGTCAACCACGTGTGTGAGCCATCGGGTTCAAAGTACTTCAGCACCACCGCTTGATCTACCGGACAGAGTTTGAACCGCGCATCGAACCCCCACAGATTCTGTTCGGCCTTCACCACACGATTCGGATCACCCGCTTGATACGCCCGACGATTTGCACCACTGGCAAAATCACGGGCAATGCGGTTCACCGCTTTATACGCCTTCTCCCAAGACGGGGCGGCCTTATAGTACTTGTTTTGGGCCTTGAGATTAGCGATCTCCGCCAGCGTCTCGTCAATCGCCCGCTCTCTCCACAACGGTGCGTCCTTGTTCTTCCAATACGCCCGACTATAGTCCGTAACTCCATCTTCTTTCTCTAGCTGATCCTGGATCTTGCCGTCGTTAAACACCGCATTCCACTGCACGTACGCCGGGTACTTAGCATCATACGGAGGTTTCAACTCACCACTGGCACGCATTACCGGATCTTTGTACGCTGCTTCTCCTCGTGGTTCCTTGCTGATCAACGCTGATGCCAATTCGTACTCACCCTTAGCGTAGGTCCAGCGCGAATGCTGAACCTCATGAGCAGTCACTCCGGCAATCGCCGCTCCACCAAAATTCTGCGTGGTCTTATCCAACGTCCAATCACCACGGATCACAATCCGATTGTTCTGCGCATCCCAATGACCACCTTCTCTGTACGTGGCGTCTCCGACCTTGAACGACGGGGCCTCGCCGTAGATCACTTGTACATCGCCCTTGAACCGTAACTTACTCGCGGTTTCACGAATCATCCTCTCAGCATAAATCGCTTGGTTCTTCCAACCTGGATCTCGAACTACCGGCTCACCAGAGACCGACAGCGCCACGCTCTTCGGCAAATCCTCACCACTCGACGGCCCACTGGCAAACCGTCCCCGTTCATCGTGGTTCTCGTTGAACTTCAGAATCCGCGCGAACTCCAACTTCTGGGCAATCAGTTGCCGGGCTATACGCTCCACCTCATGTGAGTACTCATCGGCCGTCAACTGCCGGCCCAAGGTCGTTACGTGATCGCGTACCCGACGTTCGAACTCCGCCTCCCCGACCTTGTCCATGGCCATGCGCATGGCGTTGATGGTCGGGATGTTCTTGTGCCCGGGTAACACCCCGCCTTCTTGAACGGTAAACCGTCCATTATCATCGTGATAAGGATTGAACTTCAGGATCTGCGCATACTTTTTAGCCTCGGGCTCGATCGTCAGTACATGCGCGTGCACCGTGGACTCACCATGGGCTATTCCATCGACCACCCGATGATGACCGTCCATCAGGTAGTTCTTACCCTGATACCGCACTACCTGTGCGGGTGATGGATCCGGATTTCCACCAGCCCGCGCTATGCCCTTGATGTTCACCACGTTCTGAGTGAAAATCAAGTCCTTGGACGGCAGGTCTTCCACCGGCTGCTTGACAAACAATTCCTTACGGGCTTTTGCATGAGGATAGCCCTCAACGTCCTTCGGGTGCACACCCTGAAGAGCCGTCAGTTGATCAAAGAACGGGGTCTTGGTATACGGTACGTACTGTGCGCCGGGAATCAGATCCTCGATGCGCTGTAGATCATCCCCGCCACTGGCATCCAGTGGTTTCTTCGGATTATAGTTGAGGATCTTCCGATCTAACGGACTAAAGTCGGAATTGCTGATCCCGCCGGTCGCAAACCGACCTTGGGCATCATGATGGGGATTGAACTTAAAGATCCGGGCGTACACACTACGCGGCTTTCATCACCTGTTGAAGAAACAACCGACCCTCGGGCGAACGCGCGATCTTCTGATCGGTCAACAACGTACGGGTTGAGATCATGGTCTGAAGCTGCCCATGGACCTTGAGCAACAACGGATCACGATTCGGATGCGTCCACAACTCAAGTCGGTCATCCGGTCCTATGTCCAACAGATCTTCGGGCGCTCGCTTGTACCCGGCGTTCGTTAGCTGCTTTGTGAGATTAGGGTGCGCAATAGGTTTTTCATCGTCGGTCTTGCCGCCTGCGCCATCCCCGGACGAAAAACGTCCTTGTTCATCATGGTTTTCGTTGAACTTCATCACCTGCTCAAGTTGCTCAACCGCCGTATCCAACGTCGATGCGCCGTCGGCCTTCGTCAAATACCGCGCGCCAAAGTGATCGACGTTCTTGAGCCCGAAATTGTCGTCGCCGATGTTTCCCCTGGGCGTAGGATGCGGGGCCTTCCAGCTATTGGCCTTCAGGATGTTCCCCGTCTGCTTGTCGATGAACGAATGCACCGATCGACTGCTGCCGTCGTTGGTCACGACCTTGGCATAGCGCTGTCCGTGCTCAACCGTGTACTTCGGGTTGTACGTATCACCGTAGCCCATCTTCTCTTTATGGGCCTTGGCCTTGTCCGCCAAACCCGCGACATAGCCCTTCAGGTTCTCATCGCTGTATCCGGACTTACCCTTGGGTCGTACACTGGGCTCATCCGCTGGTTTAGCCTCGGGCTTAATCTCCGTCGGCTTTGGTTCAGTTGAGCCTCCCCCACCTGTGAGTTTCGCCACAGTGGACGCCGCCGTATTCCAATCATCCTCATTCCAGGCCGTACGCCCAGCGGCCTTCATCTGCTTGTTCGCCGCATCATGTCCAGCGGCCATGGCCTCACGATAGCTGGCTGTTCGATCGCCGGTCTTCCCGCCCTTGTCATCACCACCTTGGACCTTGGCCTTCTCCTCGGCCGATACCACGCCCATGGACTTCAGCCGCGAACCGCTAACCAAGTGCAGGTCACCCGTCTGATGATCGCGCATGAACGCCGTGTGATCACTCCCACCATGATCCAGGTACTGCTCCATGTACCCATGGTGCATCTTGCCCGTTGAGTCCTCGTACTTGTGCATTGGCCCGCTGGACTTCGCGTCCAACCATTCCTTGCTACCGGGCTTCGGCGGCTCCCCGCCTTTATCACCGCCCCCACCATCACCGGATGAAAATCGACCCTTCTCATCGTGATTGGGATTGCTCTTGGTAACGTGAATCTGCACGCCCGCGCCCAATAGCGGATCGAAGTACGCAAAAACTTCGTTCTTTTTCGCCGCACGGGGCTCGGTAATGCCGTTGGATCTCCGATAGTTCAAGACCGTCGCCGCGTCATTGATCTGATCCAGGTACTTGCCCTCACCCTTGCTATCGCCCATGGCATGGGCGTTGGTCGCCGCCTCGTGGGCATCGCGCATGATGAAGTGCAGGCTGTTGCTGGTCTTCTCGTGGTACGGATGATCAGCGATCGGCATGCCCTTCTTGTCGTACGAATCCTTTGACGCACCTCCGCGCGCAAGCTCGGCCACGGCGCTCATCATCGAATCGTGATCCATGGACGCCAAACGCTTCATGGTGTCCGCCGATGGTACTTCTTTGCCCTCGGCCTTGAACCACTCAGTCAACGCAGTTACCTTCTTGTTATCGGTCATTCCCTCCAATTGAGCTTTGACGCGCTCGGCGTACGCCTTGTCTGCATCATCACCAGCACCGCCGCCCGACGTGTGCTGGTTACCCCGAAAAGGGTGTCCTGGGGCGTCCCCCTTGACCGCCCCTGTGCTTGCATTTGCGCCGGCCATCGCCAGCTTTAGTTCCATCATGGCCTTGTCCAAAGGACTGGCCTCGGACTTCAGTGTGTGCATACTGCTATGCACGTCCGACATCTTTTGATGGGTCTCGATCTTCTGTTTATGGTACTCATCGTTCTTGCTGTCGTTGTTCGCGCGTGCGGCCTTGGCCGCGTCCTTGTGGGCCTCGGCGGCAATCCCATGGGCCTTCTCCGCGAACGAATGGGCGTCGGAATTCCAGTTGTTGGAGAAACAGTCGCTGCTGGCCTTGTTCGCGCCGTCGGTCGCCGCATGCGCCTTGTCCTTAGCCGTGTAATACGCCTTAGCGGTGTCCGTCAGATCGTTGTTGCCGTTGGACGTTGCCAGTTCACCTTTGGCAATCAATTGCAGTTGATGCTGACCCAACAACGGATCGTAGTACTTGAGGTCCACCGGTTCGCTCTTCTTCACGTCCTTTGGACGCTCAGTCCAATCATCGGGCAGGAGGTCCATGCGGTTCAAGCCCTTCGCCCGCTGCTTGATATGGTACTTCACGGCCTCGGGATCCCCGGCCCGCCCGTAGGACATCACGGCGTTCTTCAGGTCATCCTCGTTCTCGATCGGATAACTGCCATCGGGCATGGCGTGCCCCGCAGCCGCCGCGTTCTTACGTTCCTCCTCCGTGAACTCTCGCTTCTGCGCCTGCACGCGCGTCCTGCTGGTAAACGCCTCAAACATGGCCATCCCCTTTGAAAACCTTGGTCAACCACAAACTCCCGCCCATAGGATCAACGTACGATCCGATCTCGGCCTTCGCCGCCTGCACCAACGGTCCGCCGGGGTACGTGTACACCGGAGGTGGATCCGTTGGCTGGCCTTGTCCTCTGATTGTTGGAAACGTCTGACCCGGCATCTGCCCTAGGATCGCCCAATTCAGCTTTCCGGGCACGCGCTTCTGCCGGCCAGCCAGCCCGTTGTTCGGCGTACTGGCGTACGGCGCATCCACCGGCAATGGATTGGGCAACGGAAGTTCCGGCGTCACCTTGTCCTTCACCGCGACCTTGAGCACCAACCCCCGATCGATCTTACTGGCCTCGTGCACGCCCTCGATGGTCCCGGCATTTGCACTGGCGTAAAAAACCTTGGTACCTTCCTCCTCACCGTACTCCTCGATCATCGCGGCAAGGATTTTCTGACCTTTGGCTGTGAGCGGCATTACCGTTCATCCAGTTCCTGTAACTCCGCAAGATCGTCCTTGTCCAACGGCTCATGCGCGTCCCACGCCGATCGCGCCAGTTGGATCCTGTACCGCTCAGGCACGGTGAACCTCGTCAGGTTGTCCTCAAGACGCTCCAACAACTGCCGAAGCTCATCATGATCCATCGTAGCACCGCCTAAACATCCGAACCACGGATTTCCAGGTGGCCGTCCAAACCCGTAGGCCAAACGTCAATCGGCACACCTCTAAACGCTTTTTGACCAATCGCTCGTTGTTCATGATGAAGCAACGCCAACCGCAGTTGACGCTGGGCCTCGGTCAGGGCCTTCACAATCATCGGATCAAACACACTAGACAAACACGCGTCGCAGTGATTCGTACGATCCACCAGTGTATCGATAATGTCGATCTGCATACGCAGGACCTCCTGTGTCTGCGTACCCGCATGCGGCGTTTGTTCACGATTGACAAACACCAGACGTAAAGGCCGACCATCACCATCCAGTTGGTCAAGTTCATAAACATGTCCAGGTTCAATGACCTTCATTCCTGCACTCCTTTGCTGATCAAGGTCGATCTTGTTGTTCTCGAAAGTACACTCGATGTGGCTCTCGGCCATCACGATAGTTCATCACAAAATCAGTAAAGCTACCGGGTTTCGACAGTATGCGAACAAGGAATCGAACCCCGTCATCGCACATCCACTGACCGGTATGATTGTACGTCCATGTCCCGCCGTATATCCGCGCGAGATATCGGCTACGATTACTATACGTTCGTCTGGGTCTCAGCGTTTCCTGCCGCATCTTGCACCTGCTGCCGGGCAATCAATTGCAGTATCTGCTGTCGCAGCTTGTCCGCCCGTTTGATCGTCGGAAGCCTCAAATAACCCCAAAAATCGGCCAAAAAATACCCGACCAATACATCTGGCTCGGCCTCCAACACCCGGTCCAACAGCGGCTCCAGGTGCTCAATCAACGTCGGCGACAACGATCCGTACTCTGGTACGTTTTTCAGATGGTCATCGAAATACCAAAGCGCGGACTCAAGGCTTCGCATTGGCTCCTTATACCGATGCCTCCACACGTACTTCAAGCAATTACCAAGATCAAACGGCAGATGCCGACAAAATTCCTTCGGCTCAACCCCACTCGGATGCATGTTGTATTGCCGGGGCTTATGAACTGGATCAAAATCCATCAGAACAACTCAGGTTGAGCTACAGCCCGGCTCAAACCCATCAAGCCCTCCTGAAAGTGCGCCTTCGCCCGGTCCATCCATTTTCCAGGCTCTGCATCATCCAGGCGCTTAAGCTCCACGGGGGTGATCGCGCCCTCACGTTGTTGCCGCAGATGTCGCTCTACCTCCTGTAGTAGCCCTTCCAGCAGCACACCATGGCTCTTGATCGAATTGATCAAGTTCATTTCCGCCTGCGTGAGCGTCCTATGCCCTCGAATCTTCTCCATCAAAAACCCTCCGGTTGAGCTACCGCTCGAACGAGCGCCGACTGTCCTTCTTGCTGATGGGTCCTGGCAATCGCCAACCATCTCCTGGGCTCGGTCTCCGCCCAGTTTGTTGGCGGATGCATAGACTGAGTTTCCAGCAAATGATTGACCTTGGCAATCAACGCCTTTGTGATCAATCCGTGCTCCTTAATTTCGTTTATCAAGTCGATGTCCTCTTGAGGCAGGTCCCGATACCCGCTGATCATCCGATGTTGATTATCCATCCCCATCTCCTCAAAGTTTGATCGACAACACCTCTCCGGTACGACAAGCCCGCGCATGCTCAACCAACGACGCCGCAAGATCCATTGCCTGCTGTGGACCAAAACCAATCCAAGACGTTGGTTGCGCAAAGGCCAAAAATACTGTTTTCTTCTGCGGATCATGACCAACGGTCATGGCCAACGCCCCTTCATCTTGAGCATTCACCCGACCTCGCGGAAACTCTCCCTGAAGAGTTTTCTGAACCTTTCCAAGTTCATCCAACAACTTCTGTTGTTCAGGATCCAACGGGTCTTGCGAATGATGCGACATACGCTCCTCCTTCTCCATGACCTCTAATGACGGAAACATCTGACCCAAGCTTCTGGTCCTAAAATGCAGTCGATTGACAAAACGATCACCGCTCATCGTACGGTAACTCATGCTTCTCCGCCAACCACTTGGGGATCCATATCTCATCCCCGCCTTCCACATGACTGTGAGTCATTCGATCCACCTGTGACAACGGCAACCACTTCTCGCCCACATCCTCATGATCGATCAACACCGCCTTCTCAGTTTCATGCTTGATCGTCAGATTCCGGATCCGTACGTGATCGCTCATCGCCGTCGGCTCCTTCGCCCTCGCAATTCCCAGCCCACCAACATGCCCACAAAGTACGCCAACGCCGCGAGCTTGGCCATCAACCACGTATCAGGCGCGATGATCACCGTTGAGCTTCTTTAATCTTTTGCCTATACGCTATCTGCGTAGCTCGCTTACAGAGACGGCAAGTATAAATACCTCGCGGTTCTTTTCGGATGTTCTCATCATTCCATGGATGACCTCCTGCACAAGTGTCACGAGTAGCCCGTATCTGGGCATGCCTATCTTTATTCATTTGAGCAGAATTACCTCGCAACACATTTACCTGATTCGTCACCCATTCAATATGATCAGGATTAAAACATGCACGATTACGACAAGTATGGTCAGGCACCAAATCTTTTGGGATTGGTCCTCTCAACAACACCCAAGCTCTTCGATGCTGTCGCCGTTCACCAGTAATATTCTTCCCATTCCCAACCATCACATATCCGTAACGATCGGGTTTACGTGGTGAAATCCAACAACCAGATTCAGTAACAACCCGACCTTTCATCAAGGCTGCAAATAAAGCAATCCTACTACGTTTCCCCGGCATTACAAGCTCGATTCTTCCTGCTCTTCTTCGGCCTGCATAATATCCGCGATCAAATACAGCGCGATCAACATCTGGTTGTGGTCCATGCCAACGTCCGTCACAAACAGGTTCCTAAACACCTGCCAAGCCTCTCCTCTGTGCATGCCAAAAACCTCGTACCACAAAACCAAATCCGCCGTTACACACCGTCGCTCAGACAACGTCGCAAGCCGTCGATACTGATGACTCCATACACGCCACGGCATTCCCTAACCGCCCCGACCAAACAACTCCCAGGTCTTAGGAAACTGCTTGGCAATGATCTGCCCCACGGCATTGGCGTATACCCGAATCTCGTACATGGCCTTCGGGTCCATCCGCAGGGTCAAGAACGCCAACCAGTTACGGAGACTCGCACCCGCACGCATTCGACTGTACTGATACAGCGGCAACACCCCTCGGGCGATCTCCTTGGCCACACCCGCATCCAGCAGTTCCTGGTACAGCATGTGGCAGGCCATCGAATGCGCAATCATCTTGTCCCGCGCCGCCTGAGCCGTCAAAGCCGTCAACTGCGCAGCCCCGGGGATCCCCGCTGCCTGGGTCGTCAAATTCCCTCCGCCCATCAACAGCCGCTCGGTCGTCGGTACGTACACCAACTCCGGTAACGGCGCATATCGAGCGCTCATCTCGTTGTACCACTGTGTACGATGTCGCTGCCATTCTCTAAACGACACAATCGGTGCTTGAACCTCCAACACCATGCCCGCGAACTCAAACGGCGTATTGTGTTTGTTCTTGTACAAGTAGGCCAAGAGCCTAACATCTTCTTCCCAGCCCCTGAACGACCCTTGAGTAGACTGCCGTGCGGCCTCGATGATCCCGGCCTCCATATCGGCCTCAAAACCATCCACCGCTATTCCAGCATCCCCATGCCCCCAAGCCTCAACAAATCTGACGTACCCAGCGTCAAGCAACGGAATTGCTTCAGCCAAAACAAAAGCCATCACCTCTCCTCATGTTGATAATGCATGAACTGACCTATCGTTTTGGCCTTAACATCCGCCCAATGGTGAATGCTCTCTTTGCTCAAGTCCCCGGCGTTGCACAACATGATCATCGCATTCCGAACATCACCAAGCTCGCGCTCTAGAAACAATCGGTTCGAAATAGCAAGGTTATGCCGGGGATCCATGCTCTCGTACCCATGCCGCTGAATCTTGCACACAACTTGAATGACCTCCGCCATCTCCTCGGCCAACAACGTCAGTCGTTCGTTCTCGGCCGGTGTCAGGCCATTAAAATAATTGGACATTGTCGTACCTCAGTTGAGCAAACCATCCCCCGGAAAATAAAGGTTCGTATTTGGACACGCGTCCAACACCGCCGCATCCACCGACAGCAACAACATGCCCATCCGCACGGACTCATCACCGTCTATGAACTGCTTGCGTAGTTCGTACGACCAACGCAAATTCGGCCGGCAGCAACTAAAATCCGGACAGCACTCGCCCTCCAGGTTATGCACGGACTCTCCGCCCAACCACCGCTCAAGCTGTTCCTGATCCGGAACTTGTGTCATTTGTTTACCGTCGGGGTTCGGACATACCGGATCATCCTGTCGATATCCCGTCGCAGGTCCTCGCCGCCCTCACCCTGATGCACCACGTGAAATTTCCAATCCCCGGTGGTACTATCACCCGTGTACGTGGTCAATTTAGACCCGTGAACAAACTCCAGGCGCTCGGTGTCCGCTCGTGCGTGCTCAAACATCTTCCGCAACTTCAGTACGTCGTCCAAGCTCGCAGAATGGTATTCGGGATGTGCGTCATTGTTGTACCCGCCCAAAGCCGCCACCGAACACGCCACGAGCTTCATGCGCTCGGTCTCAAGTTGATCGGTCAACGCATGCTCGGCCGCCCGTGCCCGCCGGATCTCCGCCCTGGCGTCGGCCATCAACGCCAGTAGGTCCGTGAGACCCATTGGGATCTCCGGTTGATCAAGTCGCGTCAACCGGCCAAGAATGTCCATCAGGACCTCGCTATTTCAATTACACCCTTCGAAATCCGAAATTCATCAACGTACTTCACTTGCCCCGAAGTAAGATCAAGCAGATTTTGAACTGCTATTACCTTGCTACCGGCTGCCAAGTTCACCCAGCACTCAAGTGTAAAATCGCCGTCCAACAGCTTTTCGCTCCCACCAAACACAGAAGAAATATCTACCTTCTCTGGCATAACCAGATCATGCAGTATTTCATGATTTTCCTCATCTGCATAAAACAACACATTTTTAGCCTGACGAGTAAACGCCACATGATGCCAACCGGGCGTCAGCACCACTGTATCGCGGATCGGCACGATCTTCATCAACGAATCCGCGCGCACGATCGCCGGGGCCATGGCGTAGGCCAAGATCACGGCCAGCGCTCCCCGTCGAGTCACGATCTCACTCATACCGGTCCCTCCAATCCCAACACCCTGTTGATCGGTGCGTACAGGCGTTTCATCGTTTCCTCGGCGGCGGCCCATAGCGGGCAGCGTCTTGCTTAATCGGCTGGTAACCGGGCCGCCCCAAGCGGCCACGTTCGATCAACGCCCGGGCATCGGCCGACACCGCTGGATCAAGCGCGATCTTGACCTCCCAGGCAATCAACTGCGCCAAGGTCTTAACCGGGTCCTGTTCATCCCAGTCAATGCAATTGACGATACACGCCTCAATCACCGCGTCCTTCCACGGATTGGCGTCCATCAACGGCTTAGCGTCCATCACCGCCACCACTCATCGTCATCGGGTTCGTCATCCTCCGGCCAGTAGTTCATACAGCCTCCCTATTGTTCACGCCCCTCGAACTTCAAATGCCGGCCCTCGGACAACCACCAGCCAAAACCAGTGCCGGAAAGAAAAACCAACGCCAAACACCCGACAAGCACCAACAACGTCGGTACGTCGAGTACGATCGCCCATTCGCTCATGATAGTCCGATCACCTGATCTTCGCCAACACCGCCGCCACCTCTTGTTTGAACGGCCCCTCCTCGATATGCACATGCGCCAGCACGTACAACAGCAGCTTGTACATGGCCTTTGACTGCGCCATCATCTTCGCGTTGTTCTCCGCTCGCCGCTGTGCGCCCACGAACTCAGAACCGGTTAACGCCGTGACCCCTACCAATAGCCCGGGATGCGCGGAATCACCATTGCTGTGAATCGCCCGGCCAGCGGCATACCATTCTCCTTCAGTAACGTCCATTCACTCTTCCTTTTGTTTGGATTTTTGAACAACCTTATTCAGACTTTCCGTAGTTCAGCGCCGGTCCGGCGTACGATCTCCTCGGCCACCGCCACGCTCCGATGCCGCCCAAACTGGCAGCCCACCCAGCACTCTCCGTGCTTGGCAATCAACTGCACGCCCTTCTCCACCAATCGAAAAAACGCCGGATCACACCGCACACGCGCAATCCGCTCTTCGTCCGTCGCATGATCCCTAGGACTCCAGGGATTGGGGATCAACCGGCAGTCGATCACCCAAAGCTTGGGCAACACCGGGGGCTTGACGTACCGAAACTGGTAGACCACGGCCATTCAGTGACCTCCAGCATGAACAACCACGAACATGCGCGACTCCTTCGCCAGTACTATACTCGCACAAATCCTATCGTTTGTCAAGTGCCGTTCTTGGACCTCTCACGAACCGTACATGCGCTCAATCTGCTCGCGCGTCCACACCTCAATGGTAGTGACCTCCCCCAACTGCGTGAACCTCGGGCTCCGTAGATCCTGCTCACGCTCCACCGCACCCGCAAACTGCCCGTGTTGATCGTACACCAACAGCGCCTTGGGCTTCAACCACCCGTCCATGTTCACTCCTTGAAATTAGTGACAGTACCCGTACCGAAATGGATCCAACACCTTCTCGCACACAAACACCGCCAGTCGTTGCCGCCATCCATTGGGGTTATTCTTGTACACTGCTAACCGGTGCATAAGCGTCCAATAAAACGGGTGCTTAAACGCCTCAACGTGTCTTAAAGACGGGGGACTCCGCCAGAACACCAAACTGGCTAACGTAAAGTTCAACAGCACATCCAACGCCCCGAAGACCCCCACCAGCGGCCCGATCAAAATCTTGTGCACGTACGTCAATCGTTGCCAGTACATAACCGCCCCAGCGTAGTTCACGGTCAACAACCAGAACAACCACAAGCCCGCCACCCAGTACAGCACGCATAGAACATGCTGCATCGGCTCAACCCTTGTTCTCGCCGTTGATCGTGATCTTGGAGTGCTTGGTCTTCCACGTCCACACCGCCCAACCCAAAGCCCCCAACAAACAGACAACACCCGCTACGCCAATGGCCCATTGCATCTGAATCTCCCGCTATAAACCACGCCATCAGCAGTATACCGGCGGTCGAACCCTCCTTCCAACGCTGGCAATCAATTGCAATCCGGGGTTACAACGTTCTCGACCCTAGGCACTCGCATTAACAATGACTCACTCACATCGTTCAGGTACTCACGACCATTGTAGTTCGTTCAAGTTCCGCGATACTAATCCCGATAGATGACCCGTTCTTGATACATGGTTCTCGCAGAATCTATAGCTCGTTCTATCGAAAAGGCACTCTCTACTGAAATGACGCACTCGACGTAGTTGGCGCTCTCACCAAACTGGATTCACTCTGTTCAGTGGGTCTATCCAACATCACGGACTCGATCAGTATCTCCGGTTCCCACACCTGCCACTGCCTCACTCGACGGTTTTGGTACTATCGTAAGTCTTGATCTCGCTCAACAACTTCGGTGCACTTCAGGTGCAAGATTCCACTCTGAATACGTGGTGCTCGCATTTCCCAAAGACTCGTTCTCAACATCGTGGTACTCTCACCTACATTGACCCACTCCAACAGACAGGTGGCTCTCCGTCATTTAGGTTCGTTCCGTTGCAGCGGCCCTCACACTTTCGTGACTCGCTCGACCATTCAGGCCCCCGCTCGATAACCGACGCACTCCAACTAACAGGCACTGTCTCTTATCGTGACTCACTCACTTCCATTGGTGCACTCGCTGTATCGGATCTAGCCACATACAGCGCAATTGGTGCTCTCATTTACAACGACTCGTTCAACAACAGGCGCTCGCTCACATAATGACTCATTCACTTCCATCGGTACACTCTGTCTTCCCCGACTCGTTCATAAACAGGGGTACTCTCCCTCCATGAGACTCGCTCGTCTTCCACGGTACTCTCGGTCCAACTGGCTCACTCAATTAAGCTGGTACTCTCTATTAACTTGATGCACTTCCCGAATCGAGGTTCTATCACTTATCGCGGTTCGTTCTTGACAAACGGTGCACGCACTCAATACGACTCGCTCCGCTTTTTTGATCCTCACGGTTCTTCTGGCTTCGCACACTCCTTACAAACGGCGCACTCACTAAGCTAGGTTCATTCCAATTGCACGGTCCCGCTCATTGCAACTGATTCACTCCGCGTGCCCGGGACTCTCCTACAAGCCAGTTCATTCTGAGAACGTGGTGCCCTTCATTGAATTGACTCATTTCGAGCTTCTGGTGCTCTCAGGTTCGATGACTCGTTCCTTCTTGGTGGCGCTCTCGCTTCGACAGAACTCATTCATACTTCTTGGCGCTCTCCGTGTCGCGTGATTCATTCATTTTGCTTGGTGTTCTCGGCAATAACGACTCACTCCTTTCATTTGATGCTCTCGGGAAGCATGGTTCATTCACGGGCTTTAGGCGCTCTCAATCTCATTGATGCACTGCCCATGCGTGGTGCTCTCCGTATCGACGGTTCATTCACAACTATTGGCACCCTCTGCCTTGAAGGACTCGTTCCGGAAGCCTGATACTCTCAGTGACAATGACTCATTCAGGTTGTTCGGTTCTCTCAAGTCTGGTGACGCACTAGATCATGATGGTCCACTCGTCTTGCCCGGTTCGTTCCATACATCTGGCACGCTCCTACGTTTTGACTCGTTCAAAGTTGATGGTGCTCTCAACTAGGATGACTCACTCGTGAAGAACGGTACGCTCTTGTTTCGTAGCTCATTCCCTGAACTAGGTGCTCTAGCAATGCTTGATTCATTCGAACCACAAGGTACTCTCTCTGCGCGATTCATTCTAGTCGTGTGGTGCTCACTTACATAATGACTCGTTCCGGGGGTTTGACGCTCTCTTATTGGACGACTTACTCCGCCGCCGGCCGCTCCTCCGCCCAGGACTTCGGGGCGGCGATCGGCGACTTGATCACATCCGCATGACCCAGGAACGCAATGGGATACGGCAGCGGCGGCTTCTTCCCGAAGTGACCTTCGAACCACGCATCATGCAGGTGCGCGAGAAACAGCTTCACCGCCCATCGACGGGCCATGGCATCGATGTGCCCGGGTGGAAGCATCGGCACGCCCTCACCGGGCTTGAGCTTGATGGCCGCCAACATCGGGGGCGTCAACGACCCATCGGCGACAGTCCGCAATGCACGTACGGCATCCGGGTGATAGCAACCAACCAACCAGGGATACGCCTCAGTGGTCTTCCCGATCTTCTCCAGCAACGACGTGGCGCGCACCGCCTGCCCGCCCTTCAGATTGCGCTCCCACTCGTAGATCTTGCGCTCCTTGTACTTCTGGCCGTAGAAACAGTCTTCGCGGTTGCTGAACTTCATGAACGACTGCCCGGCCTTCCAGCACAGGGTCTTGAGCGTGGCGTTCCACGGGCGCTTCTGGCCCTTCTCCCAAACCGAAGTCGGATCCAACCCGGCAAACCGCCAGATCTTGCCCGTGGTGGTGGTCGGTACCCGCCCACATTGGGGGGTACAGGGCTCACCGGGCTTACACGCCTTGTTCTTCAGATTCTGCCGCATGCACTTCCAGGGCTCCATGCTGATGTGCGCCAGCAGACCGGCGCTGATCACCGGCCCAATGCCCACGACCTGCCGCATCCAGTTGCCCATCGGATGAGCATCGGTGTACGCATCGAGCGCGCGTTTAAGTTGGCTCTCCATCACGTCCGCCTGTTCGGCCATCCACGCCAGCACCGAATTCGGCTCCGCGTTCTCCCCCAGCGCCCGCACTTGGTTGTCGCTGCGTTTGCGGTTCTCCTGCATGATGTAGTAGCCATCGACCAAAAACCGGGCCTCGGTGTCCGTCAGTTTCTTGGCCGCCAACTTGAGGTCCTTGGTCAAGCGCTTGACCGATTCCGCGCCCTCGTCCAACGGATGGTCCTTGCCGTTCTTCGTTACCATGGTGACTCCTTCAGTAGTACTACCGTGGACTTGCAATCAATTGCCAATGACCTTGCCGCCGAACTCCTTGAGACCGTCCTTCAACTGTTGAAGTCGGTCTTTCGGAACCTCCACCGCCACAACCACCACCGATTGTTCACGCAACCACCGTCGAAAATACACCTCCAACGACGGCCAATTATCCGGCTCATAACCCTGGGCTTCGTACACACACCCAGCAGCCACACGCATTATCGCGGCATCCGCCACAGTCATCAGGTCATTCTCGTGCGGAAATTCTTTGCCATCGACCAAAATCTCCTCATCATCGTGCCACGTACCCTCCGGCCAATAGCTCTTGTCCGTGTAAAACCGCTTAAACTCCGCACCCGTGGTCTTGATCATCATCAGTCCTTCTTGTCGTACGTCAGCTTCGCCAGATCCTGTAAGGACTCCAGCCCAAGACGCGTGACCGTGGCCGACACATAGCCCTCGATGTCGATCTTAGCGGCCGTCGCTGCGGTCTCGATCGTTTCCTGTGCGCTGTTGACCACGAACTCCATATTGCCCGGCAGATTCTCTGCTTTCCACTTCAGATGCTTGTGAATCTCCCGCAACTCCGCTTTACCGATCTTTCCGCTGTCAATCAGCGCACCCAGGCGGTTGATCTGCGTCCAGATGTCTTCCAAGCCCTTCTGCGCCATTTGCTTGACCTCACGCTTCATGGTCTCGGCCTTGGACTCAATGGGCAGGATGTGCGGCTTCTGCTCGATCGGCGTAGCATCTGCCGCAGCATACCGAATCGTACAGGGCGTACCCCCACCCCGGCCTTGACTGGTGATGAACTCCGCAAACTGATGATGACTCATCTCGATCGCGCACACGATCTTTCCGCTACCACCACCGTGAATCCAATCACGATTCAGGTCCCGACGTAAGGTCGCACGATTGATCTCGATCCGCAAGCACGATCCGTGCTTCAAGTCCGATCCAAATAACTGACCGTCACCACCTTGCGGGTTGGTCAACACGATCGTACCGAACGCCGGATGTGCGTATTCCGTACTGTCTTTAAACGCCCCCGGTTGTTCGTTCTTCGTGGCCGTTGGAACTTCAAACTTCAGGTCGCTCATGCGCACTCCTTGGCATTCCGCCGATCAATAACCTCTTGCATCCGCCTCTGTGAATACCTGTAGGTCACCCGCCCGCTCTCATCGCAAAGATAATCCTTCTGACCGGCGATCACTCGTACAGCAAAATACCGACGACGACCGCTCTTCAGGTCCTCGAACCCAAGTTCCCATGGGGTCATACGTGTTCCTGGTCCTTCCACTTTGGCCGTTGCCATTCGTCAATCCGCTGGTTAAACCGCCGTTCCAACAACCACACGTCGAGCATAAACAGCAACGCCATCAGGATCCCGACCCCCAGTACTCCCCATAGGATGTACCTCATTGCCGGACCTTGATCGTATGCATTTCCGACAGCACTCGGTTATAGTGCTCGATCTCCCATCCACCGGACTCCCACTTATGCAACAACCTGTAGCAATCGAACTCCACATCCCGTACATGAAAACGTACTTCGCGCGAGAACCGCTTGACCGAAAAGAACACGATCTCACCCGTGTCCTTTTGAAATTCGCCGACGAACCGATCATCAGCCGTGTACTCACGGCCTTCCAAATCCTTTACGCCGTCATGCACACGGAACACCGCCACGACCTCGGGCAACCCTTTGACCACATCTCGCAATTGATCCTTCTTCATGACTTGAACCCCTTGGGCAGCAGGATATCCAGTCGAGCCATATCCAGCGATGCGAGGGCCATGATCACCACCGACACATCTTCCGGGCTCATATGTTGCTGGAAATACACCGGAAGCACATCATACGTCTGAGCCGTAAGTTCTTCATGCACTGCCGGCCAACCCGGATCAATTGACATCTCGCGCGTCAACTTCGGAAAAGCCTGGGCTAAATGCGCCTCAAATAAATTCTTCACTACCTTCATGCTCGTCACTCCTTGACGGTCTGTCCTTGGTCGAACACGTGAAAAACAAGACCATTGGCAAACTGAAACGTACCGATGTACGCCCCAGGATCCCCGAAAACTGTATGCCCGGTTCCAACAATCCTCAATCGACGCCCGCACTTCACTGCGGCTGGATTCACCAACGCCCAGATATACGGCGTGTCATTCTGCACCTGCACGCACAAAATACGTGCGCCCTCCGGCATCTCAATTTCTTGGGCATCCGTCGGAATGATTTCGTACTTCCAGATCGTCAAACTCATTTGTCACTCCTTGACGTTAAACCTTCAGTTGATCGATCGCCACACGCAGTGGCTCGCCCTTGCGGAATCCAGCGCCCAGACGAGGGCCGCAACGCCGCTCCTCGAAATCTCCGAACTTCCACAGCAATATCGGGTGATTCGTGTCGTTATCGCGCTTGATCAACACCAGACGGAATCGCTCGCATCTACCAAAGCGCACCAGACTAGCGTAGCCCCTATGATCAAACCCATCCGGCGCCTGCACGGTCTCGACGTGCGATCGATGATTTCTGTAAGCACCCTCCGCGACATTCGCCGACCACAGGTGCTCGGCCTCCATGTCGATGGCCAGCTTCACGGCCTTGGCAATCGGTCCCATGCGTCACTCCTTGACGTGGGTCAAGCCTGAATCAGACTTGCACGGCCTGCCCGTTGAACAACACCACCAGTGCATCGGCCAAGCCCACGCCCACGGCCTTCAGGTAATGCAAGGCCCGGGCAAAGCCGTTCGTGCATCCGTGGATCATCCGTTGGGCCAACGCATAGATCTCGTCTCTGCTCATGCTAGCTCCTCGATTTCATCCGCAACCGTCCATTCGGAAGGCCACACACTGGAACGGAAGCAATGAAGCCGCTTCAACTTACCGGCCTTCTCCAGCGCCGCCCAGGTCTGAAATCCAATGCCGTGAACAACCGCCCCACCCGCCGCATGCAGCCGGTAGACGAATTTCTCGCCCCCACGGTACTGGGTCTCCAACTGCTTGCGGAAGTACCCACCGGCCTTCAGGATCTCCAGGGCTTTCTCTGCTCGGCTCATCGCGCACTCCGTTGCTCGACCACAGCCCCAGCATAACACAACCAGGGGATTTGTCAAGTGGGGATTGGCAATCGATTGCCCGTGGTTTTCCCCACGATTCCAGCACACGGGTCGCAGTAGTACGCATCGTGCGGCGGGCCATCCATATCCGCGTACATCGGGCCGCTGGGCAGCAACTCGCCGTTCCATTCCTCGACCGATCGCCAGTCGGGTTTCATCTGCCGGCAGCGCGTGCACTCGATCTTCTGCCCACGGTAGAGCTTGACCAACACCAGTTTCATTTAGCTACCTCATACACACTAGTGATATGCCCTAGTTGTTCATGCCCGCGACGATGCTCACGCCGCCACCACCGCAGACCCCCGCATGAACAAAACCACTGCAAATGCGGTAACATGCTAACCGCCTCTTGCCATTCATGATCATGGTGGTTCGTCCGCGCCACTTCATTATGGCAGAAATGCCCACGCACGTCATGCAGTCTTCGCCACACACCTTCACCGGCCGCGAGCTTCAACAGCTTCGGCACGGGATTCACATGTAGAGTGATCACCCGATGCTTCAACAACGCCACGGGCTTGGTGTGGATCATCTGCTGTTTGACCGGCATCTCACGCTCGACCCTGGTCTTGCTCGTGCGGTTCATGAACAACAGCAGGCCGATGATATTCCGCAGATCCCCGGCCGATCCATCGTAAAACATGTCCCAAATCTGAGGAACACGATGTTGTAGGCGCTCCGCCACGTGCAGCGACAGACTATGGTTCGCCCGCAGTGACCGCAGAGCCTCCTTCTGCCATTCGTCCATGGCCACTCGATGCTTACCGTCAGCCCCACAGTGAATGGTCCCCAGATGCGCGGCGCTCACACCCCAGAAAAACAGATCGAACTGCGCACGGCTAGTGCCCACGGCCTCCGCCATCTGCTGTTCTTGCTCGAACGTCCAGGGGCGATTCAAATGATACTGGATGGGGCTCAGCCCCAGGCCAGCAGGCGACTCCACCAGCACTCGAACCAATGATCCGGTGATCAGATACCCCAATCGAATATCTGCGGTCTTGTCCGGCTTCTGGCCGGTCAACGTCTCGTACCACACGTCAAACGGGAACTCAATGTACATACGCTCAAACGGCGGAATCGCAAAGTCCTGGGCATCGGCGATAACCCTCGGGGCCTTGCGCAGTAGCTCCGCACAGTAACCAGCAGCCTGATGGTCGAACACGAAGCGCTTGGCCAACATCAGGTTGTCGCGCGTGGTCTCCCAGTACGCAGGGGGCACCACCGCCTGTACCTTGGACTTGGTCGTGGCCAAGAACAGATCGGCCAACAACGGTCGGCGTTTGATCATCTCCCTCGACCCTCACGGATCTTCCGTTCCTTCGTAAACCATTCCAACTTGGTTGGCAGGTCCTCAGGCGCAAACGCCGTCGAACAGCACAAACAAACCGCAACGTTCACCTGCGTTGCCCAAGTCGATGTAGGTGTCCGACAGAAACAGCAGTTTTCAAACGGTTGCTCCGGATTCGGCTCCTGATGGATCTTGATCACGCCACCACCTTGAACGGCTTGTCGTACTTGCCGAGGTTCATGTTCACGTACCACGCGCAGTGGAAGTAGTCGGTCATGGGCTCGGACTTGTCGAAGTACCCGTGGCCAAACATCTGGGCCTTGGCCTTCACCATGATCTTCAACGCCTCGCCCTCGAACTGGTTCTCTAGATAGTAGGGGTTCAACTGCGCGTAGCTCCTGCTGGGTGACCACAGATGCTGCTGATTACAGTTCTCCGCGCGCTTCTGGCCTACGGCGTTGACCATCGCCAGCAGATCGACCGGAGCGCTCCAGATGTTCAGCACCAACGATGACCCGTGGTTCACCGCCAGCGACCATCTCCAGGACTTCGGGAACACGGCCTTCAGCGCCGCGTGGATTTCCTTCTTCTTCTCCTGACTTACGTACGCCATTTGTCACTCCTTTGACCGTTCAACCATGCTCAGTATGGCACAACTTCACGAGTTTGTCAAGCTGGGGCCGGTGATGCCCTCCAGGCGCGGCATACGCTGGGTTCCGATAACGTCGGCATCATGGAAAGTCCCGTAGTTGTTGGGATTGCCGAAGACCTTCCCATCACTGTCCTCGAACACGATGCGGTCGGTCAGCCGGCCCTCACTGGCCAACCGGCGTGACGCCGGGCAGCCGCTGCGGAAATCCATGCGGGCATTGGCCTTCTCACCATCCCAGGACCAAAACGGCTTGTACGCGTACTTTGCGATGTTCGCGGGCTTGCCGTCGCTGCAAATCACCCGCTTCGCCGTTACTCGATAAACGTAGGTTCCCATGGTCACTCCTTGACGGCTTCCAGCTTTCCATCGACCCAACGGTAGTTCACAGGGTCGGACGATTCAACCACTCGGGTTTCCCGCACCAACATCCAGCGGTTAAACAGATCCGCCACGTTGTCCTCCGCTTCCTTGTAAGTGGCAAACCGTAGGGCATTGCCCACCCATTTTCCACTGCTATCGGCGATCACCTCAGGTTTGAAGCTCATGTTCACCACTCCTTGATTGGGGGACTGATGTAATGACCACCGGGGTTCGTCCAGTCACCAACGAACATCCCATCCTCATCGTACGCCTGATGACCATCGGCGTCCTTTTCAAACTTCGCACCGGGGTACAACTTGCGGACCTCGGCTTTCCACTCATTGAGGGTCATGCAGTTGCTCATGGTCACTCCTTGACCATCCGTTCAATAGTTACAACCCCACTGACAACTGAACCGCGCAGCCATCTTCTTCGCGTATACCTCGGCACGACGCTTTGCTTCAGCAACACTGCCACAAGCGGTTTCACCCTCCACTCTTTTAGCAGCGAAAGCACGTTCAGTCATTTCGTGTTCCTGATTTGGATACACACGAACAACCTCGCCATCAAAGTCCACCATGATGTAAAGCGCCGAGATTCCCATCGCTCACTCCTTGATCCACCAACAACTGTATTCTGGCACAAGTCACTACGTTTGTCAAGCAGATCTGGCAATCAATTGCCAGCCATTTCCGGCTTACAGGGCTTGGCCTTCACGTCCCGGATCACAGTGATCCGAACCCCTGCCGCTCCAGGTCGAGCACATAGCCCGGCCATGGCCGCCAGCACCATGTTCGTGGCATCGGCCGAACTATCGGCCTCGACCACCAACTTGACCTTCACCATGAACTTCATCGTCCCTCCCAAAGGGATCAAATCACTTGGCCTTCGCTTTCACAAGGGCGGCACGAGCTTCCTTCAACGCGCCTCCGGCTACTCTAGACGACGACACGTCAAGGCATTTGATGCAGTGCTCCAACGCCGCTACCAGTTCATCGTGCACACTGAGGCACAGAAGCACACGCTCGGCATTCGCAAACGCCTCTTCATCCGACAACAGGATCTGCGGACCAGATGTCGGTCCAGAACCGTTGGTCATCTGATGGTACTTGCCCATGGTCACCGTGCCCCAGGTACCAGGAGATTTTTCTTTACCCTGCTCGGCCAACCACACAGCATAATTCTGCGACACCGCGTAAGAACGGATCTCCATCTCATGCGGAGAACCGTCGGCGTTCTTCTGCGTGATCACCAGATGATACGGCCCAGGCGTATGCTTGTTCATAACACCCCCGCCTGTGCAAGAGCCATTTCCATACTCATCATCATCCTCCAGTCTTGTGCGGGAATCCCTGGGCCTTCAACTCTGCCTCCACGGCCCTCAGGAACGCCCCACGCTGCCGCACGTACGACGGACTGGCCTCACCATCCTGGCACAGGTTCTCGGGGCTCAGGTCGCCTTCTAGGCGGCTGTAAATGGCATCGGCATCTGCACGAGTCAGGAACCCGATCCTAATCGGTGACAGCTTCTGCACCTTCACACGCCAGAAATTCATCTCCTCCAAGTACACGTACAGCCTCGAAACACCGCTGTATCTCTTTGCCATCATGAACTCCAGTAGGTTTCCGATCCGACGGACATGAAGTACGGGGTGTTCACGGACTCCAGTACGGTCTTGCCGTTCAGCAGATTCGTCACCAACTCCTGCTTCTCGATCTTCGCAAGTTCTCCGCGCTCGATCACCTCGATCTTCTCGGGATCCAACATCCGATCGCGGAACTTCAGCTTACCGGCCTTCACCATCCGGGTTCTAGCCGCCAATCCAGCGGCCTTGGTCTTGAACGTCTTCTCCCCACCGTACGGCGCCCACAGAATGATCTCCGTGGTGTCCTTGTCGTAGATCACGTAGCTCATGGTATCTCCTTCATCACGCCCCTATTCTGGCACAACCGCAGCCGTTTGTCAAGCGCAGAGTCCATGCCCTGGCGTGTACTCCCGTACCTGTTCGAGTTTCCAGATCTCGTTCTTCGGCAGGTACGCAGGATAATCCCCCCATAGGCGACCCTCCGGGCCATGGAACACCACGCCTCCAGTATCCGGGATGTACGTGGCGATGTTCCGACCCGCAAGGTCAAAGAAGTCGAATGAGAACACCCGGAAATTCCAATTATGTTCCCACGGATGCAGACGCCTACGTGGGTACCGCAGGACCACCACGCGGTCGATGTCGATCGGTCCGTATTGCGCGCACACCGCGCCAACAGCGCTAGTCGGGGCGCTGACCCGCACTCCGTCTGGGAAGCCCATGAACGTCCTTTCGTTCAAAATTGCGATGAAGTGCAAACACCAACCGCAGTGACGCCACGTCCTTCTGTCTGGCGCGAACCCGGGCAAAGGTGATCCGCACATCGATGTTCCAGCGCATCGAGTGCCACGGGTTGTTCTCCAGCTTATACCGTGGATGCAACAACCAGTTATACCCCAGGTACTGCTTGGCCTGCTCCAAAGTCATGCTCTCCCCCTCTTTATACCAACACCGGCTTGGTTTCCGGCGCATAAACAGCCGCGTACGTCATCGCATGAAATTCAGTGTCGAACTGCATGCTGTTCTTCGGCAGCCCGCAGTAAATCGGTTTTCTGGTGTCGTCGGTAAACCCGTAGAGGTAGACCGGTCGCCCGGTCTCCCCGTCCTTGGTCAACGCCCAAGACATTTCAGCCGCCGTAGCGCTTGCGGTAGGCCGAGGCGTACTTCGCCAGCGGGTAACGCACCGACGCCTGAGGCACCTGAACCGGCACCAGCCCCATGGACGACGCCTGGGCGATGAACTCATCGACCGACTGAACGTACTCGGACTTGGGCTTGACGGGCTTGAAAAACTCCTGGACCTTCTTGAACATCACGTTGAACAGCTTCATGATTCCCACTCCTTGGGTTGGTAATTCAGTCAATCTTCATGACGATTATTGAACCCTTTCTCCGCCGCACGTGCCTCAGCATTTGCGTAACACCGCGCACGCCATGCTACTGCAAATTCGTTCCCCGACTCATTCGCCAGCGGTGTAAGCTGACGCAGGATCTTCACCGGGCACTCAGAGGCATTCGGCCCCATGGTCTCGTCCATGTCCTTCCAGTAGAACATGCCGTTACGATGTTCGTAGATCGTCACCGACGCATAAACCTCGCCAGTGGCCATGCACTCCACCGCCACATACAACGCGCCGGCCTTCACCGCGTGATCAACCACTCGATAGTCATTAGCACGCCACGTATAGGACTCCGACAGGATGAACTCCCTGGGAGTCACGCCCTTTGGTTTCACTGCGCCGCTCCAGCCCATGATCACTCCTTGATCGAATGTCCAATCGGGTAAGGCATCGGCAGTTCAAACACATCGAATTGCCTGTGCGCGGTCTCTCGAATAATCACCCGCCTCTCCCCGTAAGCGTACACCGTCCAAACCGGGGCGTAGTGATACGGACTCGGGATGCCCTCTATGCGCTTGATATGACCAATCTCTTCACACTGCGCCAAGAAACGGGCATGACCTGAATGGCTGGTGATCCTCTTGATCCGCTTCAGCATCTTCATCTCCTTCATCACGCCCCTACTATAACCCAATTCCTCCTATTTGTCAATACCTGGATAGCAATTGATTGCCGAAATTCCTCGGGTTTATTCGCCGATCACCGGCTGTTCGGCCTCCAACAAGCCCAGTAGCTTGTCGAACACCGCAGGACTGACGCTCCCATGAAAACTCACGGTGTCCTTGTTATACTGCACGGACCACAGACCACTGATGCCCTTCACACGGTCTTTGAACCGACTTTCCAGATCGGCCTTCGCCGTGTTGTACTGGTTGTACTCCAGGATCCGCGCACTGGCCGCCTGCACGACCTTGGTGTAATCCGGGATCAACCGACGCACGATGTCCTGTGCGATCTGCATGCCGGACTTACTGGCCGCGACATTGATCGACGGCGCACTGAACCCATTGCCCAGCATCAGGTCTCGCGCGTAGTAGGTCTTGCCCTGATTGTCCACCAAATGCAAATTACATCCGATGTGCAGTTTGCCCTCCTGGGACTTGCCGTACCCCGGAGGACCCAGGTAGATGTACGCCCAGTCCGCGCCTAAGAGCGACATGCTGATTCGATTGGCCCGACCATCGCTATCGGTCATGACCTTGGCCTCGGAGAACCCCAGCTTCCGCAGGGCCTCCGCCACATGCCCGGCCTTCTCCACCGCCAGTTGTTCCATTTCGTACACGCTGCTCATGATCAATACTCCTCGTCCACCAACGCATACAGTCGGTGCATGCACCCACTCTGAATTTCCCCCCGCTCACCCGCCCGGTCCGCAGGTAATGCCTTCGCCATATCCAAGGTTTCCCGGATCGTTCGAAGCTCGTTCAGGATGTACTCGACGTTGTTCATAGCCAACGCCAACGGCCCACTCCCATCCACGATCTGCCGTGCGGCGTTGTTCACCGTCCTAGCCGCCGCTACCGCTTCTCGGATCTGCTTAGCGTTCATCAATCCATCCTCGATCTGGCACTGCACTCGATCCCATGGTCCCGCAAGTACTTGGCCATGGCCTCGGCATGGGCCTCCTTGCGCTGCATCGACTGGTTGTACTGGCTGATGCTGACGGCCACGCCCTTGGGGTAGTCGTTCCTGGCCTTGCCGGTGCTCTTCAACCAGCGGCCGAACGCGCTGTTGCCCGGGAAGTTCACCCACGCGAACCCGCACACGCCGTCGGCCACGTACCAGCTTTGTCCACCGGCAAGGGGCTTGCCCGACAGCACATCGGCCTCGGCCACGACCATGGCCTGGACCTCACAGGCTTTGGCCGCTGCTGCACCAACTGCCTGGGCTTCTTCGAACAACATGAAAAAGCTTCTTGCGTCTGCCATCTTCGTCCTCCATGACGGGTCTATCGAACAGACGTAGTATTACACAATCAGCCCAATCTGTCAAGCAGAGAAAGGGAGTTTTTCTGTGGTTTATCGATAAAACGGAACTCCCTCAGCCCGCGCCAGATCCTGGGCCTCGTGTGCGGCCTCGGGCTCCGTCGGATAGCGCCCATGCCCGGTCTCCCAGGGCTCGGGAAAGCCTTCGGGGTTCCACCAGATACGCACGGCCATCCACCCAGACAACCCCTCATGGGTCGTCCAATGCGGGTACCCGATTGGCTTATCCACGAGCTTCAAATTTGGCATTGGGCTTCAACCTCCGTTTGAAATCGCCTGGACGCCGCCTTGTAGTTCTCCAGCGTCAACGGCTGCACCCATTCATCGCCCGTCGGGAACGGATCCCACGTTTGCTTGGCCATGTACACCAGTTGACCCGCGTCATCCAAGATCGCGCGGAAGGTCACCATGAACCGCCCGACCTTGTACCTACGGGTCATCACCGGCATATTCAGTCCTTGCTGCTACCACGCATTCGCCCGAATTCCTTCAGTAGGTCGATCTGCTCCAGATGCGCGTCCCTGATCTTGACCTCCTTGAGCACCATGTAACCGATCACCGCCATCAACTCGGCGGCCGACATATCCAACACCGGCTGACCGTAGAACGTCGCCCCACGACCGGCCTCCACGTACTTCTGAACCCACGAATCGGGAAGCGCCATGATCTACTTCCCGTGCGAAAGTCCCCACCGACCGGCCTCGGTGATCGGGATGTTCGCTTCCGTTGGCACGTAGATGATCTGAGAAATCCGGCCTTCTTTCATGGCCTCGGCAAACGCGCCGATGAACTCCTGCTGACGGTACTCCGGGAAGTCCTTGGCCGCTTGGCCCATGATCTTGATCGCATCCGATCTAAGCATTGCCGCTTCTTTCTCCGCCCGTGCTTGCGACACCAGAATTTCTCGATTCTGATTGGCCTTCGCAAGTTGAGCCTTACCCATCTGCTCTTGTTCGTAAACACTATACTGCGGACAACCCCACATGCCAAAAGCAATCAGACCGCTCAAAAGAATGGCGCCCAACAGGCTCCAGGAAATAACTGCGTTCATTTTAGACCCCTCCGTTGATTTAACTGCTTGACGATCAAACCTATCGGCCATGATTCACTCCTTGATCACCTCAAGTTCAGCCTCGGCCATGGCCAACGCTCGATCCACGTCACTCCGTAGTCGCTCAGGCGCATGCACCAGCACCGCAAACAACGCCCGCATCTCCGGCAGATACACCCGTGCGAACTTCGGATCATGCTGAACGATCGTCCGCACGTTGCTCAACATATCAGCCAACTTAATGGCCTGGGCCTCGGGACTGGCGTTGGCCAGCCGCTCGATCTTGAGCTTGGTCCTCGACGCCCGGTTCAACCCCGGCAACGACGGATCCGTCAACTCCTGCACGATCGCCGCAATGCCTTGACCAAAGACCTTCTGGATGTGCTCGATGGTGTACGGCGTGTCCTCCACCACATCATGCAACCACGCAGCAGCCAGCGTAGACTCCTCCCAAGTATGGTCCATCAGGATCGACACCACCTCCCGGGGATGCTCGATATACGGCTCACCCGTATACCGACGTTTCTGCCAGTTCAACATGTGCGCCTGATCGGCAAACGCCGCCGCCCGTTCAACGACCTTCATTCACCATACCCTCTCGCTACATCAGCAGCGTCTCGCTCGGCCTTCTCCTGCTCCAACACCCGCACTCGCTCATCGAGATCCACCACGAACTGCGCGAGCGTGATCGACGGCGTGTTCTCATGACCGTTTGCACACCGGGCTACACCCTCAGCAATTTCTTCGGCCGTGGGCTTGTCCATCCCGCTATCACAGCCCTTATGCCGACAGTACGTCCAGTAGCCCATCGTCACTCCTTGAATTTACCGCCTGCGCAACCGATCAATCAGCACCCACGTGGACATCACCGTACTATATGCTGCGAACACCATTTCAACAGCCTGGATCATGGCCGGCGACAAATCCAAAGCCACAAGACCAAAAGTTACTGTCACGGCAAACAGCAGGCAAAGCCCAATAACCCAGAGTATATCAAGACAGATCATGATAAAACCTTGCTTATCCATTAGCTCACCCCTTGAACTTACCATGCTGTCGAAACCACTCGCGTTGTTCGTCCGTCCAGATCTGGCGCCGCCGACCATCGCCGGAGATCACCCGCAAAACCCACACAAGAAACGTCCCGCCGAAGATCACCACCAACGCCGCCACGAACACGTACAGGAACACCTGGACTTCGGGCTTCATGCGGTCTTCCACGTCCTGCCAGCCATAATGTCACAAACAGTTGAATGCGACACCCCCATATCCTTAGCAATCTCACTCCCGGACTCACCGGCATTAAATCTCGCCCGCATCTCCTTAACCCGCGCTGCCGTCAATTTGGTATTTGGATGCTTGAGATTAACGTGTGTACCATGTATCACCGCATCCTGCATATTCTGCGTATGCGTACCCCAAGCAAGATTCAATGGGTGATCGTTCCCAGGATTCCCATCTAAATGACGGCACTCCAATCCATCAATCGGGCGTAATCCTTTGAAGGTTTCCAAAACCAATGTGTGCCGGCGCACAGTACGACACTTATGCCCCAGCGTAACCTTCAAAGTCACATACCCATTTGGATCCGGCTCTCCAACCAATTCCCGAAAAACGCGCCCATCGGGAGTCACGTACAAATCTAAAATCTCCGGATGGGCCTTCAACGAAACATCCATCACGCGGCTTTCAAAACAGAACTAGCCGACTTCCACTCCTGATGAAGTCCCCAATTTTTGGCACAGACTTCGCCAAATCCAGCGGCCGTGCTGTGTTCGTCCGTCAGCTTCTTGTTGCAGAAGCAGCAGTTGCCAGTGAGCGTCGCGTACTTCTTGGCCGTCCCCACCGGATCCTCACCCAGATCCTGGAGAAGCTTCCGCACGGGCGCGACCTTGGCCTCCGGCAGCCTAGCATTATGCTCCCACCAGCCCTTGGAGTCGATCCGTCCGAACCACACGTTCTCACCGAAGGGTCGTCCGTCGGTCACGTTGATCGTCCCAGGCTTCTTGGCCCTCGGACCGGCCACAGACAACACCACATCCTGACCGTTGACCGCCAGATTGATCTTCGGGCGCTTGAGCTTGACCTTGGCTCGATCCAGCAGCGCCACGACCCCGGAGAACCCAACGATCAGTTCTTCATCGGGCTTCGCCGGCACAAGCCCCTGGGCCTCGGCCACGAACTTGTTCACCCAGAACATCTGCTTAAGCGACAGCGATCCGTACTTCTTGCCCTTGAACACCAGATCCGACGCGAACTTCAGGTTCTTCGGATCGACCTTCGACAGCAAGGACTCCAGTACCAGCACTTGATCCATTCGTCACTCCTTGACGTTAGGTCCTTATTTTGGCACAACCTCAGGCGTCTGTCAAGTGCCAATAGCCGTAGACACACCGACCCCCGACCTTGTGGTAAATCCCATTCTGATTCCGCATCTGCCCGGGCTTCAGCGGTGCGGTCTCCCAGCCTGGAAACCGCTCGAACATGTACCCACCGTCCTCACGCTGCGGGTCGTACAGGTCGTGGATCACACCATCGACCACCGCCGTGTAATGCCGGCTAACGGCCACCACCAATCGCCCTGGCGGAAGCTCACCCTCTGCCAGATGGACCTTACAGCCCGTGCCAATGCCCATGGTCGGTACCCAGGTGAACCCCAGGCCCTGCATGTAGTCCTTGAACCACTTGCGCCGGGTGTTCACGCCATTGCGGGCACTCGCACTGGTAGTCCGCACGTGCTTGCTCCGTCGCTGATCGCCCATGCCCTGGGCCAACGCCTTGTACACCTCTCGATAGGGCTTGCCACTGGCGATGGTCACTGCCCGGCACACGCAGTCGCCGGCCGTGCCCTTGAACCCGGCCTCTGCCCGGCCCCCATCATCGACCTTGAATTTCATGCTGGCCATCGTCACTCCTTGAGAGGGCGGTTACCCGCCCCAGCCTTTAAGCCGGATAAACGATGATATCCACCAGATCCATCCAGTCCGACCCATCCATCGGCGGAGGAACACCATCATGCTCGGCCACCCGCTCTTTGTAATGGCGCGCAATTTCATCACGGGCAAATTTCAGCGCACAGATCGTCGGCCATCGTACTTCAAACGGAATCGTACCCGAAGATACAATTCCTGCCGTTTCTTCTTTCTTGGCCTGAAGATGTTTACGCATCTGATCATCGATCAATTGCTCCAAACGATCGATCGCCTGTCTATGCGTTGTTCTTTCTTCATCCATTTCCATCACTCCTTGATACGGACCATTCCGTAGGATTATGATAGCACAACTAATTCCGTTTGTCAAGCCTCGTCGGCAATTGATTGCAGCAACTGCGCCTGACCATCGTGTACCACCACCGATGGACCCATGCCCCCACCACGCCAGAACCGAAAGTACGTGCTGTGGTACAACGCGAACAACCGGGCGTCGGAGATCTTGAGCTTGCTCAACAACTGCGCGTGCCGGACCATCCGAACATTCACCCCCATCTTCCGCTGTTGAAGCGCCAATACTCCAGCCCATGATGGCACAAACGCCGGAATCTCCCACACCTTCTCCGGCAGATTCAACGACTCCCACCAACGCTCGGACATCGACATCCCCGGGTCCTTGGCCACCAACAGATTCTCCGGCACCGCGTAGTAGAAACGACTGATGTTCTCCCAGTGCTTGTTCTTCCACTTGTCCTTGTGCGAGTCCGATCTCCAGTCGGCCAACGTGCACTTAACCTCGATCTCCCACAGATAACGCGAGGGCGTCACCACCAGTAGATCCGACTCCCAACCAAAGAGCATGACGTTGGGGAAGATCCGATTACGCGCGTAGTCAAACCAATGGCCAATGGCGCTGACAATCCGCTCTTCGTTGAACGTTTGCTGGATGTACGTGACGGTCATCAGTGAATCGCCCAACCGATCAACGTCCCAAGAACCACCCCAAGTACAAACCCCGCAAGCAACGGATCAACCACGGCTATAACATCATGCTTTCTTCTTGCTCGCGCTCGTGCACGTTCTTCGACGCTTGAATAGCATCCAACAATCCTGGAGGGATCTCGCCCAATGGAATTCGATGCATGCCCCATACTTCCCGCCGCATGGTCAACCCAAACACCACCCCAGCCAATGCATCAGAAACGTCTTTACTTCCGTGAGGAGGATGATCTATCTTGTTTTTCTTCACATCCCGCTCAAGCGAAATCAACTCCCGTTCACACACCGAATGCCGGGGCATGCTGATTCGTCGATCGTACAACGCGTTCTTTACAAAATCATAGGGATTTGTATTCTCATCAATCGATTGCAAGCCCGTGGCAAAGCCCTCTTGTCGGAGAATCTGCTGTGTGTCCTTCGACTGAAACTGATCGAATGTACACCACCGAATGTTCAACCCCAACTTCTTGAGCGCGACAATCACCTCCCGTACCCTGTACAACAGAATTTCCCCACCTTTTGGTGGTCGTATCTGCAATAACGCATCGATCCAAATGAACGGCATCAACCCCCCGCCGGGCACCGGCACAAACTTCGGCACCGTGCCCACGGCCAGCCCCGCACTATCCCCGGAGATCGCCAGATCACCGTGTACGAACCTCGGTAACTCCGGCTGCACGAACTGCTTGGGGTACACCTGAAGCAACGTGTCCTTGAAATCCACGGTCTCCCGACCGAAGATGATGTTGACCTTACGCTGGGCCTCAACAACGGCCTCACGTTCCACGATGAACGGATGTCTAGCTAAAGTACTGACGCCCGCCACGTCCCGCAGGGCCTTCATAATATCGGCCTCGAAGTTCGACCGATACTCCTCGGGAATGGCCATCACCAAATGCCGGTCCTTGTCGTCCACCAACTCATGTTCTTCCAGGATCCTCGGCCGCCGGCCTTCATCACCGATGAACACGTGAAACCACTTGCCGCTAAATCTGTCTGCGGGCTTGACCTCCCATTCACGCTTGTCGTACACGTAGATCGTGCTCTTGCCATAACGATCAAGCTCAGTCCGTGCCTCCTCCTCCTTGCGGTCCGTAAACTGCCCGGGATAACGCTTGGACGACACCAAGCACAGCAAGCCCGGAAGAACGCCCTTGATCATGAACCGGCTCTTCCGCCGAATGGCAATCGAGTCGTACACGGCCGTAGCTTGATCAAACGCCGCACTGTCGATGTTCTTGAGCGACTGCTCGACCAACGCCATGAAGTTCATTTCATCGATCACCCCGCCAATCACGTTTTGACCAATGGCTGCGGTCTCCATACCGGACACGGGCTTGACGATCACCCGATTCGGAAACCGCAACTCCGACATAATGTCTCGATCAAACGGAAATGACTCCCGAAAGTACGTACTACGTTCGATCATGGCCTTGAACCGCTGGTACTCCACGGCCTTCGCCAGTTTCTCCGTCACCGACTGGAAGATGATCACGATCTCCGACGCCGGATCCAGGTCAAACAAATAATGCGGGTTTCTATAACAACTAAGCTTGTACAACTGGTAGGCCGTGCTGTACAGCGCGAGCGTGCTCTTGCCCGTGCCAATGGCGCCGGTCAGCACCGCCTCCTGGTACTGACCGTTGTTCATCTCAATCAAACAATCCATGATCTTCGGAAACAGCACGTTCCGGCTGTTCATGAAGTACGGGTCTTCCACAAACTGCTGGACGGACACCGGAGTATGAACCTGCGAAGCCAGCCCGCGCACGGCCGAACCCTTGGCCAAGCTCTCGCCCCGCAATTTTCGTTGTATGTCCTTCACCGCGCATTCATAAAACTTCTGCTGAAGATGCAGGGGTATCAACGTCACTCCCCGTTGATACAACGCCTCACCTCGCTCCGACCCAAGAGCCAGTATGAAATACCGACGAGCCGCCTGCTCAGGCGTCTGAGCTTGACTCATCTCGCTGAACTTCCTTGAAACTAGCGTCGATGATCTGGAAGAACTCGTTCGCCGCGTCCTCAAGCTGCTGATGGTTCTGCACGCTGAACTGCACGAACTCCCGGCCCTCGGACTCGACCTCCGTCACCTGCCCACCGGTCGTGATCTTGGTCTTCGTCGGTATGCGTTTACGCAACCCCAGGTCAAACGCAAGCTCAGCAAAGTCCTTGACGAACCCCGCAAGCGCCTGCATCTCCGATCGTAGGCCGTTGAACAACAGCGGCAACTGCTGTTCGCGCAGCAACATTTTCTGTACCCTGGTTTTCTGCGTGACCACCAGATGCGCAAGTTCCTCCGCGATGTCGATCTTGTCCTTCAGGTCTTCGATGGTCTCAAGATGATGGTTGTCCAACGGCGTGCCCGTGGGCGGCAACACGATCAGGTTCTTGTTGATGACCTCCCGCTTGTACCGCCGGAGAGTGCCCATGATCGCCGCCGCTGAAGCATCTCCCCAGATGCCCAGATCCTCACGGAAAATCTTGGAGATCTCAACCAACGTACGTCGTTCGTAGAACAACGTGTGGAGGATCGTTCGGTGCTCAACCGACAACGCGCGGATCCGCGCGAACTTATCAGACGGGGCTTTAGCTAATTTCGGGGGTTTTTTCTTGCTCGGCACCCCCACAACGTACTGAACACTGACACCCACGTACGCACTCCTTGTACGATCGCGGGTTGGGATTGTACTTACAACACCGTGGGTCCGTCAAACCACTTGCGCCCACTGCTCGATCAACAGAACAGTGGGCGCAAACAACCACTCAAAACCAGGGGCTTAGCAAATGATAACGTCCTCAAATTGCAATGCCCCGGCCTTTAATACCCGACGCTTAGCGTGCAAGCAGCCCGGTCCACCACCGCCGCCGTTACCGCCGCCTGTAAGACCGTCGTTGGGATAGAAGCCCGCCCACGAATCAAGCCCCCAGGTGCCGTCACCGGTACCAAGATTAAAGTCACCCATGGAAGGGTCGTACAACGGATCTTGCGGAGGAACCACGATTTCAACCGTACCGGGCTTTAACGTTGAGTCAAAACAAGTGGCGCCAACGGCGCATCCGGTGTACACTATAATAACCCAATTCTGGTACATACAGATATCGCCGTCTGTGTTGGGTCCTTTGTTTACACAATACGCTGGCGCAGCGCCCTGTGCTCCTACGTGGTTCTTATATCCGCTGTGATCATCTGGATAAGACGGCCTTTGAATGCCGAATCCAGTTACGCCGTTCTGAGAAAAATAAACGATATCCGCACAGGTGGCACCATCACAGATAGTCACAACGTCCCCGGGTACAAAGCCCCCCAGTATCCGATTGGCTGTAAGCCCAAGTCGCCCGATAACCGTCTCGAAATCGCTCACTACCATGGTTGAAACAGGACCCAACCAACCGCTGTACCAATAGCGGCCGAAATTCTGGCCACCGGCCAAAGCCGATCCGCTCAACCCAAACGTGAGCAGCAACACAAGCAGTAGGCGTCTCATGATTGCCTCGCTTTAACTTGTTGTCCAAGCGCTGCGCCTACTTGCAACGCGGTCTTGACAACCTCTGGGGGCAGATGTTCGCTCATCTCAGTAACCGGAAGCAGCCCGTCCGGCTTGCCGGTAACAACTTGAGCAAAAGCAGCCTGATAAACCAATGCCTGCCGCAGGTCTTGCGGTATCAGCGCTCCCTGCTTGTATAGATCAGACAGCATTAGCAGGGACGAACGGTTACCGTCGTGAATAGAGTCGTTCAAAAACCCCACCATCTGCTTAGTCCATTGCTCTCTGTTTGGGTCACCTCGCGGCGGATTGCCCGCTGGACCTTCGAAAGCAAAGTCAATGCGCGCCCGATCAACCCCAGCCTGTGCAGCGCGCTGTACCAGTTGATAGCGCTCCTCCATGATCGCCGGGCCAACCCCTTGGCAGGCTTCAGTGGCATCGTTAGCAGCCTGGGCATACCAATCAGCCTGATGACTTTGTTTCATAACTTCGGCCGCATTTTTTACGATGTCCAGATTCGCACAAAGGGCTTCGGCCTGATACACGCGATAAGCCCACTGCGGGTCGGTCCTGGCCAGCGCTGAGTATTTGGCCACGAACTCCACCACCGTCAGGCCGTCCAAATCGAAAGCCCCGGAAAAAGTGCTGAACTGTTTGGGACTGCTGGGGATGGCCAGCATCTTGCTGCTGCTCTGACCGACCCCTGCAAACAGCGTCCAGGAATTTGGCTTATACCCAGACGTGTCCTTGACCTCCGCCCTATCGGGTTGCCGCAGGCTCTCCTTCAAAAAGAACAGGCCCACAACAGACGACACCACCATAATGGTGGCCACGATCCCCACGTACCATCTACGTTTACTCATTTTAAGCTCACTCCTAGAGTTTAAAAACACAAGAGGGTACTTCCCTTACCTTTTACAAACATGTCTCTTTTCTTCCACCTCCTTTCTCAAGATCCACTCAATACTTCAACCTGAATATCAATGGTTTCAAAAATCTCGTGCTCACGCACCAAGTCCTTAGCCGCCTCTCGGGCCACTTGTTCGTCCTCGGCCTCTACCTGCATGCGCGTGGTCTTGGTGATCGTCACGTCGTACTTTTTCATGATCGACCTTCCGTACCGCACAACATCGAGGGAACAACCCAAACCAAATTGGCGTCCCACAATACGCACAACGTTCTCGTTGATTCGGATGCGTGAACTTCATCGTTCTAGCTCATGCTGCGTGCGGTCCAACCTGCGACCGATCTTCACACACGCGTTTGCCCATTGAAGCCACTCCCCGTCACTAGCGGTCGTCTGACCATCGGCCAACGGCGGCCCACCGGCCACGACGTTCACAAACTGCTCAAGCTCCTGTAGTCGTTCATACAGACCCAGGGGAATAGTGTACGGGTCTACCTCGTTCGTCAGCTTCGCCAGATCACACTTACCCCTGGCACTGATCGTCCATCCCTGGGGGTTCATCCACGCCACTGGCCCCTCCACCCTCACCTCCACACCGGCTTGTACACCTCAAGTTCTTTCGGGCCTACATGCGACGTAAACGGCTTCTTCTTTCCCGCTATGCCAGACAGCTTGATCGTCCGTTCCTGGGGATCGTACTTTATCACCTGATACATGACACCCGTGTGTCGATGAACCATCATCAACGTGTCTTTGCGTCCGTTAGTCAGTTCTTCCAGCGCCCGCTCTAGTGTAAGCGGCGCATATATGATCGTAACGGTCATGGGTGACCCGTGCGAGAGTCGAACTCGCCTTAAGGAGTTGAAGGCCCCTTGACCTCACCCGAAGTCGAACGGGTCTTTTTCCACTCCATCACTATCGATGCCACTAACAGCACACCGTTGATCAACAAAATCGCTGTCGCAAACGCTTGTCTAAACTCCTGATACCGACCGGGTTCATACAACCCAGGACTGACCATAATCAATACCAAGATCGTATAAAACTGTGAATTTTTCATGCGATCACCAGATCGGTTTATGTCCATCGGCCAACCACAAACTACGGGCCTCAACCTCCGGCAGCCCCGGTACATCCGGGCATCCACAATCAACTTCCGTTCGCCACTGGCTGGAGGTCACCTTGCCACTGGCGTCTCGTGTTCTATCCGCTTGCCGTGCTCCGCACTTGTAGCACACCTGTCGAAGCAACCAAAACCGATACTCCACCATGTCGATCATACAACTCCGATCTCGATCAACAACGCACCAATTTCATAACAAACAAAGAGAGTACCGGCTACTACAGTCAATACGCCGATAGCCATCCACTGTTCCATCACACCACTCCAATCTCAATCAACACCCCACCAAGTTCAAACCGTACCCTGCCCGTGGCCTTCACAAAATCCACCCGCAACATCCGACGCTTATTCGGTTCCGGCTGTTCACCCTCGATCTCACGCACAACCAATCTTGACCCACGCTTCTTCGAGTACAAAAACACCTTCGAAGGTCCTTCGTCTTTAGTCAATTCCCCGGAATCAACCATGCGTTGAGCAATCTGCTGAAGCTGGCTGCTCTTGTACTTCAGGGCCTTGACCAACGGCAGCTTCACCAAATCCGCCGCGCTCATCCGCGTACCCGGAGCATTCAACGCCGCTCGAATAGCCGCCCGCAGCTTGCCCGCACGAACCACCCCGGCCTTCCGGTCTCGCTGCGTCATTTGAAGTTCTTCGGACTGACCTTGTACGTGGCGAAGGCCATTAGCGGAGTGTTTCGATACTGGGCCAACAGCCTACCAGTACTGACGTTCGACATCTCGGCGCTCTTGGCCCCGTACTCATCACGCGACATGTGACCGTGAATCCGCTCGTCCATGGTGCTGGCGTGCACACCACTGAGCGTACGAATGACCTTGTGCTTCCGATCGTAAAACAGGGCCTTGATCGGCCGTTTTATCTCGCCATTACTTCTGGCCATTGCACACTCCTTGGCAATCAATTGCAAACTAACCGCACCCCATCTGACAATCAGGCGTACACGGTAGGCCCTTGATCATCCGCTGCACGTCCTCGGTCTCGGGAATTGGGAATCCGTATTTCCGGCACACCGCCGCAAGCTGCGGGCACCCGTAATTCGCATACGGAATTTTCTCAAAGTCCAGTTCCTGCCCGTCGTCCGACAGCAGCCAGTCCCAGGCTTCCATCTTCTCCGTCGATCGGTTGGCGCTGATACCTCGGTGGTTACGAGCCTTGTCCCACCCGGACTCCGCCATGTACTCTCGCATTTCCTTGAGCACGTCCTCGCGCACCAACGACAGCGGAAACCATTCCTCACGGATGGCCTCGGGCTTGAGAAACGGCCGTGCCAAATCGAACTTCAGATACGGAACAAGCACTTCTCGGTCGAACCCAAGAAACGACGTACTGGCCGTCACCCGGGCGACGATCTGTTCCATGGTCTTCATCTTCACACTCCTTGTGAGTAAAGGTGGGGCGCCCTGGGGCGTGGTTAGTCGGGCTTCTCGTAAGCGGAATTCAACTGTAATCCCAATCGGTCAATCGGACGTACCCTGTACGGATGTTCTCCGTATTCGGAGTTACCCGGCTTTCACCGGGGCATTGCGTCCAAGTTAACAGTTTGGTGTTCATCGGCTTTCGCCACCAGAACGGGCTCGGTACGTTTAATGGCGTACCCCATGCAACCCTGTCGCGCAACAGGTACGGATTAAGGCTCCGTGCGGCCTCCGCCTCCAATCCAGCGCCCACCCGTTTTCAGTCCTTCGATGCCACGTAGTCGGACATCACCGACGGCTCGACCGACAACTCGGTCGTCCAATTCGCTTGTTGAATCGCGGCGTCGATCAACCGCAATTGCCGGGCGTAGAAATCGAATTCCGCCGTCACCTGACTGGCCGTCAACTTCGGTACTGCCACCACGATGTCATCGATGTTCTCCGTGACGTTCTTGCGCGTGGCCTTGACCTCGAAAAGGTTCTTGTCCTTGATCTGCTTCAGGACATCGACCTTCCCCTGCAATTCCTTGCGCCGTAACAGCGCTTCTGCCAACTTCAGTTGCGTTTGAGCCATGATCCCTACTCCTTAGGCGTTAAACATCTCTACATTGTAGACCAACAGGTGATCCACAGGGCAATCCTTGTATCGCCGATCGGACGATAGCTATTTTAAGCCACCCGCTGTGGCCGCTACCAGCGAACCAATCAACCCCCAGACAAGGACTGCCCTCTAAACCACCATAGATCCACAAGAGAATGCGGTAACGGGACGAATCCCCTTATTTCAAACTTGGGACACCCGAAGGTGTTTTAACAGCGGGCTCCCACCACGGTCTCTAAACCGCAGGATCAACACCTGCTAACCACTGCTTGACGGCAACCGCATTCACTTCTAGACCCTCTCCAGGACGCTGTGGTCTGCCACCAAACCGATGCTCATTACCCAGCGCCCGACAACACTCAAAGGTCTTACCACAGAATTGCTCCGGTCCTTGGTACTTACAATTCACGTCCTTAAACAAGTACGGACAATCCCATTCCTTATTGCCCAACATCCTTCAACCCCCCGACCCAACCGGCGTACCAACTTGCGGCTCGCTGATACCAGCATTCGGCATCGAAAATGGTGCGTCATCCCCAGTGTACTTCGGCAACAGTGTCCCATCAAGGAACCACTCACCATACTCCGGATCATGGTCCATATGATGCCACCCACCCGCAACCCAAAACCACTTGCCCATAAACACGCTCCTTCACCAGACCCACAAGGGAGAGTGGTCAAGTACCGGGACTTACGCTTCTTCCCCGGAGTTTGCCTAGGATCTACCGGAGTAACCGCAGCCACTGCCAAGACCACCCTCGCTTGTACGCCCACAAGGAAACACGATCAAGTACTGGCCAGCTACCTCCTCGGGATTCTCACCCTCCAGAGTCATGATCGTGCTTCCTTCTAAACCCACATCAGGAGACTCTAACCAGTCGTACGCCTGTTGGACTCAACAAGGAGCAACCCTTGCCTGCCCTAGCTAGAGTGTCCTGATGTGGAAGTTCTTTCGAACCCCCACACTCCGATCCTTGCACAATCTCAAGCCGCGATAGCCGCCGGCACCGTGACCTTCACATCGATCTCCGGGAACACCGCGCCGAACACATCCAGCACCTTGTTGTACCCCAGTTGCTGAAACAGCATTTCCGGCGAGATCTGCCCAGCGGCGCTGATGGTGCCTCCGACGTACCCCGCACAGATGTTCTCGATGGCCACGCTGTCGTACTGAGTGTTAAGCTCGCCCTTGGCCTTCGCCAGAGCCTTCTGCACGATCTCCACCTGATCAGCCTTGAGCTTGAACTTGATCGTGTGCGAGTCGCTGGTTGTCGAGGCAGAGGGCTCACCGGTAGGGCTGACCTGGGCCTTCAGCAGCGCCATCATCTCCAGGTACGTGAGGTCCTTGACCTTCGCCACCCACTCCTCCGCGTTGTCCTGCGTGAGGACCGGCGCAAGGTCCTTGAGCTTCGTCCACCCCAGGTCCTTGACCAACTCCCACGGAATCTGCTTGGTCACCAGATTGTCGTAGATGCTGATCAAGTACCGGGCCTTCCTGCCGGCGAAGTTGTATTTCTGTTGGACGAACAACTCGAAACTGTCGTAGCCCTCGAACCAGGATTTTTCACTGATCAACTTCAGCACACCCCCCAGTTCAAAGTACGTCTCGTCAATGGTCTCGACCAAGTTGTCCGCCCGATGCAGCGCCTGAACGCGCGTCAGGTTCTCCACCACCTGCGCGACATCCAGCAAATGATTGCCGGTCGTGGGCTTGGCGGCCTTGCCTTTGCCCGTGCTCACAGTGGTAGTCCCCTGAGGTTGCGTTGTCTGAACTGTGCTCATTCCATACTCCTTACAGGATGGGCTGTGCGTGTCGATCTTAACACAGAACAGCCGTTTGTCAATAGGGATGGCAATTGATTGCCGATTTACGCCGCTGCCGCCACTTGCTGGCCCTTACTCGCTGATTTCCCAGCGGTTTTCCCCGCTTTCTTGGCCACGGTCTTCGCGGCCTTCACGGGCTTCGCCGGGGCCTTCGCCACTGCCTTCGGCGCCGTCAGTTCGAACGCCACCCCTTGATGCAGCGTCTGAAGCTTCACGACATTGCCGTAGAACACCGCTGCCGGGGGCTGTTGAAACAGGTCGTAGCACAGTCGGTAGTACAGATCCGCCGCTTGAACCAACAGTTCCTCCTGTTGATCATGCACCTCTTGATCGATTTCCTTCTGCTTCTCAGGGTCCAACACCATGACGGTCTTGGTTCCGGCCACCGTCGCCGGCCGAATGACCTTGCCGGCCTTGTTCGTCACCTCCGCCCGCGCCGGAACGGCCTTCTGTACTTCCTTCTCGGCCACGCTCTCCAGCGCGTGCTTGCCGGTGCTCAGCAACTTGGTGACCACCGTCTGAAGGTCCATCAGGGCCTTGCCGCGCGTGCCCACGAGCTTGATCTTCTTGCCGGCGCCGGGCAGCCTGACCTTCAACATCTTGGCCGTGACCACAAGGTAATACCCCAGGTCGCCCATTTCCTCAAACGCCGCGTCCTTGGCGCCGGAACTCATCCGGCCTTCCAGCAGGTACTGCTGAAGGGCCTGGAACAAGTCCCCGACCTCCGTGGCCATGCCGATCAACGCATGCAGCACGCTCGCGCGCTTGCTGTCCCGGGCCACGTACTTCGCGGCGTCTTTGATCGCGCGCCTGATCCAGGTCTTGAACACGTTTTTTCTGTAGAGAGGCAACTGCATCAATTGATCCATTTTTACACTCCTTGCTACCAACCAGGGGTCAGTCCTTTTACGGTGGGGTCTGCCCCGATCACCCCAAGGTGGACGCCCAGTTGAGCCAGCGCCACAGCATCGATTACATCATCCGATGCATGAGAATAGCCAAAGCGCTCTTTAATTGCAAGTGCCATTTGCTCTTTTTTTGCCCCGCCATTGCCGGTCGTCCATTTCTTAAGCGTCATGGGCTCGACCTCGGTCCAATGCAGATGCAGATCGAACAACACCTGCCGTACCACAGTTCCACAGGAAATAATGGCCACCGCCGAAGAACGATGTCGAATAATATAGCCCTCGACCATGACCACCGACGGTTGCCAGATCTCTATCGACTGTCGGACCTGATGAGCTATAGCCTGTAGACGGGGCCAGCCCGTGAGCTTCGGAAAGTGGATACACCGCCCGGTAATGTCCTGCGGGTTCTCGATGTCCACACACGCCAGACCAACGTGCGTGCCTGGGTCAATCCCCACACACCGCGCTACCATGGCTTGATCGCCGGCTGGACCGCTGGGTGCTTGCCACTGAAACACGCATGACAGGTCGTGCACGCCCGCGCGTGCTTGTCCAACGCCGTGGCGCAGATACCACTGGGCATCAACTGCTGCTCGCGGAAGTCCTTTACCTGCTTGGCCATGGTCAACGGCCGGTCCAATAGTGCGTCATCGCGCTTGACCACGAACTCCTTGAACGGCAGGATCTCGTTGTACACCACGTGCTTACGGCCATAGCCTCGACTAACGTACAACGTACGTGCCTCATGCAGATTGATCTTGTCCGTGAACGGACTACCGCTATCCGCGATGATCTTCAGGTACATGCTCGTGCGAATACGGTGCTCCGGCAGGGGCGCGATTAGCGTCTCCCAGTCATCGACGTTCAGGATCTTGATCTCCGTGGTGATCAACTTCTGCCCCAGATCCACAAACGCGTCAATGCTGCCCGTGACCCCGTACTCTTGGCTCGTGAACTCCGGCTCACGATACTCCCATCGATGCACGTTGTACGCACTTGGACACGGATAATTGGGTTTGGGCTGCATGGTGATCTGATGGCCACAGCGTTCACACTCCCAATTACCGATGATCTTCTGCCCCAGCCACTCATCGACCACCAACCGCGCGGTCATCCGTCCTACACCGTAGGTCGCGCCCAAGGCCGTGCTCACCCACTCGTCCTTCTTCGACTGCTCGTTCAACAACAGCAGCGCAATGTGCCGGGGACAAAAACTGGATTTCGTAAGGTCCGACGCGTGTACAACGTCGATCGATCGCGCGGGTTGATAGCCGCCCATGTTCTGCCGCAGTACGTCGATCACCCCAAACTTCGGCGCCTGAGCATTGATCGTCGCATTCTTTAGCCAATTACCCATTTGACGTAAGTTCAGCAAAAACCCACATTGGGATTGCTACCCATTCAGCATTCCGCTGCATCCTGGGTTTACCCTCGGGCGTCACAAATGATAGCGTGATCGCCGGTATCTGACCACCGGCCACCGCTTCCTGAGAGATCTTCACCAGCCACTGGGACTCCAGGGCCAACGTGAGGTTCACCGTGCTCTTGGCCTCGATCTTGAACCTCCCCAAGTTCATATCGGCCTTGGCACCGTCCAACGCTCCTGACGCCGGGGTCAACCGCGCACCCAGCTTCTTGGCCACTCGTTTCTCACTAGCCGTACCGTGCCGCCTCATTTCGATTCAAACCACGCAGCATCCGCTCCACAAGCGAAATCAAACTCCCGGGTCTCGTTACAACGCACGCCCCGATTAGGCGGATTGAACTTAGTAATCAACGCCTGAAGCCTGGGATTGACACACATATGGTGATATTGATCTCCAGACTCACCCCAATTCTCATGAAATTTACAATCCTCACAATTCATTTTGCTGCCCCAACCTTGGGCTCCACCAGGAACATCTTGTCCTTGTACGCGGCCACCACCAACTGCTGAAGCCTACGCGCGTACTCCGGCTCAGCATCGTACGTGTCTTCAAATACCGACAGCGTAGGCGCTTCTTGCTTCAACAACCGCCAGCCCTTGGGGACCTTCACCAGATGCCCCAGGGCCTTCAGTTCATCCGACACGCGATTCCAACTACGAGTCTGCCCGACCTTCAGCGTATCGTGCGGGTACAAGCACATCTTGAACTCGAAGTTCATACTAGTGATCGGCACCTTGGCCTTCTTGATCACCATGTTCATTTCCATGAACGCCGGAAGATCCGGATGAACCTCCTTCAACATCATCTTTCGACTAGACGCCCGGCCTGTCAAACTCGACAGAAATAACAGCGCTTGTCCACCGGGCATACGCTCGGGATCACCATACCGCACGCCAATCTTGTACCGTATCTGGTTGATAAACAACACCGCCGGATGATGTGCTCGCCGTCGTTCCTCTTCAAAGGCCATCACCAACTTACTAACCAGCCGCTTGACCAACATGGGGGCGGTCCCCACATCCGCGTCCTCGGCCGATCGTTCGATCTCCGCTGTACTGACCACCACCCCCAGGCTATCGACCATCAAAAACGCCACATCATTGGCCTGTACCAACTTGATGGTCATGTCCACCATCTCTTCACCGTACCCAGGATTGGCCACGATCAGCTTCTGCACGTCCACCCCATGCATGGCCGCCCACTTCTTATCGTACGTGCCCTCGACGTTGATCAGCACCGCCTTATTACACGGTGGGGGCAGTCTCTGTGCCTGGGCTATCCCACAGTACCCAAGATTGGTCTTACCCGAACCCTCCGGACCGTAGATAATCGAATACCGACCCCGGGGAAACCCACCACCAGTTGCCAGATCAAACTCAAAAACCCCGGTCGGCAGACGTTCAACCGCCAGTATCTGCGAGCCGTTGACCACCGCGTGCTCGCCCTTGGCCTTGATCAACTCCGCAACCGCCGCATCCAATTCACTAGCAAGCGGTGGGCCGGCTTTGGACGAGACCGTAACGCCCATCAACCCTCTCCCTTGGCATTGGCCACCGCCGTATCCATCTTGGTGCTGATCCATTCGTTACACCAGAGATACGCGTCCTCCAAATCAGCCTTGATCGTGGGCATACGAATTGCCACGCCAATACGGGCCGATTCAAAATTCCCCAGATTAATCGTATAACTACCTTCCACCGTTAGCAAATACAGTTGATCTGGTGGAATCGTCACTCCCGGATGTACAAGTTCCTCTTGATCTTTTATGATCTTTTGTTGTTGTTGACCGTTCTTCTTACTTTCATGGGTGATCGTGATCTTGCCTTTGATCGGTGTGGACGCAAGATGCTGGGCGTACACCGGATTAACCTTGGCCTCGGACTTGGCCTGTTGATTGACTAGAATAGTAACGGCCATTTGTCAGTCTTCCCAATTTGCATAGATTTGACCTACCAGCGTATCCAACGCCTCGCGGTTTGCCGCGCTGGTCCGTACTCCGTGTTTGACAAAGAACTGCTTGAGCAACCTCAGGGCCTGCAACTGATTGCCGGTGAACCACAGCCGGCCCTTGAACTCCACGGGCTCAGGAAAATAGTCCTTCTTCCGCCACTCGCGCAACGTCCAGATGGTGATCCCCAGGGCCTCGGCCGCGCCCATCATGTGATGGTCGTAGCCCTCGGGATTCGGTTGACTGGGTTTGTTGTTCGCGCGATTGAGTCGGCTACGATCGATGATCTTCTGTCTGTACTTCGCGTCATTCAGGTAACGCTTCGCCCGGCGCTCAGCCAACGCCTGTTTGTTCTTGTCATACCACTTCGCAAACGACGCAGATTGGTTCTTGGACATCACGAGCCTCACACCGACACGATGTTCGCCCCCATTCGATAGTATTGTTTCATCCTCGCCAGATGAAAAGCATGAAAGATCTTATCATAATCAACCAGATCCAGGGCCACTGGTTGCTTTTTATTCAGCATGTACCGAACGATCCGGCCAATGAACTGCTTGATGTTCGCCCGGGGGGTGGCTGGTACAAACGTATCCCAGTGTGGGACGTTCGTCCCTCGACCACACATCTTGTACGTACCAAGCACCACCCGACGTTTCTTCGTGAACTCCAATTCCATCTTGCTCATGCCCCCCACGTAATACCCGATGTCCTCGCCGGGGATTCCGTAGCTGGTGAACATCTGAAACAGCCGATCAAGGTGCTCCTTCAAATCCGACGCCACCAAGATCGTCCGATCCGCTGCATACGCCGCCAGCACGAACTCCGTGATCTCGATATTCCGCATCTGCGAGGCGGCCATCAGCTTGTTCACGGTCATCATGCGCCCGGACTCATACGGAACCTTCTGGCCATTGCGCATGGGAATAGCCCATCCGGTCTTCTTCACCAGGATCTTGGGCTTCATCGGCACGATCGTACCCCGGCACATCACCGGCCCCACATGGGCCTCGACCACCCGCCACTTACCGTCCGATCGTTCAGGCGTAGCCGTCAGCCCCAGGCGATACCGCGCTGGAAATTTCCAACAGACGGTCACGAATTGATCGGCGGCCATGGTATCCACTTCATCCAACACCATCAGCCCAAAATGCCGGTACATGTCCTCCGGATACCGATCAGGCAGCATCACGCTCTGGACCATGCCCAGCACAAACTGCCGGCCCTTGTAATCACACATGTCTTGTTGAACTCGACCCACCAACGCCGCAGGCACCCCGCACTTATCTTCGTCGGTCAACGCCTCATACCATTGGTCCATCAGGTCCTGTTTCTGCACGAGAATGATCGTCGGCTGCCCCAACCGACAGGCGATGACACTCCCGACCACGCTCTTGCCCCAGCCCGTCGGGGCCTCCAGTACATGCGGCTGGTCCTGCCGTAGCAACGTCACACTACGGTTGATCAACGGCTCTTGTTCGGGATTCCAGGGCTCAAACTGACAGTCGATGATCTTCGGATCAAAGGCCAAACGCCGATCCTCCTTACCCAACGGCACGGCCTGACGCGGGACACACAGACATTGACCACGCCTGTAGGCCATGGCCACGGGATCACCAAAGGTCGTGATGAACTTGAACGCCGCGTCCAACCCCGGTGTATACGGGTAAACGGCCGCCGCATCCGTGCGATCTGGTTGAACCGTAGTGTACACCCATCACTCCTTGATCAGGGCTGACTATCCGGTCCCCCGGAAGGAGAGTGCATCCTGAGTTGCGCCAAGACTCTAGTCAGTTAATTAGCGCAGCGAACACCGAGCCATCGGTGTACTTTACAAGTGTTCTTTGTAACCCGCCTGCTCTCCTTCCTGGTATTGCTGCGTGCCAGTGGCCATCACGGGCTTGCCCAACCCCATCTTCCGCAGTTCATCGCCCGTACGATAAACGATCTCCGTTTCGTAGTTCGCCGGCAGAAAATACGTCTCCTTGGTCTTGGCGTTGGTCTTGGGGTCCGTGCGCTCCGCCATGTACAGTTTCTGAAGCTCAATGATCGGCGTCTTCTTGAGCGGAATGAACACATCCCCCACGTTTGCGCTCATCTGCGCGTTGCTGCGACTCACATCAAACGTCTGGCCGGCCAAGCCCCCGACCTTGTTAGCGATCTTCGCCAGGATCTCAAACGTCTGGGTCTTGGCCACGAGCAATCGCCGTTGATTCTGATAGATCTTACCGTTCTCCGGATTGGTGTACTTACGGTGATCAATGACCGTGAACAACGCCGCAAGGTACGGCCGCTCCTGCGGGTCTTCACACAGCGGGCACTTATCACCGGACTCCGGACTGGTTTTCTCCGGGCAAACAAAAAAGTTGTGGAACTTGCCATTCCAATAAATATCGTGCTCGTAGTACCGTGGTGGCCACAGAAAACCCTCGGGCACCGACAGATCACCGTCCACGAACGTCAGTTCCCCGCCCTCCCCTTGTTTCAGATAATACCGCCACATCAACCCCTGTTCTTCTCGCCGTCGCTGAATCTCCTGCTCGTTGTGTTTGGCCGCCTGTGCACTGGCCTGTCCTTTCTTGAGCCAACTTTGCTTTGGTTGCTGCGGTTGTGGTTGACCGTTGTTAATCGACACACCCATTTTGATCTCTCCCAGGAGAACGTATAAAGCCTCGTCAGGTGAGGCACGCCCATGCGGATCCTACACTATCAGACGGTGTTTGTCAAATACTAGTTGATCACTGGCACCAGTAGGTCCTTCAAAAACTGCGGATGACATTCCGCTGGGTCGATCTTCAACTGACCCTCGGGCAACGGCAGTTGAAGATGCGTGAATCGTTGACCATGGCCTTGAGCGAACATGAACTCCCGGTAGTGCTTGACCGACTTCTCGCCCGCACCACCGGGACCATCGTTATCCGGGATCAACACTACACGCGGTGAATGCAGGAGCTTCAACAGCTTGGCACGCGTTGGATGCGCCATCATGTTCCCCACGACCTTGGGGTACACCTGGGCTACCCGCAGTACATCGAACTGACCTTCAACCACCACCACCGGTCCCGTCAACTGCAAAGCCTGTTCGTTGTACCAACACAGCGCGGTGTTGTTCACGCCGTTCCACGTGTAATCCCAATGCTTCTTCCACCCCTGCACATTCGAGTCAATCGATCGACCTCGCGCACCCGCGAGTTTATCATAGGCATTCAAGTACGGCATGACCACCATGCGCTTCTTCGGATCCCACCGCATACTGTGATCAACCATTTGCTTGAACGTCACATCACGCATTGTCAAATACCCGATGGCCTCTTCATTCAATGGCAAAAAGCTGTTGATAAAGTGCCACGGCCATTCTTCAAACTGCTTGGTGGTCTCCTGCCCAAACTCCTTATAGTTAGGCAGCACCGAAAGCTCATCGTCTTCGGCCGTCAGAATCGCTCGCGCGTGTTTGAAATCATAGTGCGATCGTAAGTGCGGTCGATCCATGGTGTACATTTCCAACGCCTGAAGCAGTTCCTCCGCCGGCCCCGACCCGCAGGCAAAGCAGTTGAAGTACGAACGCACCCCCACCTCGTACTTCAGACCAAAGCTTGGATTACTGTCTTTGCCGCCCTTATGCCTGAACGGCGCAAACGGACACGCGGCGGTCACCCACCCCGGTTTATACTGCGCGTGGCTAACCCCCAGGGCCTTTAGGAAATCCAGGGCCTGCTGCTGGTTCATAACTAGATTGTACGATCTCTCGAATCTGCTCGAACACCGAGGGATCAACCATCACAATGCCCATGGCCCGACCACCCTGCCACTGCTCTAGCTCGAACAACGGGCAGTCAGCGTCGATCTGAACCTCCCGACCCGTGGGCAGGTACTCCATCGGCCCACGCTGGTTAACCTCGACAACCCGGATCTTACGTCGCCCCATCTTTATGCGCGACCTTGATCGTCCGTGCGCCCGGCACGGTCTCCGAAAACTTGTGAATTTCGTTTTCGCCCAGGATCTTCCGCAAAGAGGTCAACTGTGCGCTCAACACCGCCAACACAGCATTATGCCCCAGTTTGCTCTCGATGTACTGGATCAACCCGTCCAGGTCCTTGATCTCGATCTTCTCCGCGCACTTGCTGACGGTCACCACACCATTCGGTGCTTCGATCACCCACCCCAGATCCGGGGCCACCGCGTCCTTGGCAATCGATTGCAGTTCCTTCTTGATGACCTCAATGCGCTTCAGGATCTCCGGGACATCCGCGTCCACGAGTTTACGATCCAGCGAAATCAACTCTCCGGCCAACAATTGACTGGCCGTCTGCTCCACCAACGGCTGTGCCGGCACCGGTTCTTGTTGGGCGGGTTTCTCGAACACGTAGGACACGGCCATGACGACACTCCTTGTCGGTTTACGAATCGCTGGATGAACTCGAACTTGAATCCGATGAAGAACTTGAGGAACTTGAGTCCGATGAACTCGAACTCGCCGATGAGTCCGATGAGCTTGAGGATGGCGCATCCCATGATCCAGTTGCTCCACCACCAGCGAAATCGCCTCCGCCCCCGGACTTCAACAGCTCGCTGTCCTTAAACTCATGGTCGGACGTACTGCCGATCACCGATGACCCGAAAACGATGGAGTCCAACGCCGCTGTGTCATCATCGTCCTCCGCTCTATGCACCGACGGTGGTACGCTCGACACCCGCTTGGATCCGTATACCGGCGACACCGGTTTTCGCAACACCGTGCGATCGATCACCGGCAACGCCCGTGGCGGCGGCAGTGGATGAACCGGCACTACCCCCGGTTGCCGATGAAACACGCGCTTGATCCTACCCAGTATGCCCATGCCGACACTCCTTGTCCTACGTGAAGTTGTAGCCTAACCCAGTTTCATTAGTTTGTCAAGCTGGTGGGGAAGGAAGGATTCGAACCTCCACGGAACTAGCCGACCACGGAGTTACAGTCCGGTGCCATACCCATTAGGCGTCTTCCCCAGAAACCGTATTATAGCACAGCCCAATCGTTTGTCAAGCTCAGGTGTACAGCAGGTCCGCTGGCTTCTCGACCTCAAACCACTGGCTGAAGTCCATGCCCAGAAAGTCCCACTTGATACTGAACTGCCCGATCTGCCCATCCCGGCCCTTCAGCAACCGCACGAGCCGCTTCTGCATGGTCTCCACCCCATCGTCCTGAAATAACCCGAGGACGATACTACTAATCTGCCCGATCACGTCCGAGTACCCGATGTCCTCCAGCCCCACCTCCTCGTTCTTCTTCTTGTGCTTCTTCACGAACTCCCGTGAAAACTGCCAGCTTGCCAATGTCGCGCACAACAGGTCCTCGCTATAGCGCTTGATCAACTCCGCGTTCTCCGCTACCCGTGTATACCGATCGAGCCGAGGGTTCTTATGCCGCGCTAGATACGCGCCGTCGATCACCACGAACCTGCACTTCAAATGGTCGGCCAACGCATAGATGTCTTCCATGCTGGCCGCCAGATTACCGTTGACGATGTACAGCTTGGCCTCTTCCTCTGCAAGTTGCATCAACCCTTTATGAAATTTCTCGTAGGTTTTACTAGCGTAGCCCGCGATCTTCAACTGACTGATATTCGTCCCCGCGTACATCGCGGTCACCCGTTGAGCCAACGGCAACAGCGACATTTCCATCGATACAAACAACGTATTTCGATGCTTTCGCCAGTTGTGCATTGCTCCGTGCAAACTCAAATAGGTCTTGCCCATGGCCGGCCGGCCAACGATGGACACCACATCCCCGGGTATCAGCGGTCCGGTGCTGGTGTCCATGTACGGCCAACCGAACTCCCCGATGTCCTCGGTCTGCAACGTGTGGTGATACACCTGAAGCACCAACTGCGGGGCCTGTAACGACACGTCCAAGATCTTTGCCCGGTACTTCTGCTGGACGATGATGTTGATCGCCCGTTGGAGAACGTTCATGGCCTTCAGGTGATCGTCTTGATTGGCCTTCAGTATTTGCTGGCTGTCGATGTTCGCGTTGTTGATCACCTCGTAGAAAAACCGGTTCTCCAACAACCCGATGTAGTAACTGCTGGGTTCCGGTGTGGACGCGTCTTTAACCTCCGGCCACTGGCTCTCCAGCGTTTCAGTCTGCGGCAGTGCATGGTGGGTCTTAACATGTTGATCAACCCATTCGAATACAGGCTTTTCCGTGCCGATGAACAATGCGCTTGTCAGTTTCGCTCTGTGCCATTCCAAAGCCGACTGACTCTCGCACAGGCGACGGATGGCCTTCAGACCAATTGCGAAGGTCATTTATGCATGTGCCTCAAGTTGTTCTTCCGAAACAAAGTGGGTTAGCAGGTGTTCGCGCATCAACGCCCCATAGGCGTTGGCCAGTGCATCCATGTCCTCGACGTACACCACGGTCATCCGCCCGGACACCATGCGCGCCAGCAGCACGTCGTACAGCAACGACACCTGCCATGCGGTCAGCGGTTTGCCCCCTTGAGTGGCGACAAACAGGTTGGGGATGATCATCACCGTCGGATCCGGGGCTTCGCCCTTCTGTGCGTCGTCAATCAATTTATTCAGGGTCACGACGCGTGCATCAATGAAATTGCGGAGAAAAGCTCCGCAAATGGCCATGCATCGTGGCTCGCTGTTCTTGCCGATCAACCGATAGCCAGCGATTTTACCCTCGATCTTGGCCTGAGGATAGCCCTTGACCCAGGCGATCTCATGGTCTCGACAATACGGGGCCATCCGTCGATGCAGGTACATCGGCGGAATATTCGCCGTCTCACACACATGATCGATGTCCAACAACAGCCGCGCATGAACCACCGGGTCCAGCACACTGTCTTCGGGCAACTTGGTCATGGACCGCCTTTCTTGGCCGCCAGTCGATCGAACTCCGCCAATTCCGCCGCAATCTCTTCAAAAGTCATCTTGTGCGGCTCCTCAATCTCCTTTGTCGTTGGTTCAACTGCGATACTAACCTTCATTGGGGTAGCTGGTTGATCCGAGGTCACGACCAACAACTGCAACCCAACTTGCACGTAGGTCAACAAGAACCCCAAATGTGGTTCCGTCGGTACTAGCTCAATCCCTCGTACGTTCTTGACCTTCTGCGCGAACATCATCCAGTTCTCACACACGTAGTCAATCAACGACCGGGCACGCGGTCCTGCGATCTTCACCACGGCCTTCAACTGCGCTAGCTCCTTGGGCTTCAGTTGCCCCACGAACTCCCCATGAAGTGCGCTCATCCGTTTCTTCCACAGCGTAACGTACGATCCAGGCTCGTGCTGCCGCGCGTCTTCCATCACCTCCTGTGCCGTCTGACTTTTCTTGGGCTCGCGGGCCTTCATCTCGGGCCTCGGGGTCTGTGTGTAATCTCTGGTGCTCTCTGTAGTAATCTCTGTAATGGTTGGCTGGTTTTCAACCAACCCGTTGGTTGATTTTGAGCCAACCACGTTGGTTGATTTTAAGCCAACCCGTTGGTTGATTTTCAACCGACCCCCCATTATGTCAGCAAGCTGTCCAACGTTCAATCGTACATGATGACAGGTCTTTCCCGCGAATAACCAGACGCCGGACTCAACGATCCCTAATTCACGTAACCACACAAGGGCGTACTTGAATTGATTGAGCGACAACCCGGTCTCGGCCATCCAGTCTTCCCGGTGCTTGGCGATCCACAGGCGTTGATCGTGCACCACCCGGAGCTTGGTCACCCCCAGCTTATTCGGCCGACTCCAGAACACAATCTGCGACAGCAAAACACCGGCCGATGCACCGAACATCCGGATGTACTCAGGTCGTACCAGGATCGTCCGGTAGCGCTTGGCCTCGGTCAGCCAAAAGATGTCCTCGTCCATTTCTCACTCTCCCAAATGAGAAAAGCCCGGGTCCCGAAGGACCAGGGCAAGGGGGCTGCAATTGATTGCCGAACTAGTCTTCTAGTTTTTCTTTGACTTCGTACGGCGTTTCCGGCATACGACCGCCGCGCACCGGATGGTAATCCCGGCTCGACTGTCGCGTGTTGTGCGGGCGTTTGAACGCCTCGTCCACCAAGTCCAAGGTGATGGTCGTCACGTTCTGCTGGGCTCTCAGCCGCTTGAGCACTCGCGCCAGCACCTCACGGCTCACGAAACACCGCTGGTACCCCGCGTAGTCCCTCATGTTGTCTTTGTCCGATCGATCCAGGAAATCCACGGCCCCCAGGTCATCGAGGATCGACTCCGAGAACTTCCAGGACTTGAAGTCCGGGTAGCACTTCAGCTTGTAGCTGTCGTCATCGAATTTCCGGATGCACACGCAGTTGTAGGTCTTGGCATCGAACTGCACGGCCACGATCAGGTACGACAACGTGCTGTCGAGTCCATCACGCCACACCGGCTCATTTCGGTGCCCCGCACGCCAGCTTGCAACTTCTTTCTCGGTCATCATCCACACTCCTTGTAAATGCGCCTACGCGCGGTTGAATCAACGCCTGCTCAGGATCTCATTCCGCTCTTGATCCAGCATGCTGGCCACCCAATCCCAATACCCATGATATCCAGGGACTGTAAGACCGGCATACACCGCCTCTTTCCAATCATCTCGGGTATACACCGGATGTCCTATCGAACCGATGCAATACTTGACCATCAACTCAGCGGCAGATAGTTGATAGTCTCCCCTGGGCGAGCACTCGTCATTAGTCATCGTCCGACTCCTGGACGCCGCTGATCTTCGGCTCGTGCCAGATGTCCTTCGGGGGCTCGAACACCACCATGGACTCCGACGGCGCCGACGCCTGAACGATCAACGCCTGTAGTTGCTCGGAGAAGTACTCGGCCGGTACGTCCAGCGTGATGCCCTCTTGTTGGAACTGTCGGGCAATCCACTCACCCACGATATCCGCGACCATGAAATCCGCGCAGATCTTGCTGAAGTCCGGCCCGGCCATCAGCCCGGCCACAATGGGGATCCCGACCTTATCGAAGTACAGCCCGGGCTGCACCTCGCCATTGGCCGCGAGAAACCCACCGGGCATACGGAAATTGAAGTGCTTGGGCGGGGCCGGTAGTTGCCCCAGGGTCGAAAACCTGACGGTGACTTTCTGGGCCTCCAGGCGAATGCTCACACCCCACTGGACATGGCCCTGGGCGGCCACCACGGTATAAACACTGCGTTCGCCTTTGAACGTCGGTCGAGCTATCTGATTCATCTTGCACTCCTTGCAGTAGATGACCGACAGTCTGACACAAACAGATCCGTCTGTCAAGCAGAAAAAACGAGGCTATTCACAGCAATTTGGGTCACGCGGGCACGAACTTAGACCCCTGCACTTCTCAGGATGCCGGCAGAATTGGGGATAGGGCACGGACAACGCAAGCTTATCGCCAATGGTACGGCCAGCCGTATCCGCGCAGTAGCGGCCAAACGAACCCCACTCCGCATCACCTATACCGTGTATAGAGCCAGAATGCGTTGGTCCTCTGGCTATGACGGACAGCACTTCTCGTACGTCCTTAAGTTGTTGTTCAAGATCGTCCTTTTCTTTTTCTCCTCGTGCAGTACGTTTTTCGAATTCCAAGCAACGATCTTTGTCGCGTTTCCACTCGGCGATAAACTTCTGCGTTGTCACTACCATTGCATCAATGTGATGATGCTTGTTGTAGATCGTGCCATCGTAAACAGCTAACTCACGTTGCCATGCTTTCGCATACATATCTGCATCAGCATTTGCATCCTTAGCCCGCTGCTCTGCCCGTTGCCAGTCAACAACAGCATTCCCTTTTTCCGTGGCCAGCAACCGTGCTGAATCCTCCCACTTCTTTCGCTCGATCTCGGCGGCTTCGGCGCGTTGTCTGAGTGATCTACGCTCGGCAACATAAACAGTCGGGAGCCCAGTTCCATCGCATTCTTGGCAATCAATTTCCTGTTCATAGTCATCTGAACCAAGATGCGAGGTCATGACACGCACGGTTCCACAGCCCTTGCACACCGTGCAGAAATCCTTCTCCAACTCCGCCACCCGCGCGCTCAGGTCGGGCGGAGCGGAGTAGACCGGAAATGCTCCGCATAGTTCTTTGACTGCTCCATGAGTTGCATCCCAGATAACTAAATACTTCTGCTCTGCTGGTTGGCCCCAATCTGTGTTCTCGATTAACCACGCCACCGGCTCCTGCGCTGACTGCGGGGAGTACCCCATGATCCGCCATCGACACCGACTAGCGTCCTCGCCCCGGCATTCTTTCGGCAAACACAAACAATACTCATCCGCAGCCCGTAAACCAGCAGTCCAACCTTCAGCAAACACCGCCACCCAAATGGACTTAGCCTTCTCCTCATCAATACCCAGTTTTTCTTTATTAGCTGCATACCATTCATCAACTGAAACCACCGGTTGCGAAGCACCAGCAATTACTGCGGCATGAACAAAACCCGCATCATACAATGGATTGGGCGCTTTCGGAAGATGGGCAAGAACATAGGCTATGCGTTCAAGATCATCTTGTGTCGGCTCAATTGACACCAGTTTCCATTCGCCCATTGGCCGCTTTGCCCTAGCCACAAGCACACAATCAGAGTGATCACCGTCCTCACCTTTACCACAGTATTGGCATTCCATCGTTATTTCCTTGGTTCATCAATCCTGGTGATCGTACCGGTGTTCAAGATGATCCCACAACATGGCGGGCAGACCCACTCACCACCGCTGATCGGGATGGCGTCTTCAGCGTTCAAGATCGTCGCACACCAATCACATGGCCTGGGCCAATCATCACCTCGCAGTACGTGGATCATATCAATCATGGAACACCACCAGGAACTTGGATATAGTAATCGTCAGGCTTGAAATACGCGTCCTTCTGCGCATCAATCCATTTTTGCGCATCAAAAATAGACTCAAAACTTCGAATGTGAAAATGCCGTCCCTCATCTTCCGGAAGGACAGGGCGTCTCATGACATTCACCACCTCAATGTTCATGCTAGGCTCATATCGCCGTCGCAATCACCTTCAGGGCCGTCCAGTTGCCGAACTGCTTCTTCCTCAGCCTCTTTACGATCCCACCCGACGTCCACCAGCCGTTGAACAAACTGTTCGCGTGTCAAGTCGATCATCACCATCTCCCCATGTGGTCTTCTTCAACGACTTCCAACACATCACCAATGGGAATCGCCGTACGTTTGTAC